ATAGGGTTACTTATATTGATTTTCTCTTGAGTGTTTTCTAACTGTTGTATTAAAGCTTTTTCCTCTAACTCTTGTAAAGCAAGTTCAAACTCATACTCTCGACGGTTATCAATGTGCTTGTCGACCACTATTTTATTTTTCATTATCTTCACCCCCTTTGTCTATAATGGTAATAGCAATTTTTGCAACAAGTGCAATTAAACCTATTACTAACCAAGTGCCAATAAATTCACCTAACATTTTTTTACCTCTCTGTTTTGATTTTTTGTTTGCGCTCTCTCTCTTGGAGCATACTCATTGTATCACTTCTTTTTGAACTCCAAGTTTCGAAATTATGAACTTTTTGTAAATCCGACGGGATTTTTCAAATTTTTTTTGTTAACAACTACACAACAATCTCGACATCTTTTGTTCATAATTTATTCATAACTTTTTTAGTTATTTTCGGGAAAAAAATTATTCACAATTTGTTCACAATTCCGCTCACGACATCTCCCTCCTAGAATATTTCTTTTATTTCAAAAAACGAACTTCTAACAACAAAAGAGGGATTTTAACAAATCCCTCTTTGCTTCTCATATTCAATTGAAAATTACGCACACGTATTATAGTTCCTTAAAACGCTCGTTTTCTATTTCTCCTAGACTCTTTCGAATCTCTTCAGGATAATGATGTTTTACGCATTTAAAAATATTCTTTTTACCCATTGGATATAATTCGCCAACATGGCGGAAAAAGAAGCATATAGGCGGCAAATGTGTAACTATATCACTTCCATTTCTAAACATGGTGAAATGTGCCCAGCGCTCTCTTAATTCTTTCTTAACGCGCCAGCCGCCATAGATTCTAGGTCCATCAAATCCAATACCGGTTAACCCCTCTGCGCGCAAGTCTTCTCTATGAAACCACACAGCTTCATGACATAATGCGGCAAGAGCTGCGCCATGACTATAACCAACTACTACAATACGTTTCCACCTATAATCGCCGCTAAATCCTTTCTCGGTTGCGCGCCTAATAACAATATCTTCTATTGTTTTCCAGCACTTTAAGAAGCCTCCATGTACCCTATATTTTATCTTCATATCTTTATAGGGGCGGCGCCAGTAGGCGAAGTTAGCGCACCAATCTAGCTTACCGCGACTTGGCTAGAAAAAGATGTAAAGTGTCTTATCGCTCTCCAAAAATGCATAATTTACTTTGCCCTCTGCCTCTTGGTACTCAATCCAATTATTGCACCAATTAAATAACTATACTAAATTCATGGCGCGCCCACCCTTAGCCGCTTAAGGTAACTGTCTAAGGAAGATATAACCTAGACCGGCGCTCTCTTAAAATAATAATCATCTCTTTTCTCCTTTCATATGATGATACTATTATTATAACAGATTTTTTTATAAAGTCAAGTACTTATTTCATTAACCTCTTGACATAGTAAAAATTTTTTGGTATAATTTATTTAAAGATAGATGAAAGGAGTTTTGAATGGATACATTACAAACTTTAGACGACCTTTTGTCTGATGAGGATTTAGATATTGAAGACTCTTCTGAACAAGAGGAAGAAAATATAGAAGAGAAAATTATCACTGAAGATATTGCGCAAACTATAAAATTAGATTATAAGTTAGCTACCTGCGAAGAGCGCTCGGCGTTGGTTAATAAGATTATAGCCCAAACCCCTGCCGCCTCTTTAACAAATCGTTATTTAGAAATTTTAGGCGATTATATTATGGGAGGTATCACAAAAGAAGAACGTAAATCGCACCTATACCTTACTGACAATAGAATGATTACTGTTGCAAGGCGCGAAACGTCTTTTGAAGGTTTGGCAGAAAAATTTGAAAATGGAGAAGATGGTATTTATAATTTAATGACAAATGATAAAAATATTATCTTTGCACCAAAAAATACAATCACTGAAGAAGATATAGAAAATGTTCCTGGTCTTAAGCAATTGCGCGAGGCTATTATTCAAATTGAAGAGGAGGGGAAACGTGCTATAGGAAAGCGCAAATACCTTCTCAAAAAGCAACTCATAGAAATGCGTAAAGACCAATATATCTTAAAGAATTCATATTAGGCCCCCATGGTTTGCACTCCTTGTGCAAAAGGAGCAAATAAAATTGATTTAAGTGAAAAAAAATATGTAGATGAAAATGGAGATCCACAAAGCACAGGTTTAATTTCTTTTTTTAAACCAGAGCATATTCAAGCAATTTTAAATAATTATAATGCTTTAAAAATAGAGACTAAAGGTAAATATTCTAGTGACTTTTTTTATTTGATGGAAGATTTTGATAAATTATTACATAAGGCATTAGATAATTATCCTATGTATTTTGATATTGTAAAAATGAAAGTAAATGGAAAAACAAATATTGAAATTCAAAAAATGTTAAAAGAAAAACATAATACAAGTTTTACTGTGTAGTACATTTCCAGTCTATGGTGTAAAAAAATTCCTAAAATTATAGCTGAGAAAGAACAGCATGACTTCTTAATCTGGTATTATCGTAATGAACAAAAAGGCCCATGGAAGCGTTGCTCTTGTTGTAAAGAATTTAAACCAGCTAATTCGCGCTTTTTCTCTAAGAATCGCACAAGTAAAGATGGATTTTATAGCATTTGCAAAATGTGCCGCAATAAGAAAAAATAAGGACAAAAATAATTATATATATACGCTTAATTTTATAAATCAATAAAGGCAAGCAAAATATAATTAAGAAAGGAGATTCTAATGGCTAAATATCATTGTAATAAATGCAATAAAGAATTAGAAGAAATTAATTTTTATAAGTATAGAGATGGTAGTTATGTAGAACTTTGTAAAAAATGTTTGACAATGCATGTTGATGTTTTTGATCCTAGCACTTTTACATGGCTATTAGAAAAATTAGACGTTCCTTATATCCCTCAAGAGTGGAACGCAGTAATTGAAAATAAAATGGCGAAAAAGCCAGATAAGCCTATTTCACATTCTGCTGTATTTGGATCTTATTTATCGAAGACTAAATTAAAACAGTGGAAGGATTATTATTGGGCAGATAATGAGCGTATTCAAGAATTATATTATCAACAAAGCGCGCAGGCTTCTGCGGAAAAGGCTGAACTTGATGCGATGTATCAGGAGTAGTTTGAAGCGGGTCAGATTTCAGAAGCATAGTATAAAACTCTTACCTCCCCAAAGGCGCGCAATGATTCTATGATGGCGGCGCTTAGCGCAGGTGGCCCTTATTTAGGAGAAAATAACTCTTTTAATGAGAATGATTTTATTGATGACTCTGCATTACCCGATTTATCTGCGCAAATGACACAAGAAGAAAAGATTACCTATGCAATGAAATGGGGTAAGTTATATAAGCCTAGTGAATGGATAGAGCTTGAAACAGATTATCAAAAGATGAAAAAATCATTTGATATTCAAGATGCAGACTCTGAAAATACATTAATTCTTTTATGTAAAACAAATTTAAAAGCTAACCAAGCTATTGACTGTGGCGATATCGAAGGCTTTTAGAAATTATCAAAAGTATCTGAATCATTGCGTAAATCAGCTAAGTTTACAGCAGCGCAAAATAAAGAACAAAAAGATGATTATGTAGATTCTATTGGATAGCTTATCGCTATTTGCGAAAAAGATGGTTTTATTCCAAGGTTTGCGACAGATATACCTCAAGATAAAGTTGATATGACTTTACGAGATATGAATGAATATGTGCGTAAGCTAGTTACCCAAGATTTAGGCTTTGGACAACAAATTGAAGACTCTTTAAAGAAAATTATGATTCAAAATGAAATGAATCGTGAGGCGGAAGCGCGCCAGGCAGAAGAGGGTGATGACTTTGACCCTTATGCGCCAACGGAACTCGAGGATGAAGATATTGTTGCGCATTATGACAATTTACTAGAGATGAGACAAAAAGATCGAGATTTACTCGAGAAAGAGTGAAGCTATGGCAGTTCAAGATCTAATTAATCTCGCCCTTTGTGGAGACCAGAAAAAAATAGGGTTGTCAAAAGAACGCATTATGAAATAGATACCAATAGTGCGGTAGTATGTTGCCTATTGGCGCGAATATCCTGATATGTTTGTAGAATTCTTATGCGGTCCAGAGAACAAAGAAAATTTTTAGTTATTTTTTTATTAGCGTTTATTTTTACGCGCAGTTATGCGTCATAGATATGCCTATGCAACGTTTCCTCGTGCGTATTCAAAAAGTTTTCTCTCAGTACTTGTATTAATGCTAAGATGTATACTATATCCTGGTAGCCATTTATTCGTTACCACAGGGGGTAAAGAGCAAGCGGCAGGTATTGCTAAAGAAAAATCAGACGAGCTTTGCAAATTAATACCTGGATTAAAGAATGAGCTCGATATGACAAGAGGTAAGACTAAAACAAGTAAAGATAATATTGAATTAATATTTAAAAATGGTTCAAAATTAGATATTATGGCGGCGCGCCAGTCGTCTCGTGGTAAACGTGCTACCGGTGGTCTAATGGAAGAGTGTATTCTTATAGACTAGACCTTGCTGAACGAAGTTATTATTCCTACAATGAACGTAGATCGAAGATTATCAGACGGTTCCCGCGTAGAGGAGGAAACTGTTAACAAGAGTCAGATTTATGTGACGACCGCAGGATGGAAGAATAGCTTTGCTTATGAAAAACTTATAGAGTTGCTAATTCGTCAAATTATTTATCCTGATGAAGCAGTTGTTATGGGTGGAACCTGGCGTATTCCAGTTATGGAAAAATTACTAAAAAAGAGCTTTATTGAAGAACTAAAATTAGACGGAACTTACAATGATGCTTCCTTTAGTCGAGAATATGAATCAGAATGGAGTGGAGATGCTGAAAATGCCTTCTTCTCTGCTGAAAAATTTGATAAGCATCGTCAATTATTACAACCAGAATACGAGTATTCCGGACGTACGTCAAAGAGTGGATATTACGTACTTGGCGTCGATGTGGGTCGTCTTAAGTGTACAACTGAAGTTTGTATTTTCAAAGTCACTCCTTAGGCGCAAGGCGCAGCTTTAAAATCTTTAGTCAATCTCTATTCCTATGAAGCCGAGGACTTTGAAGCACAAGCTATTAAAATTAAAAAGTTATTTTATAAATACAAGGCTCGTATGATCGCAATTGACGCCAATGGACTTGGAGTTGGTTTAATAGACTTCATGACCAAAGGACAAGAGGATCCAGAAACAGGTGAATATTTGCCGCCTTTTGGAGTTGATGGAGGCACATCTGATGAGTTTAATGAGCAGTATAAGAAAGTTAAAGGCGCCGGAGTGGAAGAAAATGCAATGTATTTAATTAAAGCTAATGCGCCTATTAATACAGAAGCTCATACTTACGTACAAACTCAATTGGTTGGAGGTAAAATTAAACTTTTAATTGATGAAACTTAGGCTAAAACAAAATTAATGGCAACAAAGATGGGACAAGAAATGGATGCGTCCAAGCGCGCCGATTATTTAATGCCATTTACACAAACTACAATTTTGCGTGAGTAGCTTTTGAATCTTGTAGAAGATAACGAAGGTACAAATATTATTCTTAAGCAATCATCTCGCGGGATTCCAAAAGATAAGTTTTCTGCTTTTGAATATGGATTATATTATATTAAGCAAGAAGAAGACCGTAGTCGAAAACGTAAAAAGAGAAATATATCAGAGATGATGTTCTTCTCTTGATAAAAATTAGGACAATTTTAAATAAATTATAACTTATAATTTTTATATAACAATAGTAAAGGAGTGAAGAGATATGAAAGCAAGTCGAGGCGAAATTAAAATTTGTGATATTTTAACCGAGGCTGGCGTCTCTTTTACAGAAGAGTATTCATTTTCCGATCTTGTTGGTTATACTAAAACCCCTTTAAGATTTGATTTTGCAGTATTAGACGATGATGGAGAGGTTGATTTTTTAATTGAATATTAGGGTATTCAACATTATGAACCTAAGTCTAAATTTGGCGGAGTGGCTGGATTGCGCCAATAGCAATACTACGATATGTTAAAAAGGGAGTATTGTAAAAAACATAATATTCCCTTGGTTTTAATTCCTTATTATGATGAAGGAAGAATAAACTACGATTATATCTTTAAGGCCGCTGGCTATTGACAAGATTGAAAATTTTGAATATAATATTTAGAGAAAGAAGAGGTGCTTAGTTTGGACGAAAGAATAGAGCAAATTCATAAAAAAGGCTTTAACATGAGCACCCCAAGAAGTATCCCAACAGAAGGGAATGTAATTCCTGAATTAGATTATTCACGAATAAAAATAGGAATTAAGGCGCTTGATGATGCAGTTATAAATCTAGGAGCATATAAAAAACTAAATCCTAATATGACAAAAGAAAGGATTTAGAAGGCAATTGTAACTGGAGATATAGAATTTATGCGTGAAGCATCTAATTTTTATTTTAAAATAAGTGGTATCTATTCAAGACTATGTAAACACTTAGCTAATTTTTATAGATATGATTGGTTTATTACTCCTTATGTTAAAAATGCTACTCCAGAAAAGGTTATTGATGGCTTTAATAAATGGAATGAGTATTTAGATAATTTTGGAGTAAAAGAGAATTTAGGCGATATAGCTTTGAAAGTATTGCGTAATGGATGCTATTATGGATATATTATAAAAACAGACAATGGCGCTTACCTTTAGGAGCTATTACCAAAGTATTGCCGCAGCCGCTTTAGTGTCAAAGGGCGCCCGGCGGTTGAATTTAATATGAAATTCTTTAATGACTATTATAGAGATGAAGATTATCGTATTCAAGTGTTGAAAATGTTCCCTAAGGACTTTCAAAAAGGTTATACTGCTTTTATAAATGGAAAGCTGCCACCTGTTGAGCCGGGGGATACTGCGGGATGGTATCTACTTGATCCAGAATGTGCTATTAAGTTTAATATTAATGGCGAAGATTATCCTCCTTTTATTTCAGTTATTCCACATATTATTGATTTGGATGCTGCGCAAGAGTTGGATAGAAAGAAAATGGCGCAAAAACTTCTAAAAATTATTATTTAGAAAATGCCATTAGACAAAAATGGTGATTTAATATTTGATGTTGAGGAAGCACAAGAGCTTCACAATAATGCAGTTAAAATGTTGGGCAAGGCTATTGGTATTGATGTATTAACGACTTTTGCAGATGTAGAAGTCGCTGACATGGCTGATAAAAATACTGCTACTACTATTGATGAATTAGAAAAGGTTGAAAGAACCGTGTATAATGAGTCAGGTACGGCATAGAATTTATTTAATACTGATGGTAATATTGCTCTTGAAAAAAGTATTCTTGATGACGAAGCTAATTTATATAATCTTATTCTTTAGTTTCAATCATTTTTGAATTAGCTTATTGAAGATAAGAAAAATAAAAAATTGTATTATAAAGTTCAAATATTACCAACTACAATTTATAATTATAAAGATATGTCAAAAATTTATAGAGAGCAAAGCGCGCAAGGAGGTTGTTCTAAGGTTCTTGCAAGTGTTGCACTTGGGCAATCTTATGCTTCAGTAATAGCCACAGCGAAATTTGAAAATGAAATTCTTGATGTATCTAACCTTTTCCAATCGAAATAGTAGAGGGAAGAGGCAAAAGCAAAAATGAAAACAGATAATAACAAAACTACTAATCCTGCAAATAAACAGGAAGAAGTTGTTGTTGAAAAGAAAAAAGTCGGGCGCCAAGAGAAGCCTGATGATCAAAAGTCAGAAAAGACAATTAAAAATCGCGAAGCCATGAGCTGAGGAGAGGAGAAACGGAAATGCACAAATCAGTTGCTACGATAAACTCTCCTGAGTTTATCAATTTAAAACCACTTGATATTAATCCTTTAATGTCTGCATGTGAAATTAAAGTTTTGTATGTTGGCGAAAATCGTAATAGGTCATATATAACCAAGGATGTTGCAACCGAAATGGCTAAGACATTACGAGGTGCGCCTATTGTAGGTTATTATAAAGAAGACATTGGAGACTTTAGAGACCACGGACAAGAAGTTATTATTGATAACGATGGGATTAAATTTAATTGCAAAACTGTTCCTTATGGTTTTGTAGCTCCAGATGCAAAGGTATGGTTTAAAGAATTTGAAGATACTAATGACTTTGGAGAAACTATTTTGAGAGAATATCTTATGACTACAGGATATTTGTGGACTGGCCAATTTGAGGAATGTAAATCTGCTGTTGAGGGCGATGGCAAGCCGCACTCGATGGAATTAGATGAAGCAACCGTTAAAGGACATTGGGAAACAAATACCAAAGGCATGGATTTCTTTATTATAAATGACGCAATTTTTTCAAAACTTTGCATTTTGGGCGACGATGTTGAACCTTGTTTTGAAGGCTCAAGCATAAAAGCACCAAATGTTAGTGCGTCTTTTACGAAAGTAGATGATACTTTCAGACAAACATTATTTACTATGATGCAGGATTTAAAGACTGCATTAGGAGGAGGTCAGCAAATGATAGACGCTATCGTCGATAATGCTGTAGTTGAAGAGCCTATTGTAGCGCCTGCGGCAGAACCTGCTGCGGAACCTATTATCGAGCCTGAAACTCCAGTAGAACCTTCTTTTGCTGCATCACAAGAGCCAGCTGTTGATACACCTGCAGTGGTTGAAGAGCCTGCGGCAGAACCTGTCGTAAATCCTGAAGACCCTGCTCCTGTAGATCCTGAACCGGCGCCCGCGCCTTCAATAGAAGAGCAGTTTACTGCACTTCAGCAGGAACTTGAGGAAGAAAGAACTGCACACTCTGCGCTTGCAGAACAGTATGCGCTACTTCAATCTCAGTATAATACCCTTTCAGCTGAGCACCTAGAACTTGTTGAATTTAAAAGACAAAGTGACGATGCAAAGAAAGACGAAATGATTGGAAAATTCTATATGCTTAGCGATGAAGATAAGGCAGAGGTCTTATTTAATAAAGCTAATTACACTGTAGAAGAAATTGAAGAAAAACTTTCTGTAATTTGTTTCAGAAAAAAGGTCAATTTTGAATTAGAGGATAACTCTAAAAATAATAATAAAGTAGAGCAACCACCTGTGACATTTAATATGTCCAACCCTGGTGCTTCAATGCCTGCTTGGTTACAAGCAGTTGAAAATGCAAAAAATAAATAATTTTAAGGAGGACATATAACATGGCTACTATTAAGCGTGTTGGATTTGGTCAAGTCGAGCCTAATCATCTTTCCGCTCAAAGAAATGGTCAAGTTTACGCTTCTCTTCCTTGCAATAAGGATATTGCAATCCTTGAAAATGGTCAGTTTGTAAAATATGACTATGCAAAGAATGAAGTTAACTTTACTGGCGAAGGCGAGTGGATGCTCGTTATGAATGAAGTCAAGCTTTATGATGACTTCTGGAGAGAGTCTTACAAAGATTTTGCTCTTATTAAAGATAATTATAATAATGGTGTTATGGCGCCTAGAGTTTTAAAGACTATGCCTGGCGACATTTACACAACAAACTGCCTTGAGGACGCTAATACCTCTGGCAAAGCTACTTTCACTGGCACAGAGGAAATTGAGGTTGGCACTGAGCTCAAGATCAATGCTAAAGGTTTCCTTTCTACTAATGGAACTAGCGATATTGTATTCCAAGTTGTAAAAGTTTACACAATGCCTGATGGCCAATAGGGCGTCAAGGTTATGCGTATTAAATAATAAGGGAGGGATATAGTAATGGCATTAGATAGAAATAGTTTATTTACATTAGGTCACCGCGTTGCTGACGCTAATCCTTCTGCTCCCGTTGCTTATTCTTTTGAGGATAAGAGTTATAGCTATGCAGATTTAAATAATGCTTTCCGTGCAGAGCTTAAGGATCTTATTGGTACATATGCTCTTTGGAGAGAGAACCATAATACAGTTTATACTCTTATGGAGGAAATTATCACTGATAAGCTTCCTGCTAAAGTAATGCAACAATATGGCGCATTTGCTGAAGTTAAGACATATCGTCAAGGCGAAAAGCCTGTATTCGTTCAGAGAATTACCGAGGCTTCCAAGAGACGTGCAAAGCAGTTTATTGCAATGCCTGCAGGTCTTGCTGGTCGTTATGAGGTCTTTAAGCTTGATGGACGTAGCTACGAAGTAAAGACTTCTGCAATGGGTGCAGCATGTCAGATCGCTATTGAGGAATTCCTTGATGGTAGAATTGATATGGCTACAGTTCTTGATATTGTTATGGAAGGTATGGATGATAAGATCTATGCTGAAATCGCAAATGTTCTTATCGCTGCTGTTGAGAATATTCAAGATGCTAACAAGGTTCTTGCTGATAGCTTCGTTGAGGCTGAAATGGACGCTCTTCTTGCAGTTGCGGACACTTATGGAAACGGTAGATCGACGATTTATTGTACATTTGAGTTTGCTTCTCAAATGCTTCCTGACAATGCTTGGGATCAAGGAAGAATGTCTGATAGTATGAAGGATGAGTACTGGAGAAATGGTCGTCTTGCAAACTACAAGAACCATCAAGTCATCGTTCTTCGTCAATCTTTTGTTGATGAAACAAATACTGAAAAGGTTATCGATCCTTCATATGCTTGGATTATTCCTGGCGGCGCTGAGAAGCCAATCAAGATCGCTTTCGAAGGTGATACAATGATTAAAGAAGAAGATAATGAAGACTGGTCTAAGAGCATCCACTTCTATAAGAAGGTTGGCGTTGCGGCTATGATCAACAATGATATCTGTGTTTATAAGAACAGATCTCTTAAGAAAACCAGATAATTAAACTTGAACTTTCAGAGGGAAGAGAAGAAGGTGGGTCTTCCTTCCCTCTTAAATTCTAAATGGAGATAAAAGGAGATATAATTATGTTAAATAATACTGATAAAATCAGAGTAGAAAATCGCGCAAATGCGATTGTTTGTTACAGAGTACCAGAATCTAAGGTTATTAGACGTTTTGAGCCAAAAGAAACAAAAGAAATTCCTATGGGCGAATTGCGTCAAGCAGTACAAATCCCAGGTACTTATAATCTAATAGCTAGTGATTTGATTCTGCATAGTAAAGAAGCTGTTGAAGAACTAATTCCAGATGCAGAACCTGAGTATTTTTATGATAAAAATGATGTTCTTTTTCTTCTTGAAAAAGGCACTTTAGATCAACTTAAAGATGCATTAGATTTTGCGCCTGAGGGTGTTATTGATCTAATTAAAGAAGAGGCTGTTCTTACAGAACTTAACGACATGAAGAAAAGAACTGCAATTTTTGAAGCTACTAATTTTAATGTAACTAAAGCAATTGAGCTTAGACATGAAGCGCAAAAGGAAACTAAAGTTGAAACTAAGACCAGACGTGCGGCGCCAATCGGTGAAGCAGAGACTGAAGAAACAACTCAAGCGCCTGTGCGCAGAACGGCTATGCCCAATAAATACACTATTGTAAAGTAATATTAAGGAGGTGTTCGTATGCCAGTAACATCAACACCTTTTTCCGTAGTGCATGATAGATTTTTATCGAAAATAACTGACGATATGTATATGGAAATTACTCCAGAAGAAACCGCCGCAGCATTGAATGAGCTTCTTGATAGCGCAATACCGTGGTTTGAATTTCCTAGGGTTAATTTAAACGATAAAACAAATGAAGTATTTAATGCTTCATTAAGTGATGAAGAAATTAATATTCTTGCTATATATATGATAGTCGAATGGATTGGATATCAATTGGCTAATATTGAATTGATTCGTATGAAGTATAGTGGAAGTGATTTTAAATTTACTTCTCAAGCTAATCATATGCACAAGCTTAAAGATATGCAAAAGGAATATGAAAGAAAAGGATTCCATTTGCAAAGACTTTATAAACGGAGAAAAGCAGATAGTAAAGGTATTATGAAATCTACTTTTGGAAGTATTATGGAATCTTCTTTTAAGGAGGACTAAATATGCTTTTAAAGTATGATTATAATATAGGTAAAGAAGCAATAAAAATTAGTTTTACTCGATTAACTAATTAGATATATAAGCTTCTCCCATTGCGTGAAGAAGGGAGCGATTGGCGCAAACCTTTAATCACAATTATGGAAGAGCTTTAGGGTATGAATAGGTTATTTCTCGATCAATAGCCTAATCTATATAAATTACTTTGTAAATTAGAAGGACTATTTACTCTTGATTCTGAAGAAGATTTTATGACTTATCGTGGAATCATTTTTGAGTGTCTGAGTATTTTAAGTGAATTACAACAATGTCTTTAAATAATTTAAAAACAAGATTACAATATCATGGCGGCGCCAAGTAGATTGATCGAATGACGGAAGATAAGAAAAGAAGTTTGAATAAAGCTTTATTATATTCTTATTAGTCAGCTACTGCAATCCTTGAAGATGGGCGCGAATTTAGATGTCTTATTAATCCAAATAAAATTAGTATGGAAGCAGATGATAAAATGTTATCTATTCCATTTGAAGATATTTGTTTAAATAAAGAAAGGCCAGAAGGAGAAAAAACTTCTGAAGGAAAAGAGATTATTGGAGTTAAAAGTGGAAGTCTTATTCAATGGAAAGAGAATGGAACCTATTGGTTAGTATATTCACAGTATCTCCAAGAAACTGCTTATTTTAGAGGCTTGATGCGCCAATGTGATGCCGAAGTAGAATGGGAAGATGATAATGGTAATAAACATCGTCGTCGAGTATATCTTAAAGGCCCTGATGAAAAAGGTATCGATTGGCAAAAAACTAAGAATTTTATTTTTAACGATTTAAATTATACTGTAGAAATTTATATTTCTAATATATAGGAAACAAATGAGTTCTTTCATAGATTTAAAAAAGTAAAAATTCAAGGAAGACCATTTGAAGTACAAGCAGTCGATGATTTATCAACAGATGGTATCTTGACTGTTTATCTAAAAGAAGACTATACGAATGTCTGGGAAGAGGTTGCGCCCGAGGCTAAAGAAGAAAATGCTGATGCCTTAAAGGGAAATGATGTAACAACTCCCGTAATCGAAGGTCCTACTGAGGTATATCCATACGATATTGTTGAATATAAGGTGCGCAATAGTGCGCCTGGCGCGTGGGTATTGAGTAATCATAGGGCGCAGATTATCGAATCGAATGAGTCTTCTGTTAAAGTTGAAATCACTACAGGTAAAAGTGGTAGTGTTAGTTTAATATATAAAATTGATGGTATTAATGATATTATTCACAATATCGAGATATTGTCATTATGAGATAAAAGGAGTACACTATGAAGAGAGATACAATTGCTAAACCTTTAGAATCATCCTTTCTTTCATGTGAACGTGATACGGAAACTATATTAAAAAAATTATTTATTGATAGCCGCCAGCACAGTAAGATTTTAAAACGATTACTTGTTGTTACAAATAACGATTGCTTAATTGATACGAGTGCAAAATATCAAGATGCTGAAAATATGAGTATTAAATAGCTTATTGATCAAGGATATATTATTACGTCTCCAGTAATAAAGCAAAATGAGCATGAATAGTTAAAGGCGGCATTGGTGATTAGTTTTGACAATTTCTTGCCAAATGGAACTAATCCAGAGTTTAGAGATTGCTCAGTAAATATTGATGTATTATGTCCTCTTGATTGTTGGGATTTAACTGATTATCAACAGCGACCTTTTAAAATTGCGGGTTATGTTGATGGTATTTTAAATAAGGCAAAATTATCTGGAATAGGAGAACTAAATTTCTTGGGCGGCAATGGGCCAATTATAGATGGAAACGTAGGGATGTTTTCTTTAATCTATCGTGCTGTGCATGGAACCGATGATATCCTTCCAGATGATGAATATCATGGCACTGAATAATGAGTTGCTCTTACTCTCTGGAGCAGATATTCCTTTTGTCGAAGGCACGGTAACAATTCATTAGCCTACGATATATGAAATCTCTTTAATTGGAGAGGAAACATTATTTACTGGTTGTGAGTTGTTGAGGTTTTCAAAAGATATGTTAAATTCTGAGGACAAAATTAAATTATCTAATTATACTGATTTTAATATATTAATGTCAATAATGAATGATAAAAGTGGGTCAATGATATTTAATATATCTTGTGCTAAATAGGTGTTAGATTTAATCTTTCCCTTTTATACTGTTGAATTGGCGCCCAATGCGATACTGCTTGTTGACGCTAATGATAAATTTACACAATGCGGTGAAATTAATGATACTAATTTCCTTGTATTTAAAGATGTTCTGACTCAAATGTTTTGTTTGAAAAGGGCATCGTCTACACAAGATTATAATGTGTAGGGTGAGTTAGCGAAGAAAATTGCAGACAAATTTAAACGCAGACAAAAATAGCTTGCCGAACTATCTGCGAAACCAAACAAGATTGCAATTTTTAGTAGATATATTTCAATATTAACAGTTGGAGAGCATAAAGATATGAATTCTTTTATGAAATACACTGTTTATCAATTATTTGATGAGTTTTAGCGCTATGAACTTAAAACGGGATATGATATTTATTTCAAAGCTCGTACGGCTGGCGCTAAAGACATAAAAGAGCCTGAAGATTGGATGAAAGATCTCCATAATGAAGGCGCTTAATAAAAAACTTAAAATATTTTAAGGAGGACAACTCTATGCAATTTGGTATTAGAGAAATATGCGACGTCGTATTTAAGGCTAAAAATGCTGGAAACCTTGGTTCCTTTAAGTATGTTGCAGGACAGCCTGTTCTTTATATTGACAGCGCAAAAACTTCCACAATGGAAGGCGCAGCTACCACTGTTTATGCTCAGGGTGGTAAGGGTAATGCGCGTTTGATCGCTTGGGAAGGTGAGAGAACTCTTACTTTCACGGTTGAAGACGCACTTCTTTCTGAGCTTGGATTTGCTATTCTTTCTGGCGCTGGTCTTTTAAAGGCTGGTGAAAAAGTTGGAGAGAATACTCATGTTGCTCATGTTCATTCTACTTCTAGAACTGTTATTGGTACAGATGGAAAAATCGATCTTAGTGATGTTCTCGGTGAGAATGAAACTATCGATGAAGCTTCTCCTGTTTTTGTTATGCTAATGGAGCATGGTTCGCTTAAGAATATTCTTACTGGTTGCACTATTGCAGAAGATGGTAAATCAATTACTGGACCCATCCAAATGGACGGTGAGACGGCGGTTGAAGCAGATGTCTTTGTTGACTTCTATATTCAAAAGACAGCTGGTGTTACAGAAATGACTATTGATATGGAGAACTTTGCAGGTTATTATTATGTTGAAGCATCTACTCTCTTTAGACGTCAATCTGACGGTAGAGACTTACCTGCTGAGCTTATTTTCCCGAACGTTAAAATTCAATCTAACTTCACATTCTCAATGGCTTCTACTGGTGATCCTTCTACATTTACATTCACAATGGATGCAATGCCTGGATACACTCGTTTTGATCGTTCTAAGAAAGTTCTTTGCGCAATGCAAGTTGTTGACGAAGATACTAGCGATGACAAGGATCCTGATAAAGATTCTGCTGATTTGATAGCAGATGCAGAAAAACTTTATCCTATTGCTTAAGCAGTAAGTAATTAAATAGTATTTAAAAGGCGGTGGGTGGTCCACCGCCTTTTTATTATGAGTAAAAGGAGGTATGTATGAGTAAGCTTGGAGATTATATTCATGTTAGCTGGAAAAATTATCGATTATATGGTACTACTAAACAAGGCCCTAGTAATTTTGATCCTATGATTTTTGCTCATCATAGAACAGAGGTTGCGCGCGAAATTTTAAAAACTAAAGAAATAAATAATATTGCAAAATTAGAATAGCAATACAATAGTGGAGCAAAAAAGTTAAATTCATTTATATCTAATGTTATTGCACATAAAAATGATAATAAAGATTTTTTAACTTAGCTTTTAAGTATTATTAGTAAAAATTATAAATCTATTTCAGATTATATTATAAAAGGATTAAAATGGGATCCTCATAGAGAATGCATTATTTATGATCCTGAAATTACTACTGAAGCATTAAAAGCGGATGAAGTAAATGCGCAAAAAACAATGCAAAATTTTCAACGACAATCTGGTATACATATCGACCCATTGGTAACGCATCTATAGTCAATAAAAAGTAAATTATCAAAATTAAATGAAAGTTCTTTAAAAATTGGATTATTAGCTACTTGTCAAAGTTACATTTTATCTTTGCAACAAGCGAAAGGTGAAGATAGTTTATTAGCAGATTCAATTAGGGTAATTACTCGTGGTAAGGTACAAGGCGGTTTTTTATCAATAGCAGAAGAAACAAAATAGGGGAAAAAAGGTTTTTTAAATGGATTTTTAGCTGATATTTAGAAGCTAACTGCATAGTCATTGAGCGCAATTAGAATTTAGAATAATATTGGAGCAGAATTAGCAGAAATTATGGGTACTGTTATTAGTGAAAATCTTAATAATCTTTCTAGAACTGCGCTGGAAGAATATTTTAAGTCATTCGTTAATTCTAATAAAACTACTATGGGGCGCGCAATGACGAAAGCTTGGACAAAAAAAGTAAATGGAAATATGACGGGCGCAGGTATTGGATCTATTGAATTAAATTTAGATAATATTGATTTAGGAACTTTATTTGATGATAAAAACTCTCATAGAAAAGCTATTCAAAAATATGAGTCTAAAAAAACGGGAGAAATTAGTTACTCAATTGAATCTTTTTCTGATACAGTTTAGCAAAAAGCGGATTTCATTGTTACTTTAAAAGATAATACACAATTTGGAGTGTCTATGAAAAATTATGATATGTCTGATATTTCAGCTATTGAAACAAAAGTTGGAACAAAAATTCCTAATAGCATTGCTTTACAGGATTCTAGTTTAGCTTTATATCTAGGAGCATTAGAATTGAAACACAAACCTGGAAACTTAGGCAATCATTATTTATAGATTTTAAGCCAATAGAGAGGATATGAGAATGGAAAATATGCGGCTGAAATATAGCGAATGCGTACGTAGGCTAATCAAGCTTTATCTTTATATATTTTATGGAGCGCAATGACTGGGCGCGGTCAGGGTAGAGGTTTTAGTAATTAGTTTGCTGATATTTTAGCTATTTATGATAAAGCAGATAAATTTGCTGCTATAACTGGTTTTAGAAGAATTCGTTTATATAGCATGAGAGATATTTTAAAAGATATTATGACTATGACTCAGGATTCTTTTAATTAGGTGGCAATATTTACACCTCGTATTTCTCAAATTCTATTAGATAATAAAAGGGTAGGTGATAAACCTGATTTTGCATTGGCAAAAGAGCGTATTTCTAAATTAGTTATTCATGCAAAATCATAGAATATAGCGGTTTCTTTATCTAAAATATATCTTAATACTATTGCAGGTATTTCTTATAAATAATATTTAAACTTGACTTTTTAAAAATTTTTTCTTATAATATATATGTAAGAACTAAGTAAGAGTAAAAGGAGATTAAAGAATATGAATTATTCTAATTTTAATATTCATCTTAATAAAGATGTAAAAACTATTGAATATAATAATAATACTATTAATATATTATAGTATCTTCCTATTGAAGAAAAAAATAGTATTATTCAACTCGCACTTCAAAATAGTGAAGAAAATGGTATTTATAATGTATTAATGTTAGATATGTATTTTAAACTTTATATTGTATATTCTTATACAGATATTGAATTTACAGAAGATGAAAAAGATAATCCTGTTAAGCTATATGATGAGTTGTATAGCGAGGGATTAATACAAGCAATTATATCGGCGATTCCTATTCATGAATATGAATATCTTTGCGATAACCTTAAACATATGATGGATCTTAAACTTCAATATCGCAATACTATTGCATCTGTAATTAATAATTTTGTAGAGAATCTACCTATTAATGCAAATGCGGCAAAGGACATTATTGAGAAGTTTAATCCTGAGGATTTTCAAGAGGTATTAAAGTTTGCACAAGCTGCAAATGGCAATCGTCCAATTAATTAAGGTCAAAATAAGATAAATTTAATACCCTAACTATTATATATTAGTAGTATAGGGTATTTTATTTTACCTAAAACGAGAAACAAGGAGGATATATAATGGCTAATTAGGAAAGAATTAATTTCTAGGTTGGTTTTAATGTAGATTAGTCTGGTTTAAATTAGTTAAAAACAAGTTTATCTAATTTATAGAATATGAAACCAGCGGACTTAACTAATATTAAAAATTTGGCTGAGGCTAAAAAAGAATTATCTATTATTCAACAAGAGGCTAAGAAAGTATAGAATGCACTTGAAGCTAGTTTTAATCCTACGTTAGGCACGCATAACATTGATATTTTTAAACAAAAATTAATAGAAAATGGTGCTTCTATTTAGGATATAAAAAATAAATTTGCATCTGCGGGTGCCGAAGGTACAACTGCATTTAGAAATTTAGCAACAGCAATTTCATCAACTAAATTACCGCTTCAAGAGACACATAATTTATTGCGCTCTATGGGCACTACATTGATGAATACTATTAAATGGTCTATTGCATCTTCAGCTTTATAGACGATCACTTCTTCTGTTCAATAGGCATGGAATTATACTAAATAGCTAGATAAATCATTAAACAATATTATGCTTGTTACTGATAAAAGCGCAGAGTCAATGGAGAAATTTGCGCGTCAAGCAAATAAAGCGGCTAGGGAATTAGGTAAAAGTACTAAAGATTATGCCAATGCTGCTTTAATATATTACCAACAAGGTTTATCTGAAGAAGAGGTAAGAGCTAGAACAGAAACAACGCTGAAAGTTGCAAATGTTACGAAACAAAGCACAGAAATGGTTTCTGAACAATTAACCGCGGTTTGGAATGGTTATAAGGTATAGGCGCAAGAAGCTGAAGCTTATATCGATAAAATTGCAGTTGTAGCAGCAACAACCGCAGCCGACTTAGAAGAGCTCTCTACTGGTATGTCTAAAGTTGCTTCTGCGGCTAGCAATATGGGAGTTAATATTGATTAGTTAAATGCAATGTTAGCAACTGTTATTTCCGTTACGCGCCAGGCGCCTGAGTCTGTTGGTACAGCATTTAAAACCATTTTTGCTCGTATTAGTGATATTGAAGCGGGCTTAGATGCAGAAGCTACTCTTGGAGAATACACAAAACAAATGTCGCAATTGGGCTTTGATGTTTTAGATGCGAATAATAAACTACGCGATATGGGTAGCGTTGTTGAGGAAATTGGTAGTAAATGGAATACATTGTCGCGTGAACAATAGATTTCATTGGCATAGACAATGGCTGGTACTCGTCAGTATAATAATCTTTTAGCGTTATTTGAAAACTGGAGTATGTATGAGAAGTCTGTACGAGATTCTGCTACTGCAACCGGATTTTTACAAGAACAACAAGAAAAATATTTAGATTCTGTTGAAGCTCATTTAGAACAATTAAGCGCGGCAGGTGAGCGTGTATATGATGCTTTGTTTGATTCAAAAAGTACTAATAATCTTATTGATATTTTAACTGATTTTGTTACATTTTTTGGTAATGCTATTGAATCAATAGGGGGCGGCGGTACTTTATTAATGGCTATTTTACCAGTAATGACTAAATTATTTTCTGGTAGTTTAGCATCTGGCATGGCTACATTTGTTACTAACATTCAAAATGCATAGCAGTCTGCTCAATCGCTGCGTGGATTATTAGAGAATATTAAAGAAATTCGTTTAAATGGGGATACTTTGACTTCTGATTATGATGAAAAAATTAGCGCTTTAAGAGAAAATTTAGTATTATTAAAGCAATAGGGTATTATTACAAATGAAACTTTTAATAATTTAACAGATACTATTAATGCTTTTGCAAATGCAGCTAATGAATACGAGAAATCTATAGAAGCTTATGATCCTACTACAATAGGAGATTAGTATACAAAAATTTTATAGCGTGGCTTTAATATGCCTCCTGCTGGAAGTAAATCCTCTGTCACAGAAGAGTCTGCATAGCTTTATATAAATCGTTTATCTGAATATGCTCGTGAAAATCCATTTTCAAATGAAGATTTTATAAGAATGGAAAATTCAAGTGTTGAATATATGGATGCTTCTGCTGAAAATTCTTATAAGAGATTATATTTTGAGTTAGAGAATGTTTAGGCTGCATATAACGAAACTATAAAACGTGCATAGAATTTAACAAAAATTATTAACAATACATCATGGGATAAATTTAAGCAAGAAGGAAGCCCTGCGGTTAAAAAGTTTAATGACGAACTTCAGCATACGTTAAATGATGTTAATAAAATTTCATAGTCTGGATTACTTTCTGGATAGGACTTAACTCATTTTAATAAATATGCGTCAGTATTAAAAGGATTTAATAAAGATACAAAAATTACTCAAGAATAGTTTGATCAAATATAGACAGCCGTGTCTGAAATTGAGCGTTTAACTAAACGCGCAATGGGCAAGGGCAATACAGAAGCTAAAAAGATGTAGCAATCTTTACGTGAGCTTGGCGCAGCGGGGGTTGAGGCAAAATCTACTATGGATTAGTTTGGTGTGGCTGCTGAAATGGCATTGCGTAAAGCTAACCTTGAAAAGCAAATTAATTCATTTATTCAATTAACATCTAATATTAGTATGGCAATTTCTGCGTTGACAATATTGTCTAATTTAGGTTCTATTTGGAAAAATGAAGATTTAACTGTTGGAGAAAAACTGTTATAGACATTATAGAATACTGTTACTACAATATCATTATTAAGTCCATTGATTACAGGTCTAATTAAATTATATAGTACCCATAATGCTAAACTTGCAGAAAAAAATATTTAGACTGCTCAAGAAATTGCTTTAACACAAATTTTAACAACATTAAAAGATAAAGAAGCTAATGCAGAAACTAAACTGTGGGCAGCCAAATGTTTAGTAGATTTAGCCGGGGATGAAATAAATGATGAACTACGCGAAGAAATTAATAATCATATTTTAAACGGTGAAGCATTAGATAATGAAACTATAGCAATTTTAAAAAATGCTGCTGCTAAAAAAATTGCTAATAATACTGATAATCCTTCTTTTAAAGATACAACGAAAGATATTTTTGATAGTGGGAAAAATAAATTTAAAGATTTTGGTAGTGGATTCAAAGAAGGCTGGAAAGGCACTGATTTAAAAGGCGTTAAAGGATGGAAAGCAGGTGGCGCAGGAGCCAAGGCAGGCGCAGCAAAAGGTGGCGCTGCTGGTATTGGACAAGCTATTGGAGCGGTGGCGCCTTATATTGCAGCATTTGCAGCAGTGGCCGCGATTATTACAGGAACTGCAGCAATCGGCATTGCTGTTTAGAATAAAGAGCAAAAAGCTTTTGAGCAAGCAACAGAAGCTGCAAAAGCTCAATAGGCACAATTACAAGCCACACAACAAGAATGGGATAATTTATAGTCTTCTATTTCAAATCTAGAAAATGCTAAAACTGCTTTAGAAGATTTAACTGAAGGAACGGTTGAATGGAATAAGGCTTTAACAGATATTAATAATCAAGTCTTAGATTTATTAACTAAATATCCTGAATTAGCATCATATATGGAGCGCGATCCTATTACTGGAGAATTATCTATTGATCCAGAAGGCTTAGAGCTAATATAGCAGAAATAGTATGAAGAACTACAACGTGCTACATCTCGTACCTTACTTACAGATATGGCTGCCGATCGCAAGGAATATGAGTATGCTCGTAAAGAATATGTAGAAGGTTCTAGTTTTGGAGGTCAAGCAGGTGCAGATTTAGCAGCGGGAGCAGGTGCCATTGGCGCCACAGCAGGAGCTGGTATTGGCGCAATTTTTGGACCGTTAGGTATGGTTATCGGCGCAGCTATTGGTGGAGTTGGCGGCTTAATTGTTACAGCGATTACGGATGCAAATGAAGATACTAAAGCTCAAAACTTAGAATCTGATGAATCTTATCGCAAAGCTATGGATGCCTATACCGCTGGTAACACAGCTGTTTTTAATTCTTATGAAACATTAGCAAAGGTTTTAGGTAAAACAACGAATGAGTTAACGGATACTGAAAGAGCATTGGTTGATAATACTGCAGAGACTAAGGCTTTAGCTGAAGCTTATCGTGCAAATGAAGCAGGAAAATAGGATAAATATATTGAGCTTGGTAAATCTATATTAGGAGAAGGCTATTCTTTAGGTGAGTATTATGCAGCAGGAGAAAAGGCTGATACAGAATACTAGGCCTCATTAGAATAGGTTAAATCTCAATATGCTGGTTTTGATCAAGCAGACAAAAAAGCAGGAATAGATTATTTAAAAACATTAGGGTTAGATGAGAGTAATTTTGTAGGCACTAAAGGTTCTAATAGATTTTAGTATATCGATGCGGAAGGCAATGAACAAGATATATCGATGACTTAGATATATGCGGCTTTAGCTTCAGATATGGCTTCAGATTTAGCCAAATCGACTAAAGGCATTACGACAATGGCATTGGCGCCAATTGTAAATAAATTTCAAGATGAAACTGCAAAATCTGCTGTATCATTATTAAGATCTGGTAATGCAAATTATGAAAAGTTAAATAAGGCTGCCTTAAAAGAATTAACATCAGTTACATTAACCGCCGAAGAATTAACTAAATTAAGTGAAGCAACTGGTAAATCTGCAGATGATTTATTGAGTGTTCATGAGGCTGCTGTGACGGCAGCTAACGCCTCATGGGATAAAGTAACTTTAGATATGCCTATTCATATGCAAGCTGCTTTTACTACATTAGAAAACTCAATTACAACTGATTTATTAAGTCCTGAGCAGTGGGCTGCATTTAGTGGATATTTTACTGAATTATGGGAGCGCTATGGCGCAGAATCAGCTAATAAATTTGCTGCCGTATTTACTTCTATGGGTGAAGCATCAGATGATGTTATCGTAGCAATATAGGAAATAGATTGGTCTTCTATTGATAATGTTGAAAATGAAATTAAGAGAATTTTTACAGATTTAAATGTTACAGTTCCTAATGATGTTTTTGATGATTTTACGGCACAATGGCGTGCTTTGTGGGGCCAGGCCATTACTCTTGAAGAGCTTCAAGATAGTTATGCTAATTTTCAATCTATTATGCAAAAAGTTGCAAAAGAGAGTAAGATTGCATAGGATGAATATGATAAGTTATCAGATAAACAAAAAGAGTATTTTACCGTTTTAGCTGACGGTACAGCATTATTAATTGGTAATGCTAATGAATTATACTAGCAAGGTAAAAAAGACGAGAGAGAAAAGTTTTTTAATAGTTTAAATATTAGTCAAGGTAATTTACAAAATTATACATAGAAAAATATTGAAGCAAATAAAGCAAGAGATGACCTAAATAACCTTGATAGAGTATCAAAGTTTATTGATGTATCAAATTTAAATATTCCAAACACAATAACAGTTTCAAATATACCTAATTTGACAAGTGGAGAGGCTTCTTTTGATACAATTGTTGCTGCATTTACAGGAAATAAAACTGGAGATCTAACATGGTCTAAAAATTAGACACAAATTATAAATGCAGCTTGGGAAAAAATAAATAATGCTTCAGCATCAGATTTATATTATAATAAGGATAAATTTTTACTTTCTGGAGGTTTTGGCCATTGGGGGTAGAGCCGAGTAAAGGAACAAAATGCCTTACAAGGGTTTAATACTTTATTTTCAGATTATATAGATATATTAATAAAGAAAAAAGTAGCAGCCGGAGATTTAATTGAAAATAAAGATTATGACACTTATGAAAAAGAATATAATGAGCTGCAAGGTAAAATTGAAAGTGAAGTAAGTAACACGACTATAAATGAAGAACAAAGAAAGTATGATGGTGTAATGCATCAGCTGCTTACTACTTATGATTCTGTCACAGAGCTTGAAAATGCATTAATTAATGGAACAGCAATTAAAGATTTTGTAAAGGGAGATATTTATACTGTTACAGAAGACTAGAAAAAATAGGCTATTGAAGCTATTGAACTTCGTACTGTCATTAATTCGTTATAGGGACAAGAAAATGAATTAAATTTAGATAGTTTTAATATTTTTAAAAAGAATTTTTCATCTCAGGAAGAAGCTTTAAAACAGCTAATTTTAGGACATAAAGATTTATCGCATTTAATTACTGATAATACTAATGAACTTGAATATTTATAGAAAGCTTATGAGTCTTTAGGTAAAAGTGAATAGCTTGATAATTTAATAAAATAGTCATCTTTATTGTCAAAAAATATTAATTTAACTCGGTAGTCATTAGGACGTGATGTTCAGCTTGATAAGACAATTATTGAAGCTAATTTACAAAATGTTGCTACAAATATGCAAGCAACTGGCATTAAAGTTGACGCAGCTTTGTTTAGAAAAATGTTTGCTGCAGATGGAACTTTTGATGCGAGTAGTTTAGTAGCGTTAGAAACATATTATGCTGAAAATGTATCAGAAATTATAAATAATCCTATTTTAAAAGAGAGTTGGAATAATTTATTTGAAGCGATAGAAAAATCATAGTCTAATTATGAAGAAAACTATAATGCATGGCTTGATAGTATTTATAATTCATTTGATAAAAATCTTGAAGTATTAGAAATAAAACTAGAATTAGCTTTTGATAAAACAGATTTTGAAAGAGCTTATAATGATTATATTAAAACTATTTATGATGATGATTATGTAAAAATAGGAGAAGTTTTATTAGGAGATATTAATACTTATGCAGATGATATTAACAATATTAACGAAGCAATTAAGGGCCTCAATGAGGGATTAATAATTTCAGAGGAGACTTTTGAGAAATTTTCATAGCTACCTGCTGAAATTACTTAGGCTACTTATGATGCTATGGATGACAGTGCCAAAAAGTTTTATGATGAAGATACCTTAAAACTTCGTACAGACATTTATACGTTAAAAGGTGCTGAAGAGAAAAAATAGGAACTTTTAAACCAGTTAATGGAAAAAGGTCTGTCCCTTGAAGAGGCGCGCGCCGCAGTTTATGACCATATTAATTCGTACTTAGATGATGTATCTAGTGCATATGAAACTTATATTGGATACCTTGAAGATATTTCAGAGATATTGGAACAATAGGTTTCTTTAAATGAATTACTTTATGGAGATAAAGCATTTAAATATTTAGATGGTTATTATAAATCTGCTTTAAGCAATCAAACGAAAATAACAGAAAAGCGTAGAGAAGATTATGAGACTTAGCTTAAAGAATATGAATTAGTAAAAGATAGCGAAGAATTGAGCCCAGAATAGGCTGAAAGATATTTAACTGCTCGCTCTAATTATTTAAGTGAATTGGTTAATAAAGCTACTCTTATTACTGAACAATTTGCAAATGATGTCAAAGTAACCATTGCAAACTTTGAAGAAGAGGTATTTGGTAATACTGTTGCATCTCTTAAAGAAGAGTGGGAATGGTTCAAAGATATGAGTGATGATTATCTGGATTAGATTGATGCTGGCTATGGTATTGATGCTATTGAAATAGCTTTTGAAAAGGCATTATAGTCTACTAAATTATCTGTTAATGCGCAACAAAAACTAAATGATTTAAGAAATCTTGAATTAAAGGCTTTGCGCAAAAAGGATAAATTAACTCAATATGATTTAGATAGGGCGCAAAAGCGTTTAGACTTATTACAAGCAGAAATTGCTCTTCAAGAAGCTCAAGAAAACAAAACTCAAATGCGCCTAATGCGCGGAGCAGATGGTACTTATAGTTATCAATATGTTGCTGATTAGAGTAAAATTTTAGAATAGCAAGAAGCTTTAAATAAGGCGCAATAGGAACTAGTTAACTTAGACGAGGAAGAGTTGAAAAAGACTTTGGACAATGTAGCTTCTCTTTGGGAAGATTGGCAATAGACTGTCTCTGAAAAGATTACTAGTGGCGAATGGGATAAGGAAGAAGATGCTCAAGAGTATACAGATAAATAGTTAGCGCGATTTAAAGATAGTTAGCTTCGAACAAAAGAGTTACTCGATAAGCTTGGCTGGAGTGCAGAAGATGCATAGATTAATTTAGGTTTAGATTATGAGTTAAGTGAAATTTTTACCTGGTTATAGTCAGATTGGGCCGAAAGTATGACCACTGCAGAAAGTACTTTTGCAGATAAGTCGCAAGAGATTATAGCTGAAATTTTTGCATCTAAAAAAGAAGCCGATGAACAACTAAATAATATAAATATGGCTTTTAAAGGTATTTCGGATAATTTATTATCTGACACAGATGGTATTTTATCAAAATAGGAATAGGTTATTGAAAAATTAGAGGCAATACGTAAGGGTATATTAGGAGACGGAGAAGAAAAAACTGAAAGTCTACTATCTAGTATAAAAGGGTTAGAAGGTGCAATTTCAGAATACACTGGTACAATCGCTCAGACGGTTCAAGGGGCTATTAATAATGGATTAGGACTTTAGGGCGGTGGATCTCCTGATACCAATCTTAGTCTTAGTAAAAGTGATATTGAAGATGCTCAATATTTTCTTAATAATAAAGGATTTACAGTTACAGATACAGTATCGACTTCTGGTGGTGCAAAACCTGGAGACACTAGCTTAACAATAACTGGAGAATTGGACTCAGGTACCGAAGAAGCGATTAAAGAGTATTAGCTCCGAATGGGATTAGCTCCTACTGGTAAATTAGACGCTCAAACTTGGGAGGCAATGAAGAAAGATCCAGAATGGGAAAAATCCAGTGGAATTAATGATGCAGGTTCCGATCATCTTGATTTTATTGACAATGAATAGAATATAAAAGATTTGGCGCGTACTTTAACTGAGATGGGTCATGGTTTGTTTTACGAGGATTTAACAACATATACGGGCGCTCTTAGAGACATGGTGGCAAAGATTCAAGAAAGAGCTGGTTTACCTGTCACTGGTTTAATGGATAAAAATACCTAGTAGTTAATTGAAAGAATAGGCTCTTATTAGACTGCTACTAGATTAAAATAGTATAATGAAATGTTTAATAAGAATTATTCATCATGGGCAGCTCTCAATCAAAGTGGAGATTTATCTAAAAACATAACGCAAAACCAAAACTCAAATGATAGAAGTGGAGTATATTTAGATAATGCTGAAGAGGTTCTCAATTTTACAGAACTTTATAATAATTATAGACGATTATCTAAGTTTGATACTGGTGGTTACACAGGAGACTGGGGCGCCGAGGGCCGACTTGCGATGCTTCATGAGAAAGAAATAGTTCTCAATAAACAAGACTCTTCGAATTTCCTTGATGCACTTGATATTCTCCGCACTTTAAATCTTTCGATGGTTGATTAGATGGCGAATTACAATTTTGGTTTTACGCATTCTCAAGCGGCATGGGAAGCGCTTAATAGTTCGACTATTGAATAGATTGTTAATATTAATGCGGAGTTCCCGAATGCTACTGACAAGGACGAAATTAAAGAAGCTTTTGAAGACTTGGTTAATTTAGCATTGTAGTATACAGGTAAGAATTCTCGAGTTAAATAAAATAAGGCGGCTAAGGGCAACTTTAGCCGCCTTTGGGCATTTCTATTTAATTTATTTATTATAATTTTTATATTTTTAGAAGAGAAAAAAGGAGGTATAATAATTTATGAGTAATAAATATGCTGATAATTTATTTCAAGCTATTGAAAAAATAGCCAATACTAATTCAACTTGGAGAGTTGTTACTGGTGAAATCGTAAATTGCACTGCATATATTGATGGACAATACGTTTATAAAGTGCGGTATGAAGGAAATATAAGAACCGTTAATACTCCTTTGAGTTTGGCAGAAGGCGATTTAGTTAGACTAGGAGTAGATAATACTAATACAATAAGCGGAGAGCAATGTTTTATTTTAGAGAAAATTATTTCTAATACATTGACAGAAACTCAAAAAATATCAAAATCATATACTAGAAAAGGAACTGTGCTTTCTATTGATGAAGAATTTGATTATTCCCCGCAAGAATTAGTATTATATGATATAGAGGTGCCTGATGATTCGATTATTTCTAAAGAAGAAATAAATAATTTAAATGTTAGTTTAAACGAAGAAGATTTTGACCATATAGTTTTAAGTTTAAATTATACTTCGGCAATAGCTTCTACGAAAAATAGAGCATTGGTGGTTACTATAAAAGATGACTCAAAGCCCGCGAAAGAGATTCTAATAACTCTATCATTTTTATAGACTTCTTTAATTCAAAAAGAAGTTGCTTAGGTTAGTGAATTTATAAAAACAGAAGGTAGAATCTATACTATTACCAAAGTTGTGTTAAAGGGTCTTGAGGAAGGAGACAAAGTATCTAATATCAACATTTATTGCGCCAAAAAGAAAGAAACTTCTGATTTGTTTGAGGTTATTATCAAGGCGCGTGATGGGTTAACTTTTGTCTAGAATGATGTTGATTCAATCTAGGTCAGCGCCTATTTATAGTTTAAAGATGCAGGTTTTAGCTAGGCTTTTGATAATAGTAATGTAACGTATGCACTTTATGCATATAATGGTGCAGACACTTGGATTCAAAAAATAGCTCCAGGTACAGAAACTACATTTAGTATTCAACGCGATTGGATTTTTAATCAAACAAGAAAATTTAAAGTTGTTATTAGATACAATGGAGAGGATTTCGAAAAAGAGTTTACTGTTCGTAATTTAGCGGCGTCAAAGATTGACGTTATTGTTAGCTCTTCTCAATAGAATAAGGATTATTATCTTGATGATAATGTTATATTAATAGGTAGTCCTGGAGAGGGTTATACTTACTCTTGGTATAAAGCCGATACATTAGGTGGAGAATGGAGCGAATAGTTTGGTAAGACGGATGCTTCACTTATAGTTCAGAATGCAGATATTGTGGATCAAGATGAGTATTTATTTGTCGTTTATAAGAATGTTGAATATGTGGGTGAAGCTTCGATATCAGTCTTTAACAAGTAGGCGCTTGAAAAAAGTATGATTTCTTTTAGTATTTAGTATTTATCTTCAAAAAAAGAGCCTAAAGAAGATACTGACGGTTGGCAAAATGAAATGCCAGAAAAAGAAAATGATAAATATATTTGGCAAAAAATAGAGCGAATTTATATTAACGGATTAAAGTTGGTTTCTATTATTAATATAAGTGGCGCAGACGGAACACCTGGCGCGCCGGCGATTTCAATACAATCTAATGTTGAGACTTTAACTTTTATTAAGTCAAGCATTGGCAATATAAGTCCTGCCTCAATAGGCTCTATTATAATTACAGTCAATAAAGGCGGGGTTGCAGATACAGTCACAAATTATTTTTGTAAATGGTATAAAGGTACTGATTCTAATATAATAAATTCTAATTTATCTTCTAATAAGAATATTGAAAATGGTATATTTACTTTGGATATTGAAAATATGGCTATTGGATAGGTTGTTTATAAAGTTGAGGTTTATCAAGGTGAAACCACCGCTACAGATCCTCCATTGATAGGAACTAAAACTATTACAATAATTTGTAATGCAGCTCAAGTTAGTTATACTTTAGTTCCTGATAAGAAATAGATTACTATTACTTCTGAAATGCTAATTGATTCGTCTAAACTTCCAAAAGTGCGTTTAGACGTTTATAAAAATGAAGCCGGAATATCAACTCCTATTTTAATACAAGATATCAATAACTCAAAGATAGCGCCTAGTATCGAAATAAATGGTAGTAGAACAATAACATCATTAGTCGAGGGTGAAACAGACTAGACTAAAATACGTTATTTTCAATACTCTATTACAGAAAATGATTTGAAAACTGCCGAAAATATAATCTTTACTTTAAAAGTAGCTGACCAATTAAATACAACTGCTAAAGAATGGGATACCGAAACTTTAAGTTTTATTATTACAGTTGATAAAATAGAGCCATAGTACGCAGGAACTTTAACTTCAGCTTAGCCGGATATAGAATCAGATGCTATTGAGAACAGTGAGACAGAAAAGAGTTTAGTTCCAGGTGGTTGGTCTACATCTCTTGATAAAGTCGTTCAACTTTCAGGTATTTTATATATTTGGTATCGAGAAAAAATATATTTTAGTAATGGAACATATGATTTTACCGATCCAAGAGTTGATAGTTCTGAAATGGCTTTAAGAGACTGGGCAGTAAGTGAAAATAAAACTTTAATTGATGGTTCAAAAATTTATACTGGATCCATTAGCGCTGATAAAATAAATGTTGATAATCTTAATGCGCTTGCCGCCGAAATTGGCGGTTGGAGTATAAATGACTATGGCATTTACAAAGACGATGGAGATAGTAAATCAGCAATGGTTTCTACCTCTGGAGAATAGCGTTTTGCTTCTGGAGGTACTATAGCTTGGGAAAATATTATAAGTGGAATAGAGTGGGATAGCGATAGGGAAAATGTTATTATTACAACAGACGATACTCATAAATTTAAATTTTCTTTTAGATTTAAAGGTAGACCATATTCAATGCCTTATGAAGGTAAAATTGGAGAATAGGTGTTTTCTTATACTAATTTTCAAACTTGGTTATCTAACGTGTTTAATCCATAGTTAACACTATATTATAAATAGATTAATATTAATAATGGTGAACAAGAAGCTTCTTGGTAGTTATTAAATAAAAATGTATATAGCTTTGAATGGAAAGAGCCAAAACAAAATAAAATTGAATGCACTGGTTAGATAAATAATACAGCTGGTTTAAGCGGCGGTCTGATTTTAAAAGTAGTAGTCATATATAAGAATTATGATTTCTCTGGAATGACAAAGCCTACGTATGAAGTAACAGCAGATGGTAGTATGTCAGCAAAGTTAGGCTATATTGGTGGTTGGAAAATTGATGAAAATAGTATTAGTGTTGAGAATGAGAGTTTCTCCCTTATATCAGACGATAGTAGTATGGGAATATCACTTTTAGGTGGAGGAAACTCACCGCACCGTATAGTTGTAGGCGGAAGCGGTGGAGGTGGCAGCGGTGATGGTGATAATAGCGGTGGCGATGATAATGGTGGTAGTGGAGATTCTACTACTATAACAGTTTTAGTTTCGAAAGAGAAAAGCATAACTCTGTCAGCTTAGAAGACTGAAGCAAAACAATTTTTACATGAAGGTGTAGATAGTACGTTTATATTAAACTCAATAGAAGGAGAAGGGGGTTCTTATATTACTTCTATTGAATATAATCCTGATACTAAGTAGATTACTGTCTATTATAGTAATCCAACCTCTTCAGATGCTTAGATAACTATTGGATATACTGTTCATACTTATTAGACTATACCAAATACAACTACGAGTAGTGCTAATTTAACTGCAAGTAGTAGTACTAGCTCAAGCAACTATACTTTTTAGTTATTAGCAGACGGTAGCCTGTATGCGAGCGCCGTAGATATTAAAGGTACTATTACTACAGAAAATGGATATATTGGTGGTTGGAATATCGGTCCAAATGGATTATACAGTCCCAAATTAGCATCTGGCTCAATATTTAGTTTAAATAGTACTGGCATTGGTAGTTATGATTATCCTTTATTATAGTTACTTAGCTCTTTTAATATTCCTTCAGATATTAAAGATAGCATAAAATTAGAAGATTTGGGAGTACTTATAGAAAAGGAAGAATATATGTTAAAAGCATCAGCAAGATTTTCGTTCAATGGTCTTTCGGTAGACGAGTTTAATGCGCAGTATGGTTACAATTTTACAGTTAGTATACGTAATGAAGGAGATTTTTAGTATATAACATTTACATATGGAGCGGAACTAAATGTTAAAACAGTAAAAATTGACATATTTGTTGATAATGTTTTTTCTACTTATTCTTTTGCCGTACTTCCTCGACATTTATATTATTCTACTGGAAATTTATCTGGTGACATCTACTATGGTGACTGGATTATATTCGATGGCTTATATTTTCAAAACGGTTCTGACAATGGCGCGACTCCCTTTGGTACAAGTTTAAAATATATTGAAAGTGGTTATCCAACCATATTTTCTACAGCTACTGCTTTAAAAGAAGATCCTAACAGTGGAAATATAATAATATAGCCAGGGGAATATTTTACAGTTATTCTTAATCAAACAGTTTATTCTTCATGGTCATGGACGCTTATTAAAAGGAAAGCTGATGAAAAGACAGTTTTTTTACTTACAGGTTCAAATGGCGATCCTCTTGCCTTTTTAGACTATAATGGTAATTTATTTGCTCAAACTGTAAATTCAACAGGTAGTGACTAGAGAATAAAAAATTCGATTCAAGCTATTCCTTTTTAGTACGAAGAAGCTTATGATAATTTTGAACCTGTTATTTATAAATATAATGATGGAACCTCAGACAGATATCATACTGGTTTTATTGCACAACCAATGGCACAGGCGATCGAAGATGCAGGCTTAACATTGCAAGATTTTGCTGCAGTATGCAAGCCAGCCTATGACGGTGGTACTTGGGGTATTCGTTATGGAGAAATTGTTTCGCTGAATACATGGCAAATTCAAAAAGCTAAAAAACGTATCACGGCACTTGAACAAGAAGTTTAGAATTTAAAAGATATAATTACTTCATTGGTTAAATAACCAATGAAGTAATTATCTGAAAGGAGAATTAATAATGGCTTTACAAAAACCAATAATTTAGCAGAATGGAGTAGTAACGCACTATCATCGTATTAGTAATTTGCATTTAAGCTCATAGGAAGAAAAACAGCATATTTTTTCTGTAGTTGTTGATTCCTATCTCTCAGAAGAGTCGCGTCGAGCAGATATTCATGATATATATGCAAGTGCTAGTTTTATTATTTAGGCTGAATGGTATGAAGTTGACCATTATGGCGCCTTAATTCTCATTTATCAAAAGTTAAAAGAACTTAAATTCTTTGAAGGCGCTACAGATTGCTGATTAAAATTCTTATCAAAATGATTTAATCGAATTATTTTAGTTTTTATATATTTATAGACAAAGAGAGAAATAATTTATTTCTCTCTTTGAATTTTAAGATAGGAGGTTATTGAATATGGTTATTCAACAAAATTGTAATTTTATTGAAAATGCCAGTGCTCCTATTGTATCAAAAACATTTTCTAATGCGGCAAGCGACACCTTAACGCTGCAAATAAGTGGCGCTAATGGTAAGTATTATCTTGAAGGACGCAATAATTCTATGGGTGACTGGTTTGCGCTCGCAGGTATTAGCTTAAGTGACTTCTCTGCCCACCGAGGAGTGTTTACAAAAGCTGGTATCTATGAGATTGGCGTAGTCGGTATTCGTGAAGTACGCGTACGAATAGAATCAGTAGAAGGAAATGTTTCTATTTTTGGACAAATGATAAGCACGGAGGAGACGTAAGATGGCGATAGATATTATTGCAAGAGGTCTTGCGACTTCGCTTATTGGTTCAGATGGACGAATTTCTTCAGATAAACTACCTGTGATGGGCGCAGTCCCAGAAGGCGCGACATTTTATCCAGTTGGCGCCATTACGGACCCTAAGCAGCTTGAAGGCAAAACATCTGAAGAGATTCTTTTAATGATGCTTTACGGCGTAGTAAGTCCCACCCTTACGAATCCTAGTTTAGCAGTTGAAGTTACCTCAGGATTAACAGCTGTTGCTGGAAAACCCGTTACTATTAATGGAACTCTAGTTTTTGATCGAGGCGCAATATCGCCTGCCTATGGTACCTCAGGGTATCGCGCGGGCGCCCCATTATCATATACAATAAATGATATTGAAGTCCCTTCTGCTACTTTCACCATTGATTTAATACCTATTGCAGGTGAAAATATAATAAACTGCACTGTTTATTATGCAGAAGGAGAACAGCCATTAAACAGTATTGGATAGCCTTTTGATTTACCTTTATCTGCAGGTTATTTAACGACAAGCTTTACTATTGTCGGTACCCATCAAATATATACTGCTGATGGTAAAGAGTTAGATTTTACTTGGTTTGAAGATGAAAATGGCGCCGGATACGAAGTTGAATTATTAATAGAAACAGGAAATACAAAGCAATCTTTTGCAGTTAATGCTAATTTAAAAGTTATTGGTATTAAACAATTTGAGACAATGACTCAAACATGGCAATGGATTGGAGGTAGTCCTGAAGCATCATTAGCTACTTTTGATACATCTTTAATTGAAGGAGACTCCTTAGATTAGTCTGATGACTATATGGTATATACTCATAATGGTTCTAAGACTGGTAATAGAGAATTGCGTATTTACGTAGAGTGAAAGGGGTATAGATAAGATATGGCAAGAGAAAAAGGTACATTTCTAGTCTCAGCTAATTATGAGCCGCAAAAAGCTGCCCCATTCGATGCGCGGGCTTTGGTTGAAACTAAAGCAGATTTATTTGCGGCAAATACATGGGCTATAAATAACGAATTGTGGATTTATAAAGGTATGATAGTTGCAGTTGCAACTGACATTGAGCCTAAAAACAATGGTATTTATATGCTCTTAGACGATGTAAATTATTTTAATGAAGATGCTTGGCTTAAAATGTCTGACTCAACCATGGACGGCGAGTCTGCTGGTGAGGTTCTAGGTCAATTAAATTCTTATAAAGAGACTAACGATGCGGTAGTTGCTGCTATCAATGGTAAGATTGGAACTCCTGGTGAGGGACAAAATGATGAAGGCGATACGCTTTATAGCTTAATTGCAGAAGCGCAAACTCAGGCTAATAAAGGTGTTGCCGATGCGAAGACAGCGAATGACGCAATTGCAGCGTTAACCAATGGCGCAATTGCTACTAATACATCTGACATTAGCGCAATTAAAGGTAGACTTACTACTCTTGAGACAGAAGTTCTTCCTATTATCAATAAGCATAGTGATATTCTTGCAGGCATTGGCGGCGATGGTGAAAAAGCAACAGTTAAGGCATATGTTGATGATGCTATTGCAGCAATTCCTACTTATGAACTTCCTGCAGCTACTGCTGAAACTCTTGGTGGAGTTAAGTCTGCGGCTGATGTTGACGGGAAAGCAGTTACAAATGCAGTTTATGTTGATGCAACTAGCAATGTTGGTAGTGTAAAAACTATAAGCACAGATATATTAGTCCAAGGGGTCGAAGAGCTTATTCTTAATGGCGGTAGCGCCAAGGCTTAATTATAAGCCACTTAATATATAAAATATAAGACGCCTTAGGGTGACCTTTGGCGCCGATTAAATAAATTCATAATTTAAAGGAGATTTTAAAATTATGGCGAAACAAATTAATACTCGTATCATGCTTAAGCATGATAGCTTAACTAATTGGAATGAATCCTCTATAGTTCTTAAGCCAGGTGAAGTTGGTATAGCATATGTAGATGTTACAACCACTGATGCCAAGGGCAATATTATTCATGTTCCTACTGCTCTTTTAAAAGTAGGTGAAAATGTAGAGAATTCTACCAAAACTTTTAAAGAGCTTCCCTTTATGTCTGCTATTGCAGCTGATGTTTATGCATGGGCAAAGAAGAGCGGAATTGAAGTAGTAGACGAAGGAGAGGGAGAGGTTCTTTCTGATGTAACTTGGGAGAATGACAAACTCGTTCTTCATAGATTAGATGTTGTAACTCCAGCAGAACTTACAACGGCTCTTGGAAGTTACTATACAAAAGATGAAATTGATGGCAAGATTGAGGAAATCAGTCAGTCTATTTCGGACCTTGACGTATCTGCTCTTGAAGGTAGAGTTGATGCAGTAGAGACTGCTGTCGAAACAACACTCCCTGGTCAAATCAGCGCAGTAGATGCAAAATTTGCAAGCTATACAACAACAGCTGCGCAACAAGCAATTGATGCGGAACAGGATCGTAGACTTGGCGTTATCGAGGGTGATTATGTAAAATCTGCTGATATTGCCAACTTTGAAACAAAAGAGAATGTTCAGAAGGTTGCAAACGATCTTGCAGGATATCAAACTTCTAATGACGCAGCTCTTGCAGCAGTAAAAGCAACAGCTGATGCGGCTGCAGTTAAGACTGAGGTTGAGACAGCTCTTGCTGATAGATATACTAAAACCGAGGCAGATGCTGCTTTTGATGCAAAAGGCAGTGCTGATCAAGCATTAACCGATGCTAAGGACTATACTGATACCCAAATTCAAGCTATCATGGGTGGAGAAGTCGATGAAGCTTATAACTCTTTCTTAGAGATTCAGAATTTCTTAAAGGCTGATGAAACTGCTACTGCTCAGCTTGTTGAAAAGGTAAATGCGAATGAGGCGGCCGCAGCTGCAGCTCAGGCAAAGGCTGATGCTGCACTTCCTACAGCTACCGCGGAGGCAGATTACTTAAAGAAAACAGATGCATCTACCATTTACGAGCCTATTGGTGCACAAGCTGCTGCAGAGGCTACTGCTAAAGGTTATACCGATACAGAGATTGCAAAGCTTAGCAATGTTTATGATGCTAAGGGTGCTGCTGCTGATGCACAGGCGGCTGCTATCGCAGATGCTGCGGGCAAGTATGAGACAAAAGGTACTGCTCAAGGTATTGTTGACGCTTTAAACCTTGCTCAAACTTATGAGCCTATTGGCGCAGAAGGTAGAGCTATTGCTGCGGCAAAGACTGAAACTGAGAACCAGATTGCAGCTCTTGGTATTGAAGATTATGCAAAGAGCGCAGATGTGGCTACTACATATCGCGCAAAGGCAGATAAGATTACTTCTGATGATCTCTCTGACGAAGTTTTCATCTTTAATTGCGGAACAGCATCTACTGTTATATAATAAATTAAACAGATATTTGAAAGGCGCTAATAGTTAGCGCCTTTCTTTTTTTGGTCATTTTAAGTTAATCTCATTTAATGAATTTTAATATATAATTAGAGAATTACTGGGAAAGGAGGAATTCCTACATGGCTGAATTAATTGGAACATTTGGTGCTGGTACTGTAATTATTATTTTATTAATTGCGATTCCAGCCATTGTTAATTTTATCTCTTGGTGTAAAAAAATATGGTCTACAAGAGAGAAGTTTAAAGAAGAAAATATCCAAAAAGGTAAAAAGATAGAAGCGGAAACTGAGCAAAAAGAGGCGCGTCTCGTGAAGCATGAAGACAGAATTAAGTTATTAGAAGATAACTTAATTGAAATGAAAAAAATTAATGAAGCGCAAAGTAAAGAGTTAACTCGTTTGCGTAAATCTGATAGATTAGCAATCAAAACATGGATAAAAGAATAGCATGAAAAGTGGATTAGATTAGGATGTATTGATAACTACACTTTAGATTTACTTGAAGAAAGATATGCTATTTATAAAGAAGAAGGCGGCAACAGTTGGGCTAAGAAGCTTATGGACGAGCTTCGCGCCCTTCCCACAGTAACCGTAGTTGCTATATCAGATATTCATGAATAGGAATAAGATATATGGAGATAAAAGGAGAAAAAGATTATGGCAACACAAACACTTTATCCACCTATTATTGATACTGCAAAAGGAACAGTTTTCACTAATTAGGGTATAACTGTTTATTTTAATTTAATAAACAAAATAATCTCTAACAAAGATAAAATTTTAATAAAACAAGAAGACATTGAAACTGGCAACATAGATTGGCAACTTTTAACCAGTTCTAATAATAGTATTAAAGCTAATTATATAGATGGTTTTAAAGATATACTTATTTATCTATATTTAATAGACACTTCTGTTTCTACTACTCCTGTAGAAGGATGGAAGGATTGGTTAAAAAATACTAATAATAAATCTTTACACTCAGAAGCGAGTACTGGAGTGAGATTTAATTATTTGACTCAAATTCCTAGTTTAGATATAAGTTGGACGAATATTGGTCGTAATAATACAATATCTATAACAGGACAAGATAGTTTATCTGAGGAAGATTTTATTACTTATTTTGCATTTACTTGTGCGGGAAAAACTTAGGAATTTTATTCTTCTCTACCTACAGATTTTAAGTTTATTTTATCATATAATTTAGTTGGAACCGCTATTAATTATCAATATACTTATAAAACTTTTAAAGGATATGTATATTCTGGATCTGGCTTAAGAGAATGGACGGCATCAAACGAATCTTTGGCGCCCATTACTTATTCTTTTGAAAAAGAATATAGTATTAAAATATCTAATCCTAATGGTTATGAGATATATAAGAAAATAGACGAACAAGAACACAGTTTAGGCACTGATACTGATATAACCGATTATCTTTTAGAAGGTTCTCATGATGTTTATTACTATAATAACCCTGATGCCTCTGTTATAAATGAACCTCATATCGTGATAAATAAAGTCTTTGATGATATGTTTTTATTGTCTAAAAATAAAACATTACGTATTAGATTTAATCCAGATATATCTAGCTATAAACGCAACGTAGCAGATGTAATCACTGCCACATTAGGGGGCGCCTATCCATTTGTAAGACGCAACGGCGCACAAAAATATCGCACTTTTACTATTAATGGTATGATTTCCTACGAAGGCGAAGATTTAACTGATGATAGATCTTTACTTAATGAAATTACATTATTATCCGATGATTCATATGATAATCATGTAATTAATGAACGTAAATATCGCGATAAGGTTTTAGACTTTCTTTATACACCAGATATTAAATTGTTTAAATCAACTCAAGAGGGTAATATTTTTGTTTATTTATCTAACATTTCATTGACCCCTGAGAAGACGCTTTGGCGCTCAATTTACTCCTTTTCTTGCACTGCGACAGAAGTTGCTCCTTAGTATGACATGTTTAAGTTGGAGTCAATAGGAGGTTGATTATGGCAAAATATAGCTACTTATCTAATCCTTAGATATTAAGATATGTTGATAATTTAATAGTAAAAGAACAATATGTTAAAATTATTTTATTCAACATGAATGACGAACCTCTTGAATCTATTGAAGGGTTTGCCACTACCGGTAGTATTTCAGTAAATGGTTAGTCTTCAATGCGTAGAACTGGCTCTTTAACAATGTTAACTTATACGGATAAAGATATTTGTAAAAATCCTAATTTTATAATGAATAAAGTAACTGATATTAATAATAAATTATCAATGAATAAAAAGATTGAAATTGAAGTTGGTATTAAAAATACTGGCGCATAGTATTTAGAATATTCTATCTTTTGGTTCCCTGTTGGAGTTTATGGAATTACAGATGCTTCTGTGAGTTCAAATAATTCGGGTATTCAAATATCTTTAAAATTTAATGATAAAATGGCATTTTTGAATGGCTCTTTAGGAGGTACTTTTTCAGTTAAGACAACGCATTCTCCTATTTATGTAGAGGGCGGTGATCCTGAGCCTGTTTTAAATCGTAAATTAATTGAATCTCTGGTACATGATGCAGGTGGTATTCCTAAAGAAAAAATTATTATTGAAGATGTTCCCTTTTAGATTAAAAATGCAATTCGATGGACATCAAATTATCCAGCTTATTTAAAGCATATAGATGGTAACAAATATGAGTTAACATTAGGATAGGCGCCAAATGATGGAGCTATTGATGAATATATTTTTGGAGATGCTATTGGATATCAAATGACTAATTTTACTTATGGCGCAGGTGATAGTCAAGCAGAGTTAACTTCTAATGCAGGTGAAACTATTGAATCTGTCTTAAACAAGATAAAAAATACTATGGGTAATTATGAGTTTTTCTTTGATTTAGATGGGAACTTTAGATTTAGAGAAATTAAAAATTATCTTAATGAAGGTAGTGCTATTAACAATCTTGTAGATGCTATTAATGATAAATATTTTATTAATTAGTCGCGAGGTAAATCAATCTACTCTTTTGATAATACTAATTGTACTGTTTCCTATTCTAATAATCCACGTTATAGTGAAATTAAAAATGATATTATTGTATGGGGGTAGACTGCTAAAAATAAAACCCCAATTTGTTATCATTTAATTATTGACACACCGCCTTAGTCTGGTAACGAATACTGGGTTGTGTTTTAGATGGATGCAGATGGTACATAGAGAGCTAAAGCAGTATGGGATGTGTAGCCTGAGAATGATAAACTTAGTGCAAAAAAAGTAAGGACTTAGGACTGGCGCCAAGAACTCTATATGTAGTATATTAGAGATGGAGTTCAAACTCCTTTGGCTAAAGAGTTAATTTAGAATTTGCCTTTGATTTATAATGTTCAATATGGAATAGAAGCCGATAATATTAAGCCTGGTGATAACGGCTTCTTTTATGATAATTAGCCTGATGCAACACCTTATTTTATAGATATGATAGACCCTAATCTTTTTGGCGGAGATAATATTATACCAATTTTAGCCAAAAAAACAGCAACGGTAATTATACCTGCCACATAGAGCGGAACGGAAAAAATTCCATATGAAGGGATGGATAGTATACTTAAATTACATTCTATTGAAGGCGAAGAAACAGCTTGCATTACTTCTATTGAACATGATGCTAATTATATTATTATAAAATATAACAACACAACCGATACATTACTTTCTATAATTATTAATTATTCTGTTGTTACTGGTTATTAGACTATACAATCAAATACAATAGGTGTTACAGGTTTAGAATCAATAAAATAGTTTGGAGTTTAGACTATAGGCCGCCGACAAAAAGTTATTAATGATTCAAAAGTAAACTGTGTCTTTGCGCCAGTGCTAAAAGATATTTTATATGTTGAAAAAGCAGAAGATGCATCTGCTAATCAAAAGTATATTATTGCAGATACTTCGATTCAATCAGCTATTGGAATAGGCGTAGCAACTAATTCAGCATATGATTTAGTACGCAGTGCATTACATTAGTACACTAGTTACAATAATAGTATTAGTTTATCTTGTATGCCTATTTATCATTTAGAGCCAAATACTCGTATTACAGTAAATGATGATGATAGTGATATTCATGGAGACTATATTATAAATAGTTTAACAGTTCCACTTACAGCGAATGGAACAATGAGTATAAGCGCAAGTCGTGCGATTGAAAGAATATAATAAAAATAAAGGAACTCATTTTGAGTTCCTTTTTTATTGAAAGAAATAATTTAATACGATTTTAATTGATTACTGTTAAAATGATTTCCTCATCATATGGATGAGGATTTTTTTATTCTCCTGTTAAATTTCAAAATTTATATCAAAATTTATTAAAGCGATTAAGTAAATTTTAATATAAATTTGAACAAGAGTGAAAGGAGAAATAAACTCGAATGAATATGTATAATAATCTAACTCAACAGACACCCTATATGTATGGATATGGGATGCAACCACAGTATCAGAGAATGATGCAGACTCAACAGACAGATTAGAGTGCGCCTAGCGTTGCTCCATAGCAGCAATATACCGCGCCTATAATGATGTCACAAGGCAATTACATTAAAGGTCGTCCAGTAGTCTCGATTGATGAAGCAAGAGCTAGTCAAATCGATTTAGATGGATCGCTCTATGTTTTCCCAGACTTAGGAAATAAGAAGATTTATACCAAACAGATTAACATGGATGGCACTGCCGCTTTTAATGTATTTGAATTAAGCACTCCAAGTGAAGCTGCGCCGGCGCCGGTGTATGTTACTAAGGATGAGCTTGATGAAATTTTGGCAAGTTTTAAGGCAAGTTTGGTTTAGGAAAAATCACAAGAACCTGGACCGGCGCGCAATGTAAAAGCGCAAGTAAATGCGCCATTTAATCTATAAGGAGGTAAAATATGGCTTACAATGTAGACCCCGCATATTTATTAATGCAAATGCGTTAGGGCAAAAATCCAGAACAATTAATGATTGATATTCTTGAAGGAGAAGCGTCACAAAATCCTATTATGGGTAATCTCTTGTCAATGGCAAAAGATAATCGTACAGCAGATATTGAAAAATTCGCACGTAATCTTGCCAAAGAACAAGGAATTGATTTTGATAAAGAGTTCAGTAGGTTCAAAAAGCAGTATTTTGGACTCTGAATCTAAATATATTTTTATAAAGGAGGACATAATATGTTCAACACTTCAAATGGATATTCTTTATCCGACATCGCCGCAGTAACAGGCGGCAACAGAGGAAATGGAGGTTTCGGTGACGGCTTTGGTGAGAACGGTTGGTGGATCATCTTATTGTTTCTTTTCACTGGATGGGGAAGAAATGGTTGGGGCAACAACGGAGGCTCTGAAGGAGGCGCAGGTTACATTTTAAATCCTTACTTCTATGGAGCTAACTTTGGTGGATCAGCTTGTGCAACTAAAGATGATGTTCGCGCTGCAGTCGATCAGCAAACTTTAATTTCTAAACTTGATAACCAAACTTATGGTTTAGCTGATAGCACATACGCATTAAGTAATGCTATCACAACAGGATTCCACGGAGTAGATAACGCTATCTGTACTCTTGGATATCAAAACCAAGCTGGATTTACAGCCCTTGGTAACCAGATCGCAGAATGCTGCTAAAGTCATTGGCAGCCTAATAGGTAACTATTAGAAAACAATTCGGAGAATTGCTGGAAGGCTAATTTCACAAAATAAAAAATTAAGGACAAAAATTATTCATCCATTAAACTCAATTTTAAATATATATTGAACAATGAAGTTCATAATTCAATATAGAATAATAAAGGAGATTAAAAATGGAAGAAAATAAGTTTTATGTATATGAATGGTATAATGTTGATACCAATTATGTCTTTTATGTAGGCAAAGGCTGCGGGAAACGATATCGAGAGATGGCGCGCAGAAATCAATTATTCAAATAGTATTGTATGGATTATAATGTAGATTCAAGAATTGTTAAAGATCAGCTCACAGAAGAACAAGCTTTTAAATATGAAGCAGAGTTAACTTATTACTACAAAGAAAAAGGTGAATGTCATTGTAGTTTAGCTAAACCTGGAACTGGAGGCTACTCTTTTGTATGGACAGAGGATATGAAACAATATTGGTCTAAATATAACCCAATGAAAGCTCAAGAATAGAGAGAAAGAATGTCTAAGAATAATCCTATGAAAAATCCAGAATTTGCAAAAAAAGCTGGAGATAAACATAAGCGACCTATTATAATAAACAAAACCCGATATGATGGTCTAGTTGATGCAGCAAGAGCATATGGAGTAGCAGAGACAACTGTCGTAGGATGGTGTAAAAAAGGAGGCAATCCTCAAGGAGAATTATGTTATTATGAGGATGAAGGACCCAAACCATTCACTCCTAGTTTAAGTACAAAAGTTCCTATTATTGTAAATGGAATATGGTATGAGAGCAAAGGAGCCGCAGCGAAAGCTATTGGTGCGCCAAATGGTTCTTGTTTCAATAGCGCGTTAAAAAATGGGATTTTATATAAAGGACAATATAAATGTGAATATGCTAATCAGCAGCCGAGCCAAGGGAATTCCAATAACAGTACCTTGGAAGGTTCAACGACTAACGAGTGAGGATGGATACCAATAATCTCGACACGAGTACCGAACTCCTATTTAGATAGGATGAAGATATAGTCTGATCTTATAGGAAACTATAAGAAATACAAGATAAAGAGCTTGTATGATAACATAATGGTGACACTCGCGCCGCAATTGCTGATGTAAAAACTCAAGGCGTTATAAATACTAACGCTCTTGCTTCACAATTAGCTGCTTGCTGCTGCGACATTGAGAAGGCTAACATGGAAAATCGTTTTGCCGCTCAAACTTATAACTGCAATACGCTTCAAGCTATTGACAAACTTGGTGATAGAATCATCGATTTCATGACGCAAGATAAGATCGCTTCTCTTACTGCAGAGAATCAGTCTCTTAAATTCGCGGCATCACAAGCAAATCAAAATGCATTTATCACTGCAAATCAAGAAGCTCAGACTGCAGAACTTATTCGCAGACTTTCGACTCCATGTCCCGTTCCTGCGTATGTAGTTCCTAACCCCAACTGCTGCTACGATTATCAAGTAACTCGTAACTGCGGTTGCGGTAATTGCGTAAGCTTCTAATTAATTTTAAACGGAGGCTTAGATAAGAATGGAAATTACAGCAAATGCTCTGCAGACGGTAGAGCTTAATCAAAATGTTCAGTTTACCGACACTGCGGTTTGCGGCAGCTGCTCCATTATGCATCGTGATGGTAGTGGTTTAGTAACTCTTCGTGGTCTTACTAACCAATGTCGTGCGAGATTTAAGGCGTTCTTCAGCGGGAATATAGCCATTCCCGCTGACGGAACTGTTGAAGCGATCTCTCTTGCGATTGCTATTAACGGAGAGGCTGTGGCTACAACCACAATGATCCAAACTCCAGCGGCAGTAGAAGAATTCGCTAATGTAGCTAGCGCAGTATATATTGACGTTCCTGCTAATTGCTGCATCACAGTTAGCGTAAGAAATACTAGTACGCAAGCTATTGATGTTCAAAATGCAAACTTAATTATAGAAAGGGTGGCGTAATATGGAAAAATTAAAATAGATGAAAGAGGCGCTCGTCGGTTGTGTTCAAGGCCAGGTCTATGGCAACATGGAGAAGGTCGACGCTCAAGAGCTTGGCGCCGCCATTGATATGATTAAGGATCTTAGTGAAGCTATCTATTATTGTACAATTACTGAGGCTATGGAGGAAGAAGGCGAAGATAAAGAAGGTAAAGGCAAGCACGGAATGATGTATTATTCTCGTACAACTCCTATGTATCATATGCCTTATCCTGTTGAGATGTATGACCCTCGCAATAGAGAAAGATATTATTCACCAATGTATGCGCAAAGTGGCGAAAATAGTGGTGGCTATTCTAGCTCGTCTAATGGCAATAGTTCGAACTCCTCAGGTGGTAATGATGCGCGCGGAGGCGGCACTCGTGGCTACCATGAGGGAATGATTCCAGGTGAACATTATCCAATGTATAACGATGGTATGTATTCAATGTACGAACGCGGCGGTAATCGAGGATATATGGAAGCTATGAGTCGTGACCCTAAAGAAGGAAGAAGCGGCGAACGCCGCAAGATGTATATGGACGGTAAAGGTATGAAAGATAAAGCTCATCAAATGAAAGAGCTTGAATCTTATATGCAAGAACTTTCCAGTGATCTCACAGAGATGATTCAAGACGCATCTCCTGAAGAAAAACAACTTCTACAACAAAAGATAAGCATGCTCGCTACTAAAATTAAATAATGTTTACCATTAATGGAGAACAATGGTGGATTGTTTTAGTTATGCCATACGACGTTGCGCTTTTAATGCCTGACGGTAACTTTGCTATTGGGGCGTGTAATGATGCAACTAAAACTATCTATATTAGTAACGAACTTTATGGTGAAGAGTTTGAGAAAGTTCTTTGCCATGAGTTAGTGCATGCGGCAATGTTTGCATATGATATGACTTTGGGTCATGATGAGGAAGAACTTATAGCGGAAATAATTTCGGTTTTTGGTGAAGAAATTATTGATTTAACTGATATAATGTTTGAACGAATAAGAAGAGGAAGATATTGAGATATCTTCCTCTTTTTTACCACTCTAAAGCAGAGCTATAATCTTTTTCTTTTTTTGGATGTAAATAAGCATGACCAATACAAATTGCGTCTGCAATGTCGTCATTGGTTAAAGATAATCCATAAGCACGGTTTGCAAAGTCTATATCTTTCTATTTTTTCTATTCGCGCTTAGATCCACGTCCATCTTCTATTCCACATACGGAGCGCCAAGAACTAGGATAAACTAATTCAATTTCTACATTAGGATATTTATCATGAAGCTCGATATGGATTAACGCTTGTAAATACATTAATGCTTTAAATGTATTAGTGTTTTTAGTATGATCTGGAATAACTTCTTCCATTACAATTTTTTCAATCTTTAACTATTCTACTAATGCTAGTATATTATCAACCATTTTATGGATTCGTTTATATAAATCATTTGAAGAAGCTGTAATACAAGTCTATCCAATCAACTCTTTGTCTTTAAAAATTGCCACACCTGTTGCTTTAGTTGAGGCATCTAATGCAAGTAAGTACATATATGCACCTCCATTCTGGTTTTATTATACTATAAAATTTTATAAAAGTCAAAAGGAGCAGAATTTACTTCTGCTCCTTGGCTTTTTGTTCTTGCTCTATAAGTAATTGATATTGTTGTAAATCTCTTTGATATTCTAATTGGACTTGATTTTGAGTTTCAATATAAATATCTTTTAATAATGCAGCGATTGTAAAAGGCGGTAGATGATAATCATTAACTCCAGCATTTACAAGATTAATAAGATTTTGTTTTAATTGTTCGTAAGCAACAGATTGAGGTAATTGAGCCATTATTTAGTTCCTGTACTACCAAATCCGCCTTCTCCGCGCGCGGTAGTTCCAATAGAATTTACCTCATTAAATAGTACTGGTATATATGGAGTAACCACGATTTGTGCAATACGTTCTCCATGTTCTACTATTTGTACTTCATTTGAAGTATTCTTAAGAGCTACTATTAGTTCTCCTCGATAATCTGAATCAATGATACCTGTTCCATTGGCTAATACAAGACCACGCTTTGTAGCCATCCCAGAACGAGGATAAACTGCGCCAAACGTGCCTTGAGGTAGCTCAATAGCAATGCCAGTAGAAATCTTACGAACTTCGCCTGGAGCAAGGGTGATACGACTTTGCAATTCAAGATCCGCATAAAGATCCCAGCCTGCTGCGTATGTACTGCCCTGCACTGGCTCGTGCGCAGTGGGTGAAAGTTTTACATAATTTACGTGGCTACGCCACATTCCATTAGTGTCACAAGATGTTACTCCTACCATATTAAAATGCTCCAATCTTATATTCTACGCTTGCTTCTCCACAAGGTTCTTTAGGGTCATCGAATACCTTAACCAAAGTTACAATATAATATTCATCAATAATTTCACCCTTTTGTTTGCGTTCTTTTTTTACCGAAGAGTATTTTGATAAGAGATAGCGCGTATCCGCCTTAGCTGCCTCTATAAGCGCAGCCGCCTCTTTTTCACTATCTGCTCTATGCTCTTCTGTTGTTTTAAGCAAATATTTAGCCATATCCTTTTATCTCCTTTTATTCTTATAGATATTGAAAAGTCAAATCATCTATACTATAAGTTGTTACTGTTGTTTCTTTTAGTCTTTTTTCAATGCCTTCCATATAATCTTTTGCGCCTGAAAAACTAATATGCTTAATATCATATTTTTTAATAAGCTCGAAAATAACTTCATCGAGATCTTCAAATTGAACACCTATTGTGTCAACTATTGCTTTTTCTTTAACGACGCAAATTTTATAAAAAGGGGTTACTGGACTTCCGTGTATTAATATTGTATTCATAGACTGCTCCTTAATATTCAATTACTGCTTCTCCATATGGGAAAAGATAATAAGCAAAACAACCCTCAGGGTTTCTAATCCAAAGTTCCCAACTACCATCTGTTTGATCTTCTATTGCTAAAATTTCTCCTCTATTAATCATACACTCAATAACGTCATTAGCTGCATTGTAAACTGTGAGAGGAGGAGTCATATCGCTATTTGTTTTATTTAAGTTAAATAAAGTAAAGTCGCGCTGTTCATGACATAAAAGCATAAAATACTTTTGTTCAAAATGGTTTAGAAACCAAGTTCTTAAATGTTCACGCGAAAGTTCAAGTTGAGCATCGCTAATCTTAGGCTCTTTTTCCATCAACTGCTTATTTATATCATATAGATTTCCAAGAGAGACTTCTGACGTTTGCTTTGGAATTTTATCTTCATAGTTGGCTTTCATTTTTCTTTCTCCTTAAATTGTTCTATATATAATAATTATAATTTAATTTTTTATTTTTGTCAAGCTTCTGTTTTTATATATAAACCGCAATTGCAAATAGTCCCCTAAGGTGATTCACGAAAATCTTTACACATACATTTAGTATCTTCATTTCGAAATTCTTTTAGCACACAAGGACAATGTCCTTCAGCAGCATTAATAGCTGTGCGGATCTCAGCGGCAAGTTCATCACTAGCATATCTTTTAATGATCATTAACTAATCCTTTCTGCGTATTGATTGGGAGAAGCCAATTTTACGCCAAGTATTTCATCATAATGTGACTCAGTATTTGGAATATAGCGCCCAAATTTTATTATGATGTTTGAAAATTGTTTTAATTGAATTAATTCATTTTCAATCTCATCTTTATTATAACCTGTATAGATAATAATATCATCATTTATAGAATAACATTCTCTAAAAACAAAGATAAGATTTAACAGGTCTTCAAATGTATCAAAAGGTTCTAGACCTTGGAAGCATATCGCGCGCGCGATAGGGTTGTTTCTATAAGCTTGTACTATTGAAGTGTTAGCAATTTCTTTATCAGGTGCGGCCACCAGTGCGCTATTTTGACACACTGGTTGGCCGCATTCACGATCGCATTTAAAACCTTTACAAATAGGCGTTTCTATTGTCATACAAGGAACTTTATAATTTACAAAATCTTCAAATATAATTCCTTTTATTTTCATTTATTAATAGGCTCCCATTTTCTCATTTTATATTCATTAGTTCTTTCTTTTGACCACGTCTTTATAGGGGTGTAAAAGCCAACGATACGAGTATATTCTGTTTCAACTGGTCGACCACATACTGGACAAGTGCGTCCATAGAAGGCATGGTTATTATCACAAGCTTGAATCTTGGTATTAAAAGCAAAATATGTTACTCCTGCATCAGAGATATAATTAACCATATCCCAAGCCTTATCAAAACTATCAAATGGGGCATCGATATTGGCGTGTAGGATCGAACCTCCATTGCAATATCCATCAAACTCTGCGGCGATACGTACGCGCTCGGCAAGGGTTGTTTGTATACCAAGCGGAATAAATTGATTACCATAAAGCGGTAAGTCAAAGATGCTCGCTTCCGGATAAAAGAATTTGTCTTTTTTCATTAGCTTTGCGGCAGCCGACTCTCCGGGGATCTATTCAGTATTAACGTGATAATCGGCGCCTACCTCTGCAATAAATTCATCTGCCGTTTGACGTATAGTCTCAAAGATTCTTTTACCAAGCGACGAAGCATTTTCTGTATAGTAAACATTGCCAAATTCATCTGTACGAGTATAGCCAAAACGCTTCATTGTTTCATATACTCCGATAAAACCAATAGTATTATAAAGATGTTCAAAGTCGACTAACCCATTAGAAAAATTAGGTAATAGTCCTTTTTCAACATTACGACGAATAATATTACGTACACAATGTAGTGCTTGAAGATTCAAAAGTGTCAACTTCTTCAATCCACATAGATATTCAAATTCATTAGCACTATCAAGAGCGAGGCGCGCGAGGTTGATTGTAGAGACTTTAACTGAACCGACTTTTAGTGCGGTACCTCCGATACTATTAAAATAACCTAGGTCTTTAATATCACTCTTCAAACGACAACAGTTAGAAAGTGAAGTTACTGAATCATCAATAAATAGGTTACTGTCAGACCAGCGCATATTGTGTTTAACTGCCCAGCGCGCAAAATCTTCATCTTGGAATTTACCTTCTTGTTTTAGTAGAGAGATTGAAAGTACTGGAAAAGTAAACATATTCTTGTCCCTGATATCAGCAACGGTTTCCATATACCATTTTTGGAATTCAATAATTTCTTCTTCATAGTCAATCATAAATTCTCCATTAGGGAACTCACTGCCGCCAAATAAAGCTTCGTAGTAAGGACGATCAAATACACTGGTATTAGTAAATGCAGATTGCGACCCATCGCGGACATAAGGTTGATTCACTGCGTATACAAAACGCTGGAAGTTTTGACGTGCATATTTCTCTCCATTTCCGCTACTCTTGATACCGAGATAGTCTTCTTCCATATCCTTATGCCAAAAGTAATACATATAAGGGATGAGATTAGGAAGTCCTACGGCGCCGGAGGAACGATTAGAAGCATAGCTAATAAACTCTTTAACAAAATCAACAAAAGTAGTTAAATGCTAAGCAGGCTCAGGATTAAAAGGTGCGCCAATAAAATATAGTCCTTTTTCAGCCAGGTCTTTCAGGTCATAAGCAAAACAATTATGAGATAGAATGTTGTTGCAAATAAAATGACCTGTTTTTGTTGTTAAGTCATATACCTCAGGGCATTCATCAATATACTCTGAGTTATCAATAACTGAGACCCATCCATAGTTATATTCATATTGCTTGTTTTTAAAATTACCTTTACGAGTTAAAGGAATATATTTTTCAGCAATTTTAATACTTCCAATACGAGAAAAATATTCTTCGTTCGTTAAAGTGAAGCCAATCCCAAACATTGGTAACTTTTGTTCGAAGCTTCCAGCTCGATTATATCTAAATGGAGTGCGATCTCCTGCAAAAACCCCTTTGGAATGTAAATACATACTCAATTGATGGCATAGCGTTTCTGAGGCAATACGGATATGACAATGTCTATTTTTATATCCATCAATAGTACCATCGCCATCGATCATTCCCGCAATAATTCCATCCATAAATTCAGAAGGATAAGTCATGAAATATGATGGTAACTGCTTAGTTGCAGAAGTCTGACCTTTTAATAGTGAATTTAACCATTCTTCAAAAGGACTAACCTTTAAATAAATTTTTCTATCTCCACTTTCTGAATATGGAATATCATATTGGTCACAGATATATTTTAATTTTTCAGCTTGAGGAGAATCTAGTTTTTGAGCAATTACAAATTGACTATTCAGACTATTTCCTTCGGAAAGAGCCATACCTAATATCCATCCTGTCTCTCTATTATAAGGAATTTGATATACAATTTCTTGATGACTTTCAGAATATTTATTAGGCTGTATTGTAAAGACTCGATACTCACTAGTTACATCCTTTGCAGGAATATCTCCACAATCGGTAATAATAGGGTGATCTTCTGTTACAATTTGTGATAAACCATTTGCTAACTTGATAAAACGCATAGGTTTATTATTTGTGTGTTTAACTGCGCGAGTAATCTTAGTCCAACATTTTTCTCCAGTTTCTTCATTAATATCAAGTATCTCGATATTTTTCGGGAAAAGTGCATTTTGTTCAATAGATACATCATATTTTTCTTCTGCTTCTGTATCCATATACAAAATATTTTCATACAAATTCTTAAGTGCAAAAGTGTATTCACGATGCACCTTGTCTCTTACTGTTACAAGTTCTTCACCCTTATAGCAGTAATGTTTAAAGGTCGAGGTATCAGCATCATGCATGTAGAGCTGACCAATCCATTCGGCGCGCAACCACTCATTTGCACGTTTAAAACCAAAATGTTTTTGCATCTCATAATGAATTTTATTATAAGCTAATAATTTTCTATGAGGTTTTGGCATTTCGTTTAAGAGAGTTACAATATCTTTTTTACTAACATTACTATTGCCATCAATACTCGCGTCAGCTACGACTTTGGTATCGATAAATGAACTAATAAAATCTGTGTAACTTAATTGTTCATCAGCAAATCCATTAAGCTTTGCCATTTCAGTTCCAAATTCATCTTGCATTTTGTTATAAGCAGTAACAAAATTTTTCTTTAATTTAACATTAACTTCCATATCTCCAATGATATCCTCCTGTTGTTTGTAAAAATCCTTGACAGCATCGAGATATGTTTTCATGATGTATGCCAAGCTCTTTCTCTGCTTCTGCTAGAGATTTAAAGTTTTGATTTAGCTCCACACAATAAACTGGAGTAACTCTTTTATCTTCAGATAGAGGAAGATTATTTGATAAATAATCTTCATAGTATGTCCAATGAAATTTATATGCAGTGTGTAATTTTCCACGACAACACGCAATAATATTTGCATTAGCAAAACCCTTTAATCGTTCAATTTCTTTTGCGCTATCAAAAACCTTTTGTGTTTCTAAACATATAATTTTTCTTTTTGTTTTACAACTATTACTCATTTTTTGACGAGATTCTCTTGAATATTCATTATTCAATCCGCCACTTTTTATATTATAGCCACTATTCACAGTATCATATTTTGTGATAAGTTCTTCTTCTTTTTGATTAGCTTCCTGTAATGTTAAGTTCTCATATAAAATAGTCTATTCAAAATTATCCCATCCATATTTTTCAATAGCATGATAAAATTTAACACAGCCAGTATAGTTAGAGGGGTGACAGCGACGCGTGATATCTTTAGACTAACCAATATATTTTTTGCCATTTATTTTATTGGTATAACAATAAATGCAATATTGATTATCCATTAGCATGCTCCTTTGCCCAATTAGTAAACCACTTAATAGCTTCTGGGCCTGTATAGATAGTACCATCCATACGAAGCGCGGGAGCAGCTTTTACTCCAAGAGCAATAATTGCATCTTCATCTTCAATATGCTTATAGCTGATACCAGCTTTATCCATTTTCATTTTTAACACTTTGCACTGGGGGCATCCAGGCTTTGAATATAAAGTTATATCCATGTCATTTTCTCCTTTTCATTTAATTTTGACATTATAATATAATTTTTATTATAATTAGTTAAATTATTTTTGACCTCATTTTGCTTTTATCAACTTTAAATGTTCACTAAAAACAGCCGGATCTTTACCAAGAGATAACCACATTCTACTAATAGGCAAAGTAATACCATAGTTCATAAGTAGGTCTGGATTGGTATTATTATCCATATTTGCAAACCTGTAATATTCAAATTCAAGGTCGCTAAAATCTGTTTCATCTGTAAAATAACGACGACACATTTCTGCACAATTAGGATTATCAGAGCGTTGTAAATAACGCATTAAGCGCATTTTATCAGGTGCGTCCACATAAATTACTATGGTTTGAATATTAGGCGCCTCAAGAAGAGCAATTACACCTGCAGGGTTAAATACACCTATATTAATTTTATCGGTTACTAATGAGTCATAACCAGTGCCGTAAAACCAACCATTAAATTCTGTTGCTTCAAAGAGATTCCCATTTAAAACTCTACGAGTAAAATCTTCAATAGAAAGGTAATGGTAATCTATACCATCTTGTTCATTATCTCGCGGCGGGCGCGTAGTACAGCTAACTATTGAATGAAAAATATCTGGATGTAATTCATAAGTAACTCGCTGAATTAAATCTTTACCTGCGCCCGCCTTGCCTATAAGCGCCACTACTTGATATTGTTTATCCATAAATTCTTGTTTGACCTCTTTCTTTTTGTATTTCTTGTAAAGATAATAGTAGTTGATAAGCTTCACTATAATCTTCAAATGATTCTGTGGTAATCTCTATTTTATAGAGATTACCAGCATTTTCATAATCGGGGGTAATTACCCGTTTTATATCAATCATTCTTCCATATCCTTTCTTTCATGAACTAGTTCCATATCGCGTCCGTTATTAAGCAATGATATTTTATAGATTTGGTGCGTCGGGGTATGCTTATAGGTCTTGGTTACGAACTGGTCACCACGTTTATAGCCAGTTAAAAGTAGCATCGTTCCTCTCTTAAACCAGCCCTTTTCTGTTATCTTCTTAGATCCATCATCCTGAAGCTCCGACAATTGTTTCTTGTACTGCGCATAATATTCCTTCGTAAACTTAACAGTGACAACACCGCTTGGAGTTAATAGAGTAATAGATGCTTTATTATCATTTTTTGCGATTACAGTTCCGATAATCTTATGCGTTTTCCAAATCGGAATCTGTTGACCATTGCGCTTGAAATAGTAGTCAACCTCGGGCTCTTCTGGAAGCGCAAAGAAGTTTGAAATACCATACTTATAGGTGTCAACATTTGCTAACTCATGCTCGTGATAATAGAAACATAGAGACTCCATTTCCCAAGAGGATAAAGATCCTTGAGCATATTTATTCCAAGTATCCATAAAGAGCTGTGTATTGAGTTGGCGCAAAACCTCACTCTGATTCTCCTTCAACCAATCACGGGCGCCATCCATCTGTTTCTGATAAATACCGTCCCAAGTCTTTTGTTGAATACAAGTTAATCCATTGATAACTTCAAGTTTTTCAATATCAAAGTGACCTTTATAGAATTTATCACAAGGTTCATCAAATACAAAGTATTTTCCAACTTTTGTATTTGCTTTGAGATATTTATTAAACTCAAAAACTCTGCGCTCAAAGTCAAGTGACTCTGGAACCAGACCACGCTGAATAAGTCCGTTAAAGTTCTGCAAAGTTAGTTTACTTTTAGGCTCACAAGCTTTTGATAAATAATATGCCATAGCTACGAAACGAGGATGGATATTTAACTCTTTACCCCATTCTGCTTCAAGCTTATCAAAGGCGCCCGCCTTGATAAGAGAAATCATCTGTGTTTTATTAAGAGGACAGCGCTCCATAAAATCGGCGATATTAGCATACGGTCTGCCGCAAATTATCTGCTCAATAACTTCGCTATTGATTCCGCTTAATGCTTTCATACCAAAGAGGATTTGATTATTTTCTACGTCAGGCTTAAAGCTGAATTGAGATTTGTTTATATCAACTAAAGATACATTAATACCAGCGGAAATAATATCTCCTAAAGCACGAGCAAGTTTTGTATAATCAGTCTGTTTATCTTTTGCCTCTTCATCGTCATCTTCATTGTCATAGCCTTCAAGTGAGCCACTATTAACAATTAGATTTGCGGTATTCCAATAAATTGGATTCCATCTAGTCGCAGCATACGCAGTCTGGAATCCTATAAATGAATAGGCTAGAGCATGGATTATGGAGAAGGAATAACCCATCTGGGGTCCAATTCCATGTTTCCATACATAGTGACCCATGCATGGAGAGCTAGCCTGATCAAGAACTTGTTGTTGTAAAGCAGGAATCTTAGACATTTGCTTTTTTCCGACAATTTTTCTGGCGGCGTTGGCATCTGCAAGGCTAAACCCACAAATCTTGGGATCCATCAACATCTGCATCATCTGCTCCTGAGAAGGTGGAACACCGTGAGACTTTAAGAAGTAAGGTTTTAATACCTCTTGCTCCTCTTTGGTTAAGCCAAATTCATCCATTTCTTTATACCAAAGGTTAATATTATTCTTAAAACGAACATACTTTTCCATTGGGGTTTCCTGACCTTTTTCATTTGTCATAAGGCGCATTAAACCATTGGCGTCCGCCAGCTCAAGGATACTTGATGGACGAATCTTTTTAGCCGCTTGGGCGCCCACATCTGAGTCAAACTGGAAAAGACCTAATACTGCAACATCTTGAATAGGTTTCCAATACTTTTCTTCTTCAATAGGAAGAACATTCGGATGAAAATATTTATCATATATCTGGCGCAAGGTCATATCTGACTCTAATTCGCCAGTCTCTTGCAGCATATTAATAGTCTCTACGAGTTTGTCTTGTACTTCTGTTACAAGGAAGTCATATTTCACCATTCCAAGTGCCTCACAAGTGTGAAGATCAAATTGCGTTATAACTTCACCTTTTGGAGTTCTCATGAATGCGCCAAACTCATATGGATCTTCATCAAATAAAATTACTCCAGATGCGTGAGATGAGCGCTTGTTCTTAAGACCTTCAATCGAAGTCATAATTTCCAAAAGTCCAGGATAATGATTTACTTCTCGAACGAATGACGCTACTGGTTTACGATCTTTATCTGGGTTACCATTAACAACATCATTGATACTCCATAAGAAACCACGCTCTTGCGGAACAAGAGAAGTAAGATACTGCGCCATATCAACATCAATACCGTCCGGATATTCTTCACTACGATAGCCGCGGCAAGCGGTCAATATTGCGCTCTTTGTAGTTTCCGTACCAAAAGTTGCAATAAGAGTACAACCTAAGTTTGCGCGAGACAGTTCATCAATATCTGTATTAAACTTGGCTCCACGTTCTTCTTTAATTTTCTTAAGAATATAGGGTCTTTTACTTGGACAAAGGTCTAAGTCGATATCACCGAGTTCTACTCTTTCCTTATTGAGGTAGCGCCAGAAGGGAAGATCCCACTCTATAGGATCAAGCTGGGTAACTCCAAGGAGATAATGGTTTAGGCCTGAGCAGCTTGAACCACGACCGGCGCCAACCATAGAACCGCATTCCCAAAAGAGATCAATATAATGCTGAAGAGTGACAGGATATGCAAACATATTTGTTTCCAATTTTTCACTAATCGTTCTCTTGATATCTGCTTCTTCTTCAAGTCTGTCGAGATATTGAGAAAATTCAACGATTAAATCATAACTGGTAGCTTTCTTTTTATTTGCCAAACTTTCAAAACATTGATTTACCCAATATCGTTCCACCTTATTTTCAGAATTAAATAGACTATTCAAAGTAGGGTAATGTGTACCGATAAAATATTCATCGTCATTACCAGATTTTGTTAAATCAACTTGCGGATACTCTTTTACTTCAACTTTAGGAATTCTTTGCTTATGTCGAATACTGTAATTTTCAATTTTATCATAGATAGATAAGCTATTTTCAAATAAATTGCTAATATAATTATCATCATTGAAAGATTTTCGTAAGTTTTCAAAAATCTCGTCTTCAGTTTGAAGATAAGAATATTCATAGAAGCTATCTACTTCTCTCTCGCCGCCTTTTGAATTAAGATACGCTTTATGAACATATCTATCCTTCTTTGAGAGATAATGTGCGTCGCTGCCAATTACCATTGGAATCTGCATTGCATCAGAGATTTGACGCAGCTTTTTATTAACCACTATCTGATCTCTTGAAGCGGCGGGCGCGCACTCTAAATAAAAGTCGTTTCCAAAAAGATTCTTACACCAAGAGATAAAATCAATGATATGATTATACTCTCGCTGTCTTGTATCCATATCAAACATAGCTTCTGCACTTACCATATTTGCGACTGCTGTTGATAATTCTCCGCCGAGACAAGCGGTTGTTGCTATAAGTGAATTTGGATATTTGTTTACAATTTCTTCGAGATCTGATTTAAGAGTTACTACTCTTTCCATGCCGCGATCCCAATAGCTATTGAGCCAAGCGCGCGATGATAACTCTCTTAATGCGCGCCATCCATTAAAATTTTTCGCCAATAAGATAAAATGCCAATATTTTTGTCCAGTTTCTCTAGTATTGCATAAATAAATCTCGTTGCCTAAAATAACTTTAAAATCAGGATATTTTTTTTGAATTTCTTCTGCATAAAAATTAGCCTCTGGTAGTCCAGCTAAAGTTTCATGGTCTGTAATAGCAATTCCTTGAAGTCCTATTTCTACTGCCTTATCTATAAGACGTTGTACAGTGTTTACGCTATCTAACAATCTAATATTACTATAATCACTATGAGTATGAATTTCACATCGTTTCATTTTTTATTCTATATACCTCCAATAATATCCATATGCTTTTCTTTGCTTTCTGGCAGCTGCGCAAATATTACTTTTATCTTGTAATCCTAGAGCTCTAGCTGCATCTGCTCCAGAGTCATATTCAGCAATTATGCTATTATCTAACGTGAGTTGTTGAATTCTTTTCTTAGGGCGTCCACTAGATAACTTATTCTAATAAATTTGTACCCACTCTTGGATATCTCTTTCATCTGCTTTGTATTTCCAAAGAAAGCCGTAAGCACTTTTCTATTTCTAAGCACATACCTAACTAATTGCTGTTTGTTGAAAACCATTAGCCCTGCCGCACTCTGAGGCTGATTCCCATTCTTGGATAAAATATCCATTTAAATCATACTGTAGTACAGGATAAGCACATCGTTTTGCTACTGCGCAACCAAATCTTGCGGCTATCTCTTCTCGTGAAATTCCTGCTCCTCTTAATCGAAGTCGGGCAGTTTTTTTTGAACAGCCTATTTTTTCAGCAATTTCTTTAATTAAAAGACCTTGATTCCAGCCATCAAGAAAAAGCTGAGTGGGATATAGAATCGCCCCTTGTCCTCCAAGAACTGCATTGTATCCATTATTAGGGTCGGTGCTGTCAAAATATTCTATATAATACATTTCTCGCTCAAATCTAATTTCATCAGGGCATTTCTCTAGCGTTTCAATAATAAAATTTTGTTCTCCGTATTTTCGTATAGCACAAGAAATATGATAATAATATCCATGATCACCTTCTTTAGAATGAGCCCTTCTTATATGTTCCCTCCACCTTGTCTCAACCCCTCGAATAGTTTCTCCTATATAAACTTTATTGTTTATTTGGTTGGTAATTTTATAAATATAAGCCATAAAATGCTCTCCTTTCACTTTGTTCTTATATATATAAGAAAAAAGTGATAATAAAATTATTGAGATTTGACCTTAATTTTACTCTAAAGCATTTTCAATCTCGTTACATTTATCTTCTATTGCTTGAATAATAAGCGCCATTGCAGGAAAACTTAAACCCGCTCTATTCATATTATCTACAAATCTACAATCTTCACTTATTAAAAATTCTCTTACCTCTTGAATTGTTTTTTTATCAATTAATGTGCTAAACATATTTATTATTCTCCTTTCGCATACTTTTATATATAATAATTATAACTTATTTTTTACAAAAAATCAAGCCGTATCACCTGATACGGCTTTTATCATTTTAAACCAAGCATACGACATATATCTAAATAACTTTCACTTACCTCATAGGGCTCATTATCAGAATCAGCATTTATCCAAATTTCAGTGCCAGTTAGAATTTCACGACTTGGCCCAAATTGTTCGATATATGCCGTATTTAGCATTATTTTATTTTGAGAATGAAAAAGAGTTACTTCAATAAACATATTATTTTTCCCTCCAAATATGAATTGGTAAATTGTTTTCACAAGGAAAGACATTAATCATCTTATGATCTTGACTGTAAGAACAATAAACATCAAAACCTCGTTTCTTCATTTGTCTTTCGATAATCTCTTCTTTAAGTAAGCCAATATGTGCATAGTTCTTAGCTCGCTGTTCTGCGATACATTTATCAAGATACTTAAAAGTTTCTTTTATTGCTTGTTCATATTTTTCTGTCATTTATTTTCCATGCTCCTATTTCAAAGTTATTTAGATCTATTAGCGGCGGATCGCCAATGAAAGCGATTTTTATTGGCTTTTGAAGTTCGCTTACGCCAAGTATCCAAAGAGAATTGGGATCTAGCCTCTCTGGGTCGTAGTATACTTCTACAGGTATCTGTTTTTCTTTTATTTTTTGTCTGAATAAAAGATACAATTCTTCAAAAGATAGCTCTCTTACATCAGTCGTTGCTTTTATGTTCTCAATTAGATCGTGTAATTCTGCTTCTATATATGGTTTCATTGCTACCTCATTTCCGTTGATAATATTCTTCTTCATTTTCTTTTGTTAATAGAAATCTTGAAGTTTCTAATTTTAAATCGTTTAGGTCATACTCTTGATCATATGGGATACGAATTAATGGAATATTATGTTCAAAACAATATTTATTTTTAAGTAAATCGTTGTTGCGAGTTTCTTCAAAATGCTCTTTTGTATTCCAAGTATTTATAGTATCTTTGCGATATGAAAAATGTTGTTGTCCATCAAATTCAATAATATAAGAGTCTTCTATATAAAAATCAAATCTAGCCTTTGCACCAGAGGCTAACAAACAGTCTTTAAAACTCTTTTGGTTTGTAAAGCTAATATCGGCTTCTTGTAACATTTGTGTAATTTTTGTTTCATTATAGGATGCGCCTAAACAGCCGCAACTTTTTGTTTGCCCCACAGTTAAATAGCCAGAAGGAACTTCCGTATAGTTACCGCAATCACATAAGCATTTCCAAATTACATAAGATCCAATCCTTTTTTCAGTTGGTTCTAAAGCAGTTAATAAGCCAAATTTTTGATTACTTAAATCAATAAAATGCCTAGGTTTACAAAATCCACAGCTTTTGGTGTCGCCAGCCGTAAGACTTGAGCCCATTACTATATGCGCCCTTCCACAAGAACATTTGCAATTCCAAAAGGCATGGCCACCTTCTGTTTTGGCTAAACTTAAAACTGTAAGTTCTCCAAAAGTTTGTCCTGTTAAATCTCGAACTGGTCTTCCGCCACTTTTATTTTCGTGTTTAAGACAGCCACAAGATTTAGTATGATCTGATGTTAAATGGTTTTTAGACACCACTAATAAAGTCTTTGCTTCACATTGACATTCGCAGAGCCAAAAGACACCTTTTCTCCCTGTTGGATGCTCTACTCTATATAGCGCTTTTAAACGATTAAACTATTTACCAGAAATATTTTCAGCTTGCCCTATTGGAATTTGTTTGTACTCCATTTTTTTACTCCTTTATAATAACGACTTTTTCACTTCCTCTTGTGCAACAAGTATATAGCCATTTTTTATGCTCTTCTTTATCAAATGGGAAACGTTCTTCAATAACTAGTACTTTATCCCATTCACTGCCTTGCGCGCGATGTCCAGTAATACTATAACCATATGTGAATTCATAGGGAATCATATGCTTTGTCATTTTATTTCGAGAAAGTTTATAGATTTGTTGGGGGGTTAAACTTCCCTCTCCCATTATTATATAATTTTTATCCATATTCAATTCATTAAACTTGTCCAAATTTTCCGAAAGGAAATTACAAGAAATAATTGGGATAGGAGGCACTCCTAAAATTTTTGGAGGATAAAAAGTTTGTTCATAAAAATCAGTGCAATATCCAATAGTGCCATTAATTAAAGCATTGCCTGATTCTGAAATTTCAGACCAATAATTTTTTAAACAGATTAATTTTTCATTTTTTTCTAATGGTTTTTCATAACCCAATAGTTCTCGGACTTGTGAGTTTAAAGCAATTCTAGTCTTATTAGTTGAGCATAGAATAATATCTGCCCAAGTCAACATACCTGTATTCAATTCACTAGAAGGTAGAACCATGGCATCTTTTCCCTTAAAATTATCTATTCTTTCTCCATTTCGAATTTTTAAGCTCAATTGAATAATATCACTTTCTAAACTTTGACGCATAATGTCAGATAAAAAGATATGAGGTTTATCTAATAAATGATTGGCATTTGTTTTATCAATTGGAGGAAGTTGTCCTGGATCGCCGCAGAAAATAAGGTAAGCATTGTGAGAAAATAAAAGTGCTACCATATCTTGCGGCACCATAGAACATTCATCAATCACAATAATACGATATTCTAATTCCGTTTTGGGGGAATGCACGAATTTGCCATTGGGTAGGGGGCGAGTATAATATAATAGCTTATGAAGGGTCATTGCATTTTTATTACCCTTTTTTTGAAGTACAGATGCCGCCTTTCCAGTAAAACTTGCGTATGCTACATCTTCTATTGTTAAACCAGATCCAGTATTCAAAAGCGCGGCTACTAAAAATTTAACTAGCGTTGACTTACCAGATCCAGCGTATCCCGAAATAACCGTATACTTTTCGCCTGCTTTATATCGCTGAAGTGCGATCGTAAGTCCAGTTAATTGCTGATCAGTTAGCACCATGTGTCATTCACCACCTTGCTAATATTCTTTAACTTTTCCCAAAGCTTATCATTCTCTAGCTGTAAATCATAGTTTCTATCTATTAAATCTGTATTGTCACTCTCTAGTATTTCATTTCTTTCTCGTATATGATCATTATAGTCTTTCAAGTCATCGATATCTGCTTTTAAGCTTTCAATTTCTTCCTCATACTCTTCTCGTTCATCAGTATAAAGTATAGTATGAGCTTCAACATCTTCCCACAGATCTTTCATTTCTGCTTCAAATATATTGCGTTCAAGAGGATTGCAATCAAGATTATTAAAGCCTTTTGCCTCATATAGCTGCTGCATTAAGTCTTTAATTATGCTTTTTACTTTTTCTTTATTTGCCATTATATTTCTCCTTAAAATGTAAAACTAAAGCCTATAGACGAATCTGTTTTTTCCTTTCGTTCAATGCGTTCTTCTTGTTTACCGCAAAATCTGCATCGAATTCCCACTCTATGATTTCCTTCTTCATCTTCGTAGCTACTACCATCTAACCACCATTGATGTGGACACATATCAGGGTGTTCAGATAGAAAGGCTTCCATAAAGGCTTCAACTCTAGCTACTCTTTCTTCTAAATACATTATTCTTCCTCCCTTTTTTCTTTTCCCATAAATCTGTATTTATCCAATACCTTAATCCCATTAAAATTTTCAAAATGCATAAACATTTCTTCGACTTGTTTTCCGTCTTTATAAGTTCCACATATTCCACGCTCATTGGTGTATTGTATTTTACACGCGCAATGCTTTTTTCCATCGTGAAAAAAGCAAGAGGTAGCAAAACAAATTGGTCTTGGATCCGTCTTTTTTATTTCTTTCATTTACTCTTCCTCCAATTTTTTACCCATTCTCAACTTCATCAGTCTTCCGCAGAATTCCGATTGAGTCAATACTGTTCTGCTCTCATCATTTTTACCTATTGAGTGCGTTAAGATAGCGGGTTTAGATGCTTCAAGAGCTCGCCTAAATCCTTCGTTCTGGTATAGAGCGTTGTAAACTCTGTTTAGAAGAATCTGGTATTCCTCGCTATCTCTCTTGTATTCTACTCCCTGCCAGTAGAGAGTCTGATCTCTCCACCACTTCTTATCTTTACCCTTAAACTTTGCGGCCTTGCCTACCAGGGTGCAGACATGGCGCTGCATATCGGGTGATTTAAATTTTAATGACTGCAAGAACCCCTCCATTGATGCACATTCGACGCCGTCTATTACGAATGGGTGCGGCGCAAAGTTGCTCAATGTGCAAGATGGGTATGCAGACCCGCTTCCTATATCCATTTTATTTTCCTCTTTTCTTATTCTTATAATATATTTTAACATAATTTTTATTAAAAATCAAAAGAGGATGATTAATTATCCTCTGATGTCATTGTTGTTAGATAATATAATAATGTTGTTTTCCTTCCGCATTTAGGACATTGCCAAATTTCTTCACCATATGCTAAAGAGTCTTTTCTCAGAGAAGTGTGCTGACAATTTTGAACCTTCTCTTGAATACACTTCATTCTAATTCTACATTTACAACAGTTAATTCCTGTAGTGCGAGGTAATTTTGTGCGTTTTAAATATTTCATATTTTACTCCTAAAAATTCCAAAAGTCATTTTCATTTTAAATTTACGACCCAGTTCGTTCCAAGTATTAGTTAAATGAAGATTAGCTCTCCCCCATAAGGACTGCACATGGGTTTTAATACACAGGTAATCCATTCTTCATTAATCTTTGTGTTTAATTCGCCATCTACATAAATGGTGTTACATCTAGCACCAGGGCGCCCCATTAAGAGATAGCTTCGTGTACCTTTAATAATTGTAATTTTAGTGTTGTTGGTTAGAATAGTCTCTACCTTATTTTCTTTATCATCTAATAGAAAAAACATTATTCTTTTCATCAGAAATTATACCTACTTTCACCTGTAATTGCATATTCTTCGATAAATATCTGCGGACTTACCCAGCCATTATATTCATTCTTATTTGGCTTTCCAATGATATCCATTTCCACATAGCCTTGAGTGTTTTGAAGCTTCTCACACAAGTCATCGGGTGCGTTGAATAACATTATCGACAAGCGGTTGGGAAGAGTTATTTTAAGGGTCTTGTTTTTCTTTATATACACAGTTACCATATCTGCGGTCACTTTTAAGCCATCAATAGCAACGAATGATTCTTCCACATCCTTGCCCCAGATACCATCAAGCTCAGCTATTTCAAGGATTTGATTAGGATCTACATTTGTATTGCGGTAGATGTAGTCTACATAATGGACTGGTTCAGATGCCATATTACGAAGCGCGCGGTCAGTCGATTCAAGAAAGAAAGGCACGTCCTCTGGAAGAATGCCTAAGCCAAACGCGCCTTGGTGTCCAGCCACATATTGGATAAGACCAGTTCCTTCGCAGATATCTTTGAAATTAGATACTTCTGCTTTATCGCAGCCTCGCGCTGAACCTTCGTAACAGAAATACTTGCGCGCATTAAGAGTGGGGGTTGCATCCATTTCTTTTTCGCGTTTTGTAAGTACGGCGCAAGGACGCTGATACTTACCCATTATTTTATTTGCGGCAAGACCAGCTACATTTGGCTCAACCTCGCCAGGTTCAAGAAGGAATAAAAGGACTTGATGATCCATCAGATTTTCCATAGTAATACGCTCTTCAAGTAATTCCATTGCTGCATCTTGAGCTTTCGTTTGGCGCGTCTTTACATTCTTACAAGTACGCACTGCTTGCGTCACTAATTGTTCAGTTTCACCCTGTTTATGCCCACGCTTTGTAGAGTATATATAATCAAAAGCCTTAAACTTTAAAAAGGATTTGAAAAGAAGCTCCTTTTCTTCTTCTTCACCACTACGCACCATAGCATTGACAAACGGCGCAATATACCAAGCAGCGCCATGTGGAGTAATCTTATCTCCAAGAGAATAGGCATTACTTTCAGCTATTGTTGCGATAAATGGATTGTGAATATTTTCTGCGCGGAAGCCCTTCATTATAAGATGCTTTGTTTCTATTGACTGAAGCGACATCATATCCGCGGTATTCCCCAGCGCCACGAGGTCAAGATAATTCTGCGCATAATCAGTGTGCATAAGTGAATCAAGGTATCTGCAAAACTGCCACGTGATACCAACACCTGATAGTTGCTTATTTGGATAGGCGCAAAGCTGATTATTTATGACTATTGCATTTGGAGATACAATATCCGCTTCATGGTGGTCTAAGACAATAATATCTACACCTTTGTCGATAAAAGCTAGGTGATATTCATAGTCATTAGAGCTTGCGTCTGGGCACAAGATTAATGCGTAATTGGCGGCCGCCCATTCAACATCGACATCACTAAGTCCGTGTTGTTTGCCGCTATGAATAAACCAGTCTAAGTTGTTCTGAACCCAAGCTGGGAAATGGTCATAAAGGTAATTGATTAGAAGCGCGGACGAGGTAAATCCGTCGCAGTCTGAGTCCACGATAACCAGCGCTCGGGCGCCTTGAGAAATCGTTTTTATTAAGGTTTGAGCTGCCTTGCGCAATCGATCGGCGCCCAATAAGTTAAAGTCATTAATATCCGCATCCGTTGTATTCAGCCAGTGATGGATATCATAGTAGGGAATACCTCTATTGGTTAGCACCTACTCTACTGCTGAATAGTGCGGATTTATATTTCCTAAAAGTTTATAGTTCAATTCACAATCTCATCCTTTCTTTAAATAATTTTCTACATCTTCAATAAACAACCAATGATAACCATAGCCTTTAGTTTCACCTTTATTACGACAACTTCTACGAATGTGAGAACCATCTGTTTTTCCTAGTGCTCGAGCAGCGGTTTGACTTGATGAATACTCTTGTTTGGTTTCTATGCAATATACTGGTTTACTATTGGTTTTAACTGAATTTATTCGCATTTTATCTAATTTAATTTTTTCTTCTTCTTTATGACTATCCCAGTATACACGAGATGCCATTCTTCCTTTTAAGGTATTATTTTTTCGTTCTTCAAAAGAAGAATTTTCTATATATTTTACATTAATTTCCTTTAAAAATACTTTCTTTTCTTCTTTTTTATCTTCTGGTAAATTTTGCCAAGTATTTTTAGAAGCAATACCAATTTTCTTTTTAGTTTCTTCTGTGTGCAAATGTCCAAGCTGACCTCCTTTTGTTAAATTATATCCAAAATCAGGATTGTCACTTTTATAAAATTGGATATAAAATTTTTCCCAATAATCAGCTTCATTTTGACTTAGCAAGTTTTGTTTTAAAATTATATGCTCAAAATTATCCCATCCATATTTTTCAATGGCAGAATAAAAAAGAGGGCTTTTAATATATTGCTTTCCATTAGCTCTCCATCTCTACTTTATATTACAGCTTTGTCCTATATATCTTTTCTAATTTTGCTTATTAACATGAGCATAGATACACCATTTTTTAATATTTTCATTCATAATAAAATCCTCCTTTTAAACAGTTCTATAAATACTTCTGCTCCTTCGTCAAGAGGAGAAGCTTTGTATGGCAATAAGTTTTCTTTATCAAAAATAAAACTAATTTGCACTTTAGAATAGTATTTTTTATGAATTGCTTGAAGCTTCTTTACCCACTGATTAAACTCTGTATCATTTTTTTGTCGCCATTGGCGATCAAAACCAATCACTATTTCTTTCGCGCCATGTTTAATTAATAAATCTACTTGATGTTGAATAAGATTACTTCCACACACTGCTACCGAAATATCGTTTTCTGTCCCAAAAAAGGATGCATATTTTAAGCAACTTTTTTCACCTTCTACAACAATTGCCTTTTGTATTTTTCGTATATTGTTTTTTGAAAAGTTCAAGTTATATAAAGCGAAACCTAATGGATGATTATATTGAACACCATTAAGAATCGCTGGTCGATACTTACCATATGCTTCCTCTTCTTTAATAAGTGTGCGCTCACGGATACCTATTAGCGCTCCATTTTCATCATAATGAGGTATCACAATACCTTGGTTAACGGGGTCATAACAAATACCTCGAGAATCCATTATCTCTTGAGTAATGCCTTCATTAAGCCATGGAGTAATGCGCGGGCGTGGTAAGTGTTGAAGGATATTTTCATCAAATTTTTTGAACTCAATTATTTTTTTATCATTATTGATGGAGCTATTTTGTTGATAATTCTTTAAAATATCCCAATCACGAAGTTTTTGTTGTGCATCTCCAAAATTCTCGTCTTCAGATGAAGCTATGCCGAAATAGCGGGCAACATACCCAACGGCGTGTGATAGTGACCACTCTTCGCCGCGCTGGATCTTCATTGCGCGCCGTGTTAAGTCATATATGTCAAACGCGTCTCCCGCGCACTCAGTGTAGCAGCGATAGAGTCGAGTATTCCCGTAGTAGTATAACTTGTGTGATCCGGTGCAAGCTGGGTTATGGCAGATAGTGTGGGCAGTAAAAACTTCTCCTCCTCCGGGGTCAAGTTTAGGATTGCCGCCAAGCTCTGCGGTGTAATCGAAGACTTGTTGGAAGGTAAGTTGTTGTTTGATTTCGTTGGAGTCATACTTGCTCATTTTTCCTCCTCGTAACAAGTCCAAATTCCATATGATACATTTTTATATTTACAAGGCTGTCCATAAACTACTTTTTTACAAGTCTTACAAATGTCTGGTGTAGCTGCGAAAGCCCAGTCGCTTATGATAGCTTTATTCTTATTTGGTTTATTAAGTTCTGCAATTTTCATTTTAACTGTCACAGCTTCGCCTAAATGCTTATCATCAATATCCATCATATCATCACAAATATTACATTTTGCTCGTTGACCTCTTGTATAGTTTGTTGAATGATAATAGTCACAAGGCATTCCCTCAAAAAAGTCTTTAAGAGGTTCTGGATGATTGAATAAACATATTGGACCTACCATAATATCACTATCATCAAAGTGGATACAGTCTGGGTGACAGGTTTTTTGCTCTTTAAGAGTAAACCCCTTATATTCTCCAATAACCCCATTCTTCATATTTTCTTCTGAAGCGGTTTTAACATACCCCTCACACTTCCCATCGGCGCCAATATTAATCACATAGTTATCACATACTCCATTATGATTAAATAGGCAATCAGGGTGCGCCTTACATTTTACTATTGTGTTCTTTTGATCCATTACAAGCCTCCCTTTCATTAAAACGCTTCAAATCTTCTATCATCTTTTCAAACTTGTCTCTTGGCATGAATATCTTACAAATACCTCGTTCATCGTGAAGAATAAGTGAGGCTGTGCAATATTCATCTTTATTATATAAACATTGAGTTGCACTACATTGAGTAACTCGTTCTGGATTTTTTATGTTAAGATCTTTCATATTTACCCACCCTGCTATAACATACTCCATTATTATCAACTTTGGCTTCTTCTAAATCACAAAAACCGCCTTCCATCCAATGCATACAAAATTTATCAGCGCATCTATCCTGACAACCATTCTTCCACATTGTATAAGTTTCAGCATTTGTCCAAGAAATATTAATCCATCCAAGGTCTTCTCCCCAACTATAGCTTCTTTCTTTTAGCACATAACAAGTTTCAAACCAACGATATTCATTGCCTACTCGAATAGGCAATAGAGCAAAGCGTTTTACTATTTTATAGTCTTTATTACGATATTTTTTAGTCCATCTCATTTTTCTACTCCTTAAAACGCTGATAAGTCAACGCTTTTCTTTACATTTATCTTAAAATCTTCTATATCAACTAATTCATAACTATATTTAGTTACAAATATCGGATCTAATCTACAAATACCACGATCTGACTTAATCCAGACTAGAACATTCTTCCAACGACCTCGTCTATTCTTATAAATCGACATCTTAATATCTGGCATCTCACATCCAAGACGCTTAACCAAAGGCGCCAGCGCCTCTTTATCTTTATCCGTCGCCTCAAGTAAAATAGAACCAGCATCAATTTTATCTGCTATAGACTTTGCGCCACGAAGCAATCCTTGGTCATAAACCTCTGCCTCGTGATAATCATTACTCAACTGAGTCGCAGACATAATAAATATTCCATACTGATTACACAAATCTTTAAGTCTTACGGAAATCATAAAGAGAATATTATCTTCTCTAAGGCGCACACCGCCGCTTCTTCGAGTAATCTCTTCGAGAATCTTCATACTCGTGTGTATATAGTCGTGGAATACGTACTTGATATCGTTCTCTCTAATGCCTTTCTTAATAACATTCTCAATGTCTTGTAATGAGAAATCTGGAAGTGCTTCAAAATAGATTTTTCCAGTCTTTAAGAGTTGCGCAGCATGGAGTGCGCGCTCCCATTCACCTTCAAGATATTCACCTGTAACAATATGTTCCTCGTCAACACCAGATAAAAACGCTATCATCATGGTTTGAACTTCTGATAACTCTTGCTCTGTTGCTATATAAAGAGTGGCTTGTGGTTCACCTGTATTTATCCAAGTGCGTTCTTCAAGGCTATACATAGAACCACATCCAATATAACACGCATCTGCTACCATTGAACGCGTTTTACCAACACCTGTTGCAGCTGAGCGCAAGTAAAATTTTTTCAAGCGCGCGCCGCGGAAAATAGTATTAATATATTTGCCATACAATGGGTATCCAAGCTCAGGCTTTTGTTTTAATTGCTCAAGAAGTAACTCCACACCTGCGCCCGCCTGAACAATATCGGCTTCGCAGTTGTCTACATAAACTGATTTAACTTCATCTATCTTTTTATCAATTAAATCTGCAATTTCTACAAGAGGTGTATTGTCTAACCAGTCCTCTTGTGCCTGTTTCTTCTTTGCATCAAAGATATTATCCATATCATAGAGCCACGATAAATCCATTCCACAGCGCTCGTTATACATGCGCAAGAGCGTCATCTTCTTAACTCTATCATAGTAATACTGAAAGGCGCTTAATTGTGTAGCCTCTTTAAGTTGCTCAAGATATTCTGCACCCTTATTTGATTTATATATCGCTTGGCGCTTAGGGCGCTGTGCAAGATAGTCTTCTATTGCATTGAGAGTTATCTCCTTAGCGCCGAGCGCATGTAGATTATATATAGTTCCAAAAAGAGTCACGTGAAAGTCTTCACAAAAATCTTCTTCGTGGAAATGATAATTTTCATTATCTAAAAGTGAGGGTTGGATATAGATAGCACCGATCACTTGCATTATTGCAGCGGTATCTACATATTTACTTTTGCTCATTGTTGCCTCACCTCATTTTAATATTTTGAATTTTATTACCAAGCTTATTGATCCATGCATGTGCTACTATTTTTGCATCTGACCCAATGAATACTATTTTACTTTTCATAAGATCAAGATGATTTTTTAATCTACAAATTTTAATAACAACATCAAAATTAGCTTCAGCTTCAGCCGCCCAATTATAAAATGTTGTATCTGCTACTTCAAACCAGCCAAGATAATCAGAATCGTAGCGAGCTTTAGTGAATTTTAAAATTACTTTATGTTTTTTCATTCCTCTTCCTCCAAATCATCTAAATTGAACAAACGCGGCGGTTTTACAATTCTCATAGGTGGTTCAATAGAGAACTCTCTAACCTTAACTTGAAAATGCTCTATGTCTTTATCTTCATTAGCGACCGCCGCCAGATATAGTGCATAGTAATAGGCGCACGCATCCTTGTAGACATAAGGTACAATGCCTATTGCACCGTTTGCTTTTTCCACATCGTTACCTTTTAATTCATACCACCACTTAAGCGTTTTTAATATTCCACTATAAGAATATTTATACACTTCTTTATATTCCTTAAGTTGTTTCCATACTCGCGGATTTAAATCCTCTCCTAAGAGGTATTTTATATATTCGATTAATTCATTATAGTCTCGTTCTTCTTGAGACATTGATGCCATATGTGTTTCATAGCATTTTTGATGTGCGTAACGATTACCTTTTGGTTTGGCGCAAGGCTCAGAATTACGATCAAAAAGCTGGCCACAATACAGGCATTTAACCATTGCTTTGCTCGCCATTTATCTTTTTACCTCTTTTTATACTTTTATATATATATATTATAACATAAATTAAATAAAAAGTCAATAGAGGATAATATCCTCTATTGACTTAATCATTATTGAGCTGTATTTATCAAATCTTTAAGTTCCGTCACAATAAGGTCAAGCGCTTCTGTCTGTTCGCGAGAGCACTGAGAAACTTTTTGTCCTTTACCAAGATATTTCTCTATGCATTGACTAATACGAGGTTGCCAATAAGTTTTGAATGTTTCTTCGTCGCTTTGAACCGAGAGGTCTTGAATCATTGAGTTAAACTGCATCATAAGTTCATCGAAATCAAGTTCTTTTGAAACGAATGTATGCAAGTTGGCGCCAGTATCTGTGAAGTATTGAGTTCCATCCTCAGCCGCCTGTCTATCAATAGCATCTCCTATTGCATTAACAAGAGCATTATAGTTGAAGTCAATATAATCAGGCGTATACTTAAATCTACTTCCAGCTACGAAACGAGGAGTTCCGCGCATAAAGAGTTTTGTAGATTTCTCACCAGACTCAGACTCAACAGTTCTCGCATATCCTATTATGTCCTTTAATACCCTCTTTTTCAAGATATTTTAATGGGAATAGACTATATCTTCATCCATTTTAAACGGTGGATGTCATGCACTTCGATTTAAAGGATTTTCACCTACTTTTATATTATTATAAAAGCCCTACTCCTGTTGAGGAAATTTCATCCTCCAGTGGGATAGTCGTTGAACCTTCTCCTATTCGGAGCTTGGCTGCTGATTGCCCAATTTAATCAATTTTTAACATTCGCACTTAGATTTCTTTCATTCTTATGCTGTAGTTTGATTAACTCTAAGGGGTTTCCAGCAATTCACATGATTTGCTTAATGGATTGCTCCATTAAGGGCCTTATATATTTCATATTTTCGTCTCAACCGAGAGGCCTCGGTTGAATGTTCATAAATTTTATTTAAAATTTGTACAACTGCAGCGCCTTCTTTATGAATTTGATAAGCAGAGGTTCCACAAGGACTTACTTTATTATCAAACTCTAAAATTTCTAGCATTTGTTTTGTGCAGATCTCAGTTTGACTGACAAAACTTAAACTAGGAATATTGTTTCTATCTTCTCTAATGTGAATACTACCATCTGCATCTAGCAATCCTCTTGCAAAATCATAAATATATTCATTAGGAATGTTTTCAAGGGGAATACTAAAAATAGAGGTTTTTGCAGGTACTATATTATATTGTGCTAAATAACGTTTTAACTCTGCCGAGTTTATAGATACAGTTAAAGCATGACATCCAGTGTTATTAGTACGCTCTGTAATGGGCGCATTAGATTCAAAGAATGCTTGTAAATTTTCAAGCTGCTCTCTATCTATATCTTTTAACTCAACTCTTACTCTGGCTTCATTTTTAGCTACATTTCCATCTCCAGCTAAAAATCCAAGCCAATAATATTTTTCATGAGGGTCTATTTTAATGTTTGTTAAATTTAAAGGATATTTTCTCAAAAAACTTTCAACTCCTTCTTTAAGAGAGCGAAAATATGAAATAAAAATGTTAAGCCATACGGTTTACAATATTACGAGGTTTATTATCAAGAGTAGGAACAATCTGATTATACTCATTGCCATTTTGATCCTTAAAGGTTTTGTCTTGCGCGTGAGAAATAATTACTAAGCCGTATCCTAATTGAAGGATTGAACGAAGCGCGCTATCAAACTCTTGCGCTGCCATTTTGAAGCCCTTTCCGTAACCAATGTCACCGATGCTATCGACGCCTATAGAGCCATCTGGACGAACTGCATTGGCGCAAATATATTTCTCACAATAGTCATAGGCTATATCAGCTGTATCAAGGATAATAGTTTCGAATCTAGCTTTAACCTGTTCATTCTTTAACTGGCGCAAGAATTTTTTAAACTCAGACCAACTATTAATAGGTTGTGCCATGGCGCCGGGAATTGCATTATATCCTTTTTCAAAAGCCGCCAAAAGATGATTAGGGAATTTAGTCGCGGTAGTAGTTTTACCGGTCTTTGCGTCTCCATAGAAGAAGACGCAATAACCGCGCATATCTCTTGAAACCTAATGAGGCTAAATATCAAGTAAATTAAAATCTGCCATTTTCACTTACCTCTTTTTATCAGAAGTTAAAGCCACCAGCTTTTGCCTGAGGAGCGGCGGGCGCTGCTACAGGATTATTTCTCTGTGCCTTATACTCTTCACTTCTCTTCTTTTCCTCGGCAAGCTTAACCTGTCTATCCTGCATAGCCTTTGTAAGCTCTTCTCCAGTAAGAATACCCTCTTCACCAAAGTCATAAGGATTCTGCGAAGCTCTTACAACAAGCCATTCTTTAGTCTTGCGCTCAAAGGTTCTTACAGACTCGCCGCCAAATGCAGTCTCTTCCTTGACCTCGTTCTTAACAGTATTGCAGTTAATAATACCTTCAACCCAAGTGTAAACAGGCTCGCTACCAGACACGCCAAGTTCTTCAAAGTAATTCATACCGTTAGGATTCTTAACTGTAAAGGTAAGAGGAAGAAGTTCTTTACGGAAATTAAATACTGCACCGCGAAGAGCAACATGTTCATCAATGTTTTTCTCTTTATCTTCATCTACATGAGTTACATTTGTGATAACCATATCACAGCGGAAATAAGTTCTCTCTGCTTCGTTCTCAGGAAGAGTGTTTACGATTGTTGCAAAACCACCCTCGTGCATTACCTGAGAGACAAGTTTATCTTCACCATTCTCATTGATATAGAAATCATTGAGCGCAAAAGAAGGCTCGAGTTTAACCATAGGTGCAGCATCCTTGCCGTCCTTTACCCAAGTCTTACCGCCATCGATAAGTGCCTTAAGAGCGGTAAAGGTATTGTTGGTGCCGCCATTCTTTGTGGTGGGGGTTACAAAAGTGTAGTGAACAGGAATTACATTAAGACCTGCTTCATCTACTGCAACCTGGATAGTTCCTGCAATAAACTCCTTACCGAAGTTCTCAGACTTTTCATTCTTTACAGTCTTTACTTCAAGCATATTTCTTCCATTTGCTTCTCCAAAACTGTAAACTCTTCCTTGAATTGTAATTGAATTCTTTGTGTACTTCATTTCTTTCTCCTTGTTTATTAATTATTTTACTTATTTAATATTTTTGTCCAATATCTTTATTATAACAAAAATTTTTTATTTAGTCAAGTAGAAGCTGCATTATATCATTAACTACTTCATAAGTCATACGAGAGCTTCCATCTTCATTATAGCAAGTTATTCCTCTTGTTTTAAGATACTCCTCTAAAACAGGAAAAGGTATATAAGAAATTGCTAAAATTATAAAATCTCTCATTATTCTTCATCCTTGGTTTTCTTTTCTGGAACTACTACCGTTACGCTCATCCCAAGTTCTGTAAGCGAATAACAAGTAGGAGTTCCTTCTGTCTTGCTTACATAACCGTCAGTAATAAGCTTTCTCATAGCACCAGACACTGTGCGCGAAGAACAGAAAAGTCCATCACCGATTTCCTTTGCCTTGAGAATATTGTTATAAGACTCATAATTCTCCTGCATCCAAATAAGAACCTTTGCGCCATTTTCAGTAAAAGGAGCCTTCTCCTTTTCAGGTGTTGCTTTAAGCTGATTAAGGTATTCAATAGCTTCAGTAGGAATCATATCTTTGCTATGCGCAATAAGTTGTTCTACTGTGTTGATAAAAATTTCTTTGTTTGTCATTTAATTAATTTATCTCCATTTCTATTTATTTTATTCATTTTATATAATAATTATAATTAAATTTGTATAAAAAATCAATAAATTAATCAAAGATTAGCTCTTTTGCATAGGGAAGAGTATTCGCCCACTCAAGGAAAGTATGCCACTCAGAGAGCTTGTGTCCGGCGCGCTGATGAGCCATACTACGAAGATTCTCATAATTCATAGTTACTGTACGCGTTTGAAGCCAACCATTGGGCAGCCAACGGATAAGCTCTTTCCAATATCGCTTATCTTTTGTTTCAAGATATTTTTGACGCAAGGTTTCACAATAAGCAATAATAGTATCTGGATTTAATGTTTCATCAATATCCGCGAAGTTAGTAAAATCATCAGTCTCAAAACATTCAAGCGTAATTGGAGTGCTTGCCAGTTTATGCATGGTGCTAGTTGAATTCTCGGTTACTCCAATACGGTAGGTATCAAACTCCTTGAGCCAGTAGAGAGGAGCAGTAATATCTACACTCACGAAGATTTGTCTAAGAAATTTACGATGTTCTGGACCTCCATTGATTAGTCTACGACAAAGATCCATATCATTAGGTCCGATTACAAAAGCCCCTTTAAGCATATTGCCTGGACACACTGACCAATCAAGACGCCATTTATCACAATTATCACAACTACCTGGACACAAAATAGAATCGCTTTTAGCCCAGCTATTAAGCGGATTTCTCATACCACGTAAAGCACCTTCAAAGTTAAAAACCTCAGTATTCTTAAACTTCATTAATCCCATTCCTCCTTTATTCCATCTTGATATTTCTTTTTCATTTTCTTTAGTACGCGAATTGCATCATCAAAAGAGTCTTCATAAGTTTCATGCTCAAATTCGCCGCTATCCTCCCATTCAAGAGAGATTTCAATTCTTGTTACTTTCATTTGCCACATCCTTTATATAATCTTTAATAACTTCATTATTAAGTAGATTAAACAGTTCTTCTTGGTTATGCTTATCTACTATTATGGCGCAAGCTTCGTTCCAGCTTAGGTTTTCAGCATGATACTCTGCGCCTTCGTCTGTTGTTATCCAAATATCTACTTTCATTTCAATTTTAACTCCTTGCGTATTTTCTTCCATTTTTGGTCGTACATTTTAAAAACAAAGCTAAAACAGTCTCCCCAAGACCAAAACTCTTTTTCTTCAATATCACCAATTTCATCTGTCCATTCTAGTTTAATATACATTTAACTATTTCCGCGAGTTTTATTCAGTCCAAAATCATATGTCTGATAGAGGTCAATATAAAACTTCTCCTTTTCATTTAATTCATTGATATTACATTTTTCAAGTATTTCAAAAGTAAAGTTATCAATACCCTTTTCTTTTGTAAATGCATAAAGTTGACTTGTTACAGGGGTATCGATACCTAAGCTGCATTTGACATGCGTTACCCAGCGCTCTTTAATGTTGCATTAATTTTGACTATTTTTTACTGTAATTTTTATTACAGGAAACCATTTCGGCATTTAAAGTACTTCGTTTCCTAAAATACTACTATGTGCTAATAATAGCCCTACTTCCCCGCCCATAAGGCCTAGGGAATAGTCGATACAGGTTTTTCAATTAATCCATTATTTTCTAGCAGGATAATCATAATCTTTAAGAATATAAGTTTTTCCTAAATTAATATTACTTATAGTTGAACGCCCTATGTTATATTGTGCACCAATATTATCCATAGAAGTATTAGTATTACGTAACAGATCTAAAATATTCTAAACATCCTCTAAAGTTAAATTATGATTATTGCGAATGTTTTTTGCTCTAATAGGATAACTATATTTCCCTATTTCTGCAAATTTTCTTCCATTATTAATGTCTCTTAATACCCTGATTGGAATATTATATTTAATATCTATACCACCTTGAATTGGTAAATCCCAACGATACAATAAATCTTCTTTTAAATTAACTAGCTCTTCTTCGGAGGAAAAATAATCTAAAACTTCTGTCTTACACGCTGAGTCATGATTATTTTTTCTTAATGGGTAAACTAAGTTTGGATTAACATAGGTTCTACCTGTTGAAATATTTAATATAGTACCTTGTCCTACTCCATATTTATTACCTATCTCTGTTAAAGAAAACTCTGTATGATTAATTAACAAATCAATTATTTCTTTAAGTTGATTTTCATTTAAAGCTGCATTAGGATTTTCAGTCCCTCGTTTCCCCGAAGCGTCTCCTCCTCGGGTTTTATTGTATCCGTGTCCATCTTTAATATAGGTTTTATAAAAGGAAATCCAATATCTTTCTTTATCATCTAATAACGATAAGTCAGAAACTGTTTCAAGTAATTCAAACTCATCAATAATAATATTGTATTCTTTCATTTTTTGCTCACACAATAGAAGTTCTCTTGAACCATGTCCAGCTTGACTATAAGAATTATGCTCCATAAGTCTAGCTCGAATATTTTGAGCCTATCCAATGTAAGCTTTTCCGTTTGGGTAATTAATTTTATAAATTCCGCTAATAATGTCATTTGGTGTCATCTTAGATAAAAATAATTTTTGCATTTTATGCCTCCTATAATGTTATATTCATCAGTTGTTCATATATATATTATTTTTATGGAAGATGGATTAATCAAAATTTCCCACGAGATTGTATTTTATTAAAAAATATTTTCCTCGTTAGCCACTATAAGTTAGCGACCCCTAGCAGCTACTAGGTAAAGTTTTTCATCGGCCAACATTGACCGCTTGTCCGATATAAGATATACCAGAGTCAATGTGTGTTATCTTATATATTCCACTGGCGCCCAACGCACCTACGCGCGCCGCAAGGTCATTGACTTTATCTCTATAGAAAGTAGTCCATATAAGCATACGCAAAGGTCTTGCTTCGCGTAGATTATATTCAATACTTTGAAGATATGCCACGTCTCGCTTATCTGCCTCATTAAGTTGAAGAGTATAAAATGTTGCTTGATTTTTAATTTCTTCTTCACGAAGTTGTGCTTCCATTGTGGCGGCCTTGGTTGCACGAATTTTTTCTAGCTCTTTGCGGATTGAGTCTAGGTCGGCGCGCATTGCCGCCTCTTCTTCTTGTAATTCTTTAGACATTGACTATTGCTTATCATAAAATAATTGCACAAGAGTGTCAATATCTTGACGTCGCTCTTCAATTAATCCTTTTTCTCTTGCATCAAGTTCTTGAAGTCTGTCAAAATATAATTGATCAAGAGTGTCCACTTCAATATCGAACTCTTGTTCGCGTTTTTGATATTCATAATCAAGAGTCTCACAATATTGTTCAAAGGAGGCGAGCGCAGCTGCCTTTAAGTCACCTGACATTGTCTCTACAGAGCTGCTGAAAGCAGCAATTTGCGCCTCAATTCCTGCTTTTTCAATTTGCTTATTTTGAATTTCATTTATTAACAACAATTTCTATTGAGTTAATTGATTTAATTCGTCGTAAGAATTTTTTGTTTTTTTACAGTTCTCTTCATATTTTTGAGAAATTTCATTGTTAGATTTTATCAATAAGTTATTTTGTGCTTCTAAGCTTTTGCGAGTTGCTTGTAATGACTAATTGAGTTCTTCTAGTTTCTAATTTTCTTCTGCTGTATAGCGATTAGCTTTTACAGATGTGGCTTTAACCCATACTCCATAAGCAAGACCGCTCACACCAAGAAGAATTGATATTACGCATAATACTATCATCTTTACAATTTAAGGGGTAATTGCATAATTACCCCTTATTTTCCTTTTTAATTAGTCTTCCGTTGCCTCAGGATCAAAACATTTTCCCGTTTCAGTTAGACGGATATATTTTACCTTACCGCCAGTTACAGCAACCTCTTCACGATAAATAAGATCGTGGTGTCTTGCCATTGCTGTGAGGCATCCATTTACAGACTTTACACCGATACCAGTTGCTTCTGAAATATCCTATGCAGTAAAGTCCTCTCCATCATGCTCTCTTACATAGTTAAAAATTGTGAGTGAATTGTCTTTTAAAGCCATTGCCTTAATTCTCCTTTTATATCTTAATATTTGCAGTTTTTTATTCTCTGCTATTGTTATTATAATTATATAATAAATTTTAATGATTGTCAAGTAGATTCTTGTTATAGATATAATCTTCGATGGCAAACATCTCAATCATTGTGCAGCTTTCAATGATTTGGGTCATTTCAGTTTCAGCTGCGTCTTTATCAATGCCTGCTTTTATTTGCTTTTCGAGTTCTACAATGCGCTTAATTTTAGGCATAAGGCGCTTATGCATTGCCTTACGCTGCTCTCGGTTCATTGGCGCATGACTATTTGAATCTTTTAAGTTTATGTTAACTTTCATTTCATTAACTCCTGTAACTGTTCTTCAGTGATAATTGGAATACCGAGCTCTTTTGCTTTAAGATTTTTTGATGATGTGCTTGTAACATCATTGTTTACGAGATAATCGGTTTTTGAAGAGACTGATGATGTTACCTTGCCACCTGCGGCGGTCACTGCCGCTGAAAGTTCGTCTCGGTTCTTCCAGATATGGACTCGACCCGTGACACAAAAAATCTTACCCTCAAGCGCATTTCCAGAATTTTCCAGTGCGCCTTCTTCTTCGACAAAGTCAATGATATTCATATCAACCATTCTATCTGCCTCATAATAATTAAAACTCATGATTGCCTCATGCATTGCTGGACCAAATCCATCAATCTGTGTAAAGTCAAAAGGTTTAATACCAGTGATAGGATCGGGAGTTACAGATACTCTAAAGTTTTGATAAGTTTCAAATATCTGCGCCAACTGACGTGCATAAGTCTTCCCTATAAGCGGAATACTAATCGCGCTTAAATACTTCTCAAGTGTCGTGTGACGCGCCTCTTCAATAGCATCCAAAATCTTCTTTACGCTCTTTGCGCCGAATCCTGGCTTATTAATCCACTCAGACTCGCATTGGTATAGATAGAATAGATCCTTTGCTCTTGTAATCCAGCCCCAGTCAATAAGTTTTTCTAAGGTAGCTTTAGACAAGCCTTTAATGTCGAGACCTTTCTTACCACAGAAATGGTCTAGCTTGTTTATGAGCTTTCCTTCGCAAGTATCACTTGAACAATACAGCTCAATAGTTCCACTATCGCTCTCTCTGATTTCTGTTGGCGCGCCGCAGATTGGACATTTCTTAGGTGGAAATAAGAATTTAATTTCTGGATCGTTAAGATAATAACCCGGATCCGCGCCAAATATTTCTTCCGCTTTTTCCCCCCAACTTACTTGAGGATTAATCATTAATGCCTTATATGTTTTTATTTTTTGTCCTACATAGGGATATTCACCAAGAATCTCGACTAAAGTATTGATATTATGAAGGCTTGCTCTTGAGCACATTGTATTTTCCATTTCTATTTCTCGATAAATAGCAACTGGACTAAGCACTCCCGTTTTACCCATACTCCATTCAATATCTAATAGCTCGGTTTCATATTCTTCATCATAAAATTTAAACGCAATTGCCGCTTTTGGATGATGGGCGGTAATCCCAGTGGCATAGTATTCGCTTTTATTATTTAATTTAAAAACCACTCCATCAATAGGTAAGCCTATTCTTTCACTATCCCATTTTAAACTATCTATTGCTTCTGTTATAGATTGACTTCCTGAAACGCTCCAGGAGACAACCTCAAACCCATAAAGACTTAAATCTTCGAGTTGAGCTGATAAAAAGTTACTTTCACTTTTATCGTCATAAATACAGTCCCACGCAATAAAACTCAAATTTCGCTTTGCAGACTCAGCGCTGTCAAGCAATCTAATACTACCCGCCGCAAAGTTTCTTGAGTTAGCATACTCCTCTGCAAAAGGTGCAAAGTCTTGCGAAAAACAGACTATCTCTCCATCGACTACAAGTCTGCCATCATGCGGAATCCACTTGGGTATATTTTTTACAACTTTAGCGTTGTGTGTGATATCCTCTCCCACCTCGCCATTGCCTCGAGTAGCCGCTTGAATTAGGCGCCCGCCTTGATAGATAAGACGACATGATAGACCATCACATTTAGCCATTGCAATCCATTGCTTATTTCCAAATTTATCTTCGATATCAGCAATCTCTTTTGTCTTATCAAGAGAAAGCATAGGAAAGTCTTCATCATGAGATACTTTGCGAAGCTCCGATACAACTTCATATCTTATCTTTTGAGTTGGAGATCCAGGTAGGCTTTCTCCAGCAACTTCTTCAAGATTCTTTAATTCAAAATAGGCATCATCCCACTCTTTATCGCTAATTGCAGGGGTACTTTTATCATAAAGCTCTTGATGATGATTTAGAAACTCAATAAGCTCTTTCATTCTTGTATAATTAGCCATTTCTCTTTCTCCTCTTTTTCATTCTTATAATAAATTATAACATATTTTTAATAAAAAATCAAAATAAGAGGGTTAATATAACCCTCTTAATGTTTTATTCTATACCATAAGCTATAAAAGACACTATATATCTTATTGGCAATTTTAACTAAAGTGCGTAAAAACTTATTTTGGGTTTTAAACGGCTTTTTAATATTTAATGGAGTGGTCTCAGTATCAACAATAGCATAAGCTTCACGTAACTTAAAATCATAGGGCCAAACGGCACGACCTTGATTACCCCAAAATACACTCCAAGAATTTTGAATTTTCCAACCGTTTTCATCCCAACCATAAAGCACCATCGCATGGCCGCCAGACTTTTGGGTGAAATTAGAGGTTATAACTCCATCTTTGACTTTCATATCATTATACCAGTCCACTGCAATAATAACAGGATAGCCTTGCATTAATGCTGTTTTTATTTCTTTTTCTTTTGATACTTTAATATAAGAGGTAAAACGGAATTGGCGCGCGAGTGCGTCCAATGAGTCTTTAGCCTTTTCTACTGCGGTAATAATATCTGGGACTTCACAATGTAATGGAAAATCATTGAATGTAGGAGCGCCATCTGCGCAAAAATTGGAAATTGCAAAACGCGTAATCATGCCAGCAGTTTTATTTAATGGAGGCACTCTATTGCCATAAATATAGCCAACGCTTATTTCATTTGCGATGCCATATTGTTGTTGATTAAAATATTCTGCTACTAAAGCAATAGAATGAGCTACGCAAGAGCCAACTGATCCTTGATTCTTAACAGGTGGCATTGGTAATTCAAATTCAGCTGGAAATTCTGATTGTAGACTAGAACTATCAATACGATAATCTCGGATATCGGGAGCGGAAAATTCCGCTCCCAAAGTTTCCATATATTGTTGATTTTCAGTTATCATATTTTAATTACTCCTTTTATGGTACTATTTTTAATCATTATATTACCTTGCGCCGTGCGCGCTAAGAGCGGAATTTCAGTGGCTGATATGCAGATGCTATTTGGCGAACCGACTATGAGAAGATTATCTTCATCGCTAATCAACGCTGCGCCAGCCAGGTCTCCACTTCCTATCTTTAGGCCCTTGCCACCTCTACCCTGGACAGGGAATTCTTCAAGCAAGGTCTTGCGCCCCATACCATTCGCGCTAAATGTTGCAAGAGTATCAGTCTTATGCTTAATAGGCAAACCAGTTAAAACCTCATCACCCTCGTTTAATTTAATGCTCTTTACACCAGAGGTTACGCGCCCAATAGGAGCAATCTCTTTCGTTTCAAAGCGAATACTCATTCCTTGTTTTGTAAGAATGATAAAATCTTCTTCATTAGCAAAAGTAACAGTAGCAAGTGAATCACCTTCCTTAAACTTAATTGCGGTAATACCTGTTGCTCGTTTTGTTTGGAGATATTCTTCTAACTTTGTCTTTTTGAAAAGTCCCTGCTTTGTAATAAAGATAACATATTCTGCTTGACTCTTGCGATATAGTGAAGTCATAGCTACTACTTTTTCATCTGCTTCTATATTAATCAAGGCGCCGATGCGTCCGCCCTTCGAAGCATTAGTGCCAGTAGGAACTTTATCTACCAATAGACGATACATTTTACCTTTATCAGTAAAGAACATTAAAGTATCGACAGTGTTGGTAGAAATCATGTCAAGGATTGCGTCATCTGTTGTCTTTACGCCTTTGCCGTTGCGCTTTTGCGTTTTAAAAGATGCGGCGGGCACTCTCTTAATATCGCCATTTTGTGTCGCTATTACTACGCAGTCTTCAGGTACTACGGTTTCGATTTCCTTCTCTACCTTGGGAAGCTCGATCTGCTCAAGACCAGTTCTGCGTGAGTCACCATATTTCTTAATGAATGCGGTAAGGCGTTCGCGCAATACTTCACGCTGCTTGGTTTCGTTAAGGAAGAGGGTATTTAATTCCTCAACTTCTTTGTGGAGTTCGTTTGCCTCTTGATTCAGCTCAACCTTTTCAAGTCCAGCGAGCTTACCAAGTTTCATATCTACGATAGCTTTTGCTTGTGCTTCAGAGAACTTATAGGTGGCGATTAACGCATCCTTAGCGGCCGCCGCACTTGCAGATGTCTTAATGAGCGCGATAATGTTATCGATATCTTCCAATGCATGAAGAAGTCCTTCAACGATATGAAGTCTATCTTGCGCCTTTTCCAAATCAAACTGTGCTTCATTTTGAATACAAAGTAAATTATGGTCTACATAAATCTCACAATAGTCTTTAAGAGTAAGAAGTCTTGGAGTTTTACCCACAAGCGCCCATTGGTTTGCGCTATATGATTTTTGTAAATCAGTCTTAGAATACAGCTGTTTTAATACTGCATCGGGATTTTCACCACATTCTACATCTATTTCAATACCCTTTTTACTACTTCTATTATAAACCGCATCTACGCCAGTGATTTCGCCTTTTGATGCAAGCTCTTTAATTTTTTCAATAAGAGGCTCAACATACACCTGATAAGGAAGTTCTCTAAAATAGATATGGTCTTTTACTATATCTGCTCTTGCCCTAAGTGTGACTTTGCCTTTGCCTGTTGCATAAATAGGCGCTAAATCGTTTTTATTAATTATCTGACATCCCGTAGGAAAATCTGGAGCTAAGCCTGTAAAATCAACAGTGTTAGTTTCAATATAGTTAAGAATAACATTTCCTATATCAGTTAAGTTATGCGGCAACCATACGTTTGCTATTGTGCTTCCTATTCCTTGACATCCATTTACCATTAAGCGAGGGAAAATCGCAGGAAGAACCTCTGGCCATTCATCGTCTTCAGAATAGTTGGGAATCATTTTTACTACTCGCTTTTTAATAGCATGGAACATACCCTCTTCAGTTGCTTTTGAAAGACGAGTTTCTGTATACCTTGAAGAAGCGGCTGAGTCAGGAATAATTTGAGAACCATTATTTCCTTTCCAGTCTACTTCTGGAACATTATTAATCCATGGCTGAGACATACGAGTAAAAGTTTCATAGATAGCTACATCTCCGTGCGGCCACCAGTTACCCGATACTGCGCCAGCTACTTTTGCGCCTTTTACTGTTGGTTTAGAAGAAAGATATCCTTTATGATACATTTCCCAAAGACAAGCGCGTTGACCTGGTTTTAAGCCGTCTCTTGCGTCAGCAAAAGCACGACATGAATTGGCTTCATAACTAAAATCTATAAAGTTATTTGATAATTCATCACATATGTTTATTTGTTTATTATTATCCATTTTTTATTCTCCTTATTACCACAATCCATCGCTTGCTTCTTCGCTGTGCGCCAATAGCCATGCGCGCCTTGGAGGAACAGCAGTCCCCATTAATGTTTCAAACATAATATCTGCCTGCTTTTTATCGGGAACTATAATCTGATTGATATTGCGAGTCTCAGGATTTAGTAAGCAGGGCTCTAATTCTTCGCTATCCTGTTCTCCAAGTCCCTTGTTTCTGTTGATAACGAACTTCTCGTTTCGATGTTCATTTTTATATTTCTCTAGCTCCTCATTATCTTTAAGGTAGATATATTTATCTTTTCCCTTAGTGATTCTATAAAGAGGCGGAACTGTTACATAAACGTGACCATTTAAAATAAGCTCTGGACAAATAGTCCATAGGCAAGTTAATATAAGATTTTTTATAGCCATGCCATCAGGATCTGCATCACAAGCTGTAAGAATTTTTCCATAACGAAGCTTTGAAGTATCATAAATCAATTTACCTGTTCGAGGATCAATATCAAGACCAAGAGCTTTCTTTAGATTATTTACTTCTGCATTAGCAAGAACTTTCTCTGGAGAATTCTTGTAAAGATTGATTAATTTTCCACGGATTGGAAAAATGCCTTGTGTTTCAGAATCTCGAACCTTAATCAATCCACCTGCGGCACTATCGCCTTCACAGATATACAGCTCACATTCAAGCCTGTTTTTGCTATTTGCGTCAACGAGTTTTGTTGGAAGGTTAAGAAGTTTATTTTTCTTTTCTTTTTTGTCGCCACGAGCCGCGTCTCGCGCCTTTTTAGCAGCTTCTCTTGCCTTTCTTGCATTAATTGCTTTATCTGCAATTACTTTGATTTCCTTTTCATTATTATTCAACCAAATACTTAAATTCTCTGCGAGTGCCTGAGTAAAGGTTGTCATACCAATTTTAGTAATATTACTCTTAACCTGTGCATCATAAGATACATTGGGTGCAGTAATATTAAATACAATATACATTCCCTCTTGGATATCATCACCAGACAGATTCTCGTCAGTAGATTTCAACCACTTTTTCTCCTTGAAGAACTTATTAAATTCTCTTGTGAGTACTGTCTTAATCTGTGTGATATGAGGTCCTTTCTCTGTAAGTCCAGTATTCACATATGGAACCAGAGTAGAGGAATAATTGCTGGTATAAGTGAGGATAAAGTCCATTTTCTCTTTTCCTTCACTAAAATTCATAGAAAATCTGTTATTGATTATTTCTTTATCTTTTACTGCTTTATCTGCTAAATCATTTAATCCACGAGTTGAATGATAAACAGTTTTCTTTCCATTATCATCAAGATTAATCGTTAACCCAGGGCAAAGACAAGTGATTGTTTCAAATAAAGAATGAATTTTAGACACTTCTACTTCTGGATGAGTAAAGAACTCTTCGCTTGGTTCGTACTCTACAATAGTACCTGTAGGTTCTTTATTTTCAATGCCCGTTACTCGCTGATCGAATACACCTTCTCTAAAATTGACGCTTTCCATTTTCTTATCTCGAATAGTTACAACGCGCAACCAATGAGAAAGGAATGTAGTAATCTTTGAGCCAATACCGAAGCTACCTAATGATGTTCCTTCATAAGTTCCATCCTCTCGATACTTTCCGGAGGTATTCAGAACTGAGAAAGCTGCCTCTAGGATAGTTTTACCATCATCGCGCTTTTCATTTACCAAGAAGCCCTGACCATAGTCTCTAACTCTAACCTTAGCATCTCGAAGCTCTACATCGATTTGATTACCATGACCCAATCTAAATTCATCAACCGAGTTAGAAATTATCTCAACCAAGAGCTGAGTTGCATAGGTCGTGTCTCCTGCATATACCCCTGGCCTAAGACGAGTAAATTCTAGCGGCGATAAAGATTCGATTGAGTCCTTAGTATATAATTTACTATCTGCCATATTTTCTCCTTTATTTTATTTTATTCATTTTTATTTACTTATAATATATTATAACATATTTTTTATATTTTTTCAATTCAAAAAGCCATAGATTAACTCTATGGCTTATTTTATATTATATTTAAGCGGAACATTCTATATCCTTCAACCATTATTTTGAATTTAACATATAATTCAGATAACGAATATGCTTCCAGCGCTGGATCCTTAAGAGGGAAAACGGGCGCACAAGTGGAATACCCATTTTCAGTCAAAAAATTTCTAAAAGCATTTTCGATTCGGTCGAGACGTTCGCCTTCAATCCGAACAGCTTCTTCAGTATAAGGGGTGTCATAAAAACCTGTATCTATTGTCATATAGTATTTTTTATCAGCTCGATTATAATAAATATATGCATCATCCCAAGAGCAGAACGAAGGTGTAATTATAGGGTTTGTATTATATCCCCATATAAATTTATTATCTAACATATTAAATTCATCGTCGCGCCAGTCCGGATAAAGGCGCACGCATCTTGCTTTTTCGCGCTTCATGCTTTTGCCTATACGACGAAATTCTTTACGTAAATAGGCATCTAATTTTTGTTTATTCATACTTACTCCTTGTTAATAATGGTAAAGCTCCTTTGATTCTCTCAAAGGAGCTTCTCTATCTGGCAGGGGAGGTAGGAATCGAACCTACGTCTGTGGTTTTAGAGACCACGGTCTTGACCTTTCGACGACTCCCCAGTATAAGTAATGAGGTGGCTGTTTATTAATATTTTACCTGTCGAAATTTAAGTTGTCAGGCGGCACCTTTCACACACCACTTTTTTCATTTCTTAACTCATTACATTTATATTATATACAAATTTTTTAGTTTTGTCAAATAAAGAAATCAATTGATTGTCTAAGTGGATCGTCATCTGGTTTAAACCAATATTCAATAAGCTCTTTATATTTCTTATGATTGCCAGTAGCTAAGGCATCTGCTAATTCATTACCTATATCACCTGAGTGCCCGTCGCATTTGTGAACTTCTGCGTTGAAAAATGGGCGCGAAATGTAACTCCATATTGCTTTCATCAAATCGATATTTTCTACTTCTTGCTTTTTTGAGTTACGCCATCCATTAGCCGCCCATGTCCGCATCCAAGAGTTGCAACTATTGACAACATAAGCGCTATCAGAATAAATAATAAACTGGTCATTTGGATGAGACTCTACATATCCAAGGGCGCAAATCATTGCCTTTAACTCCATACGGTTATTGGTTGTATGATCTTCAGTGTCGTGCTCAGTGAAAATAATCTCAGTTTCATTTTCATTCATCACGATCATTCCCCAGCCACCTGGGCCCGGATTAAATCTTGCACTTCCGTCTGTGTATATATGATATTTAGCCAAGTTCGCTCTCCTTTCTAATTTTTAATACAGTGCTTAAACAAGCATATCTTAAGCCTAATTCTTTTTTATTTAAACAGTCATGATGATGTGGCAAATCACATAAAACACGATGAATAAATGTGCGGGTGTGTTCGTGCATAGCAATAGGTTTAGAACTCTTATTCAGCCACCATTCATATTCTTTTTGGTAACTGAAACTCTTTCCCATATATGCGCGCCCGGCGCCTAGATAATCACAGAGCATCTCTACTGCATCTTTATAAGGCATCTGTACAGGGTGCCCACCATTGTCAAAATTGTCCTGCCAATATTCGTAATGGTGAGTGTTTCTACCTTTGTGGTGCATCCACGCTTTAGAGACACCTTTATCTTCTTTGCAAGCGTCAATGGGAGAGCGATTACCTTGATAGTATCTCACCGACTCCCAGAATTCAGTCGGTGAGAATTTAGACATATCGTGTTTAATTCCGCGCCAAGGGAACCTGCTTTACAACAATAATAAAATACCCAATATTTATGTTTGAGTATTTTACCGAAGTGACGACAAGTATTCTTAATAGTAATTTTGGGAGTCATTTATAGTTGCAATCCTTTCTGATTTATATCCATTATCATTAATCACTGTAAAATCAATATCATCATACCAAATAAAAACATTATGATTAGGAAAGCAATCTTGAAGAGTGCGTTTTAATGTATTAAGTTTTTCAAAATCATAGCCCGAATTTCGAGAGATGCGCGCAACCAGTACTGCATTCCGCTCAAGGGTAAGAGTATTAAGTTGCATAGAGGCAAGGTTTGGCGCCTCATAGTATTTAGGCATGCCTTGTTCTATTGGAGTGCCCGTATAATAATCAATCATATATCAATTCTTCCTTTTTTTATTTTTTATTTCTTATAATAATTATAATATATTTTTAATAAAAAATCAAAGAAGGAAGATTACTCTCCCTTCTTTAACTTTTCTCTCATTATTTCAAGTGCTGAATCTACCATTTTTGAAAAGAGTTTAAATGGTAATACTTTTCCTACTAGTGGGAACTTTTGAACTAGTCTATCATGAACTAACCTTAGTTTGTCTTGTCCATGCCCTACGCCGATTTCTGTTTCTGCGGCAGTAACAGCTTCAAGCAGCCATTTCTTTAATGTATTACGTTTAAAGATGAACATTATTACAAGAAATGCTACAGCGAGTACCGCAGCAATAATATAAAATACTGTTTGCATCGGTATCACATCCTTTCATATAATTATGAAAAATGCAATAGATATATTAATTAGTTTTGTCCTTAAGCGCTCTTTGAAGAGTAGCATTTTTGAAACCAAGGTCACGAGTAATAATGGTATTATGATAAGAGCGTTTAAGGTATTGAATGCGCGCAGACCATTCATCATATCGTGCTTTGACTTCGTCTACTTTAATTCGCATCTTTTTTACCCAAAAATCATCTACATTATAGGTGCGAGTAGTGATCATATTACGCCAGAATTCAGTTAGCGCCTTAAGTTGCGCAGAATAAAAAGCTTTTTTTGCTTTTGCATATTCAATTTCAGCTTTTGTTTCTGCAAGAGTCCAACCGAATATATCACTTTCATGCGCCCAGTCCTCCTCACGGCAAACTGTGGCGCCAGTAAACTCTCCTAAATCTGTACCTATTGTTACCAGATAGCTATGAGAATCTGGTTTTATATTTTCAATTAATGTATGTTGCTTCATCGTAGCTCTATTTTCTCCTTTATAGCATAAAATATTTTTTCAATTTCAAAACGGTTTTCCATAAACCAATGGTAAATAGGAAATATAATATTAATCATTCTTTTGAATCTCCTTCCAATGCTCAGTAATCTCTTCAATAACTGTATCAAGTAGTACGGGTCTACAATCATGCGCATCCATATTTACGTTGTAGCAAAAAGAGTGTTCACACCACTTTGAAGTAGAGTGAGTGTGTCCATGTAAATTCCATGTAGCTAACCAACATTTGTCTTTTCCGTTGCCTGTAAGGGTAGGATAATGGCTAAGATAAAAACTTTTCTTTTTGTATTTTAACCTATATGCAAAATGAACATCGTATCCAAGTTCTTTATATATAGCAATTCGAGTATCCGTGCAATGGTTGCCACAAACCACATGAATATGTCCTTTGAGTTGTTTAAGAGCGGCCGCCCCTTTTTCATTATCATTCATCATTAAATCGCCAAGAATCCAGACATCATCTTCATGATCAACCAATTCATTCCATCTTTTAATAATTTCTTCGTTCATATGGTCTGGAGAAGTGAATCCTCGTGCTTCCCATACAAATGGTTGAATATGGGATAGATGCAAATCGCTAGTTACATATATTTTACCCATATTTTTTACATCCTTTCTATCATTTTATTTAGTTCATTTACTGCAAAATTATAATTATTTAATATTCCTATCGCTTGTAGAATATCAGTATTACTTTTAGAAGAAACGCAATGCGTCTTAATACAACACTGCTGTTTATCATAGTCCCACCAAGCGCAACGCTTTGCTTCACACTCTGTACTATGACCATATTGATTAGTTTTCATTGGACATTGCATTTAATCACCACTCTCTAATACGAGTAATTTTAGTAAAACCTTCATCTCTTGTAGGTGCCTCCATTTGAAAGAACATTCTACGAATGACTCCACGCGGCACTCGTGCGCGCCCTTCGCGCAGTTCGTTTCTTATAAGTGCAGTTTCAAGAGGAACCTCTATTACTATTATTTCTATTTCATCTGCAAATTTAGCGACTTTATTAAGAACTTTAGCGCGCGCCTTTTTATTAAGATGAGTCGCATCTGCTATTGCAATTTCATCTACTATAAGACTGCCAATAATTTGATAAATAAACTTATCAAAAACTTCATCTTCATAGTCAAAATACTCGCCGCCTCTTTTATCAAGCAATTCAAAACGAATTGCATCTCTTGATACAGGTATTATATCTGGAAAATTATTTTTTATCCAAGTACTTTTACCAGAACCTGGAACTCCGCACATCATAATTAATTTACTCATTCTTCTATCTCCTTCCAACTAATCCATATTTTTATTTCTACGGGGATTATTGTTCCCGATCCTTTGATCTCTTGGAGTTCAACACTATATCCAAAATCCGTAAGAAGATCAATTAATACATCTTCAAATACTGAGAATGTAAACTCTTTTTCCCAAAAGACTTCTTTAGTCCATTTATAGGAAACATGGTATTCTCCTTCACTTGCTGCTTTTTTAATACGCGGATTAATGAAACGATTAATTTCATCTATTGCAAACTGCTTTGCGCGTTCTCTTTCGCGACTATTAAAACTATCTGCTATTCTTTTAGCTTCTATTGCACCTATCATTTTTATTCCCTTCTTTTCATTTCTTTCTTATTTTATAATTTATTATAACATATTTTTTTAATAAAATCAAAAAAGCCGCTAAAAAGCGGCTTTTGTTGTTTTTAGATAATATAGAATTTATTTGTACCTGCGCTAAGAGTGAAAGTTCCTGCTTCACCATATTGTACAAATTTAGACAAATCAGTGATGATAGTTCCCGTTTTCCATATCGCAGCATCCATTGTTATTTCTTCGGCGCCAAGTGTAACAACACCAGTATTAGCAATACTTAAAGTTGTTTCTGTTGTTTCTATTGTAGGCACTCCTTCAATTTGAACGAAAATAGCTGTTCCTGTAGGAATTGTCATTGTGACATCTTCTTTATCATAAATCTCAAGAGTAAATAATACATCCTTATCTTCTTCTGTAATACCAGGCATCGCATCAAAAGTGAAAGTAAAAGCAGAAGGATCTCCTGAAGGAGCCATTGCTAAATTAAGGTTAGATTGTAATTTTGCTCTTGGAATTACAATATATGCTGGATGATCATTACCAGATTCATCTCTAAATAAAGTATCAGCAGTAATTTTATAATATCCAGCAAAAGATGTTGTTTTAGATGTAAATTTAATACCATTATTAGTATCTTTTACATCTGCTCCAGTTAAGGCATAAAAGCTTTCCATTGTAATAAGTGCATCTTCAACGGTAAAGGTAAGTGTTTTTTCACCTTCCCAAGCCATTAAACGAGAGTTTCCTTTTCCTCCTTGTGCATAAACGGTAGTAGAAGCACCTTCAAGAGTAGAAGTTTTGGCTGTCTCAATGTCGAATTGCGCTGGACCAACACCAGAAAGTTTTTCTAAGTGCATATCGCATACTTCACGAATACCAAATCTCATATGTATAATCTCCTTTATTCTCAAATTTTATAGTAGTTAGCGGCAAGCTATTTATCTATAAAAATATGAAAATAAAGGAGATTATTTTAATTTATTTTGACCTTTTTATTCTTCAGTAACCTCTTGAGCCTCTTCCATATCAGGTGCGGCGGCCTCGGCTTTGACCAGCCCTTCTAGACACTTGAAACTAAAGTTCTTGTGTTTGTATGCGGCGAACTTAGGTCTATTGATTATACGCACAACTACTCCTTCACGGACATGGGTCTTTCCAATAGGATCGGCGCCATCATAAAATTCTTCTGCAATCTTCATTACAAGGTCACCAAGAGTCATTCCCTCTTTAAGAAGATAATCGTGATCATAGCCATCGGGTGCTACAAAATGCGCGCGATCAGCGCTTAATATAACTTTTCCAAATACAGGCACAGTCTTAACCCCCATCTGCTCGCAACGGTAACGCATGAGGTCAGGAGTGTACTCGACTATCTCACCATCCTCGTTAGTCATTGTCATACGGTAAACATAGATGTCTGACTGAGGGATGCTATAATCTATAGTGGGCATGACGTTAGGTTCATCATATTCAGTAACTTTAAAACCAAAAGGCTCGCATCCATAGGAGAAACGAGTAATCTCGCCATACTGCTTGATGAATTCCTTATCATTAAGCTTCTTGTTAGAAGCATCACCCATGATAGGAGCACCATTGGTTGTGAATCCTACTACTTCATAGTAGACCGTTTCTCCTTTATTCAGCTTATCCTCGAATATTTTAGAGTGTTGTTCACGAAACTCGTTACTTCCGTAAAAACCGCCATCATAATTTTCAAGAACTACGCGGCGGGTGCCAGAAACATAACCCCAATCATAAATAGGAGTGCCTTCCTTGCGAGTAAGCTTCTTCCAAAAGCTGCGCTTATATCCTTTAAGAGTAGGTAGACATCCTGTTCTTTGACTAGTTCCATGCATCTTAAGCGTGATCTCAATTTCATCACCTACTTTAAAAGCGCCGAGATTATATGCCAACTGCTCAGTATCCGCATGCTCTTTGAAGAGAGGTGCAGTAGGAACTTTCTTTTTACGAGTTCTATTGCCTTCAGTTACAGTACCGCGGCGAATGTTGGTACGAGGTATATACTTGCAGCAGATTTCGTGTCCGTTAACTAGACCATCAATTATATCTCCAGCTTTAAGATGAGCGGCGGCCGCCCCATCCTCAAAGCAATAGTCAAGCGCTGATAGAGGAAGGAAAAGACCGTCACTCTTCTCACTGCGCAGACGAATTGCGGTTACATTTCTTTTATCTGGGTCCATGTATCCACCAATCTGGTTTCCTGCATCATCTTTCTTACGGAGTAGGTTATTATGCTCAGCAAATTCTACCGATACCTGACCATCAGTGGGTAGATAAATACCCACTTGACCTTCAAAATAGCTAGTGGATACGCATACGGTATTACCAAAGCAATCTCCAAGAAGCAGTCTATCTGCATTAGGATGCTTACGCACATTTTTCAGTGTAGTTATATATGCTTTATACATTTTTCTTTATCTCCTTTAATTCTCTAAACATTCTTTTAACATACTAGCGCGCATAGGATTACGCAGTTTTCTCATAGCTTTTTCTTCAATCTGACGTATGCGCTCTTTTGAAAGACCATAAACCTTGCCAACGTCTTCCAAAGTCTGCGCTTTTTGATTGTTTAATCCATATCTACGAATTACAATATCAGCTTCTCGTTCATCAAGAGTAGATAATACTGTCTTTATCTTTTGAGAAACTTCTGCTTTGAATATATCTTCAATGGGCGACTCTGCGCCGTCGTCTGCTATAAGATCTCCAATAGTAGCATCATCTTCGTCGTTCAAAGTCTGATCAATAGAAACAGGCTCTTTTACAATATTTTGAAGTTCGCGCACCTTATTAATATCAAGCTTCATATAGGCGGCAAGTTCTGCGGCAGTAGGCTCGCGCTTAAATTCTTGATATAACTCACTATTCGCTCTACCAAGTTTATTCAAAGCTTCGATAATGTGATGCGGCACGCGAATTGTACGAGACTGCTCTACCAACATTCTTGAAATAGACTGTTTAATCCAATAGGTGGCATAGGTAGAAAACTTATATCCCATTGTATAATCCCATTTATCAACTGCGCGTATCAATCCGATATTACCTTCTTGAATCAAATCAAGAAAAGGGATTTTAGTTTTATTAGTATATCGTTTTGATATGCTAATAACCAAACGCAGATTAGATTCAATAAGTTTATTTCGCGCCGATAAATCACCTTGAGTAATCTTTGCGCCGAGCTCTTGTTCTTCTTCTGCTGTCAACAACGGAATATGTCTTATAGAGTTGATATAAGCTCTTGTGGCATCGGGCAAATAATCACTTGTTTCAAACTCTAAATCAATTGTTTCTTCTTCAATCATTACATTACTTTTTGTCATACTATTTTCTCTCTTTCTCATTTTAATTTTCTTTAGCATATTATTATAACATAATTTTTTGAAAAAGTCAATCGATTCCTTTATGTTTCCGTTCCTGTTATAATATGTGTTGGAATAGGTGGGACAATTGCGGCAAATTTTGACCAGCTACCATAGTCAATAAAAGTTGCAGTTTCAGCCATTAAAATGCGCCAATAGGGATTGTTTGCCGCCTTAGGGATAGCTTCTCGAATTATTTCACAAGCTTCTTGATAGGTATTAGCTTCACCTATCTCAGTTTCGTTGTGAAGAGTTTCTATTGAATCTGACGTAAAAATTTTATATTTCATTTTTTTCTCTTCTCTTTTTTATTTATCTTCTAAAGGATTTACTTCGTCAATGATAACATTGAATGTCGAAAAGTAAATAATATGACGCATACCTTGTTCATCATCCCAAAGAATATAAGTAGTATGATCAGTTTCGATGTCAAACTTACCAGAATACTCTGCGACAAGATCTCCATCTATATCATAAACTTTAACAGTTCGATATAGACCGCCATTCCAGTTACTATCCATATCTTTGCAGCTACGGGCGCAACCTTCAGAGCATGAACATAGCGCCAGCGCTATTAAAAGCATGCATACTGTGACAATAATACGATGTTTGTTAGTTTTGAGGAATTTCTTCATTTTTCTTTTCTCCTTGTTCTTTATTTTCAATTTCATTCAAAAAATTTGCAAACTCTGTAAATTCACTTGCAAGTCTTAAAAATCCAAGCCCTGCATAATAATTAGCTCTTTCAGTGGCTTTATTTTTTAATTCGACAAGTCTTTCTTTCATAGTAGTTTCTCCATTTCCGACACATCAACGCCTTTGCCGCGAAGATTGTCGATGCACTCTTTCAAGTATTCATCGTTATGTTCGGGATAAATGATTTTACTCATTTGGTTTGCATCCATCCAAATATTAGATAATACTGTGGTATCAACCCAGTTAATATCATGTTGTAAAACATTTCCTCTCCAGTTAGGATCTTCCCAAATGAGATCAGGGTGATATCCTCTTTTCTGCATTTCCATCATAATGTGCCAATGATATGCAACCAATAGTTCAGGTCTATGAGTAAACACATAATCAACTGTCGCATGTTTCTTACCCCAACCTTTACCTCTTAAAGCGGCACATTCGCGATGTTGACCTAGCAATTGTTGTCTAGGAAGGTAGGGTATTAGTTTTTGATGCCAGAGTCTCACGCTTTTATCCCCCTTATTTCAAATCCATAACAAAATAACTTTTCAACATCAGGTTGAACAGCTATTGTTTTAATCTTTTTACGCATTTTTTTACTTTCAAATTCTGCGCCCATCTGTTTTTTAATAAGCGTAAGCGCTTCTGTGATGGCTATGTCACCATTTTTTACTGTAAATTTATTTTTTACTTTACTTGAGGCGGGCGCATTTCGAGGAATAATCTCAAAAGCATCATATTTTTGACCGTAAGGACAACCTGCAGAAACTATTTCTTTTGAGTTGTCAATTTTGCCAATAAAATCCATCTTTGCGCGTTTAATATTTTCTTCATAAGTTACCCACTCAAGATTTTCTAAGCTATTATCTCTTTTATTATGATTTTTGTGATCAACAGTAAGATTTTCAGCCTCATCCGTGGGGCGCTAAGTAAGCATCACTAAACGATGAGCAAGTATTTTCGTGCAAGTTGTGCAATCAACTTTAACACAACAATACCCTTTCTGACTTATTTTAATAGGCAAATCGGCTTTATCTCTATTACGAAAGCGCCCATGCGTTGATACATAAACACCATAATCTTTATTAAATTTCCATCTTTCAAAGTGAATTTTAAGTGTTGGCAACATTTTTCTTTTCCTCTCTTTTTGCTTTTCATTTCTTTTATAATTTATTATAACATATTTTTTTAATAAAATCAAAAGGCACTCATAAGAGTGCCTTTAAGTTGTTTAATTGTAACCATTATTTCTTGTATGCTCGATATCTATTGTAAATGCTTCTTTATAAATATCTTCCATTTTATTTGGTTTAATATTATATTGTTCTCTTAGCTCTTCTAAATGCTTATTGTAAATAGATATTATATCTTCTTGTTCAGCAATTTTTTCACGAAGAGCTTTAGCTTCTGTTGCATGAGTATAAAATTCTTCCTCAGAAAGATCTCCTTGGATATATTTTATTGTCTTATAGTCTTTTTTGGCTAAACTTTTTTTATAATTATCTATTTTTTGCTTTGCAATATTAATTTGTCCAAAAGTAGGTGCGGCAGCGGTTAAATAATCTTTTTCATCAATTTCAAGACGACGACCTTTATCATAAATTTCTCCCGTAGCTTTAAAAAATTCTAATTCTTCAGGAGTTAGTTCAGAAAATGCTTTTGTCCAACGATAATAAGCATTTATTTTATCGTTGGGAAAATGTCCTACTAAAACACCGTTAGCAAAATATAAATTATTTTCAACTATAAGAATATAGCTCTTACGATTGATTGAGTCTGCTATAGTTGCTTTTTTTACTAAAGTTATTTCAGCTCCGTCAAGACCACAGCCTTTATCTCCTACTTTCCATATTTTACTTCCTACTACTTCATTTTTCTTTGCAGAAAAAATTGTATGGCTTTGACGAATCTGTAACAAAGAACCGTTATCAAAAACGAAAGTTTCCCATCCTCTTGTTTGAGCAGTAACAAAAGCTCCATAGCATTTTGCATTGATATAGGTTTTGGTAAGTGGGTCCCAACTTTTAACATAGTCTCCATAACGAACATCGCAAATTTTTTTAGAGCTTCCATCCATCATAAGGATATCGGTATCTTCTTTGAGACAAGTCATTCCTTCAACATAATCTATATTATCAATAATATTGTTTAAAATTGTTTCCAAGTTTTTGGAAGATGTCGTAGATCCCCACGAATCTTTACAAGAAATAGAATTTGGAAGTGTTATATTAGTACTAAATTCCGCTGTGTTGTTAGCAATAGTCAAAACTACATTGCCTGAATTGTCAAGAAGTTTCCAACCATTGTTTGTGCTTTTCATTAATGTTGCCATTTTGTTAATCTCCTTTATAATATTTATTTTATTTATTATTTCAAAGAGGGTATAATTTGTACCCCATTGATACTGTGTTATTATCACGAGTTATAATCGTTGTTTGCTATTATCATATCAGTTAGTTTTACAAAACCCTGAGACATTGAGTTGATGTCGACGTAAAACTGATTATCATAATAATTTGTATCGATAACCTGATTATATTCATCAACATAAAATCCGCTTGTGTTATATGGAGTGTTAATCCACTCTTGCCAAGTCATACCTTCTAAGGCGGTGTATGATGCTCCGTTAACGGTAAAGGTAATTATAGGCAATGTTCTTGTAAGAGTATATGTGTGATTTGCTACGATTGTATCACTTGTTTTAACATATTTATATATGATGTTACCATCCTCATCTTCGTCTTCTCTCAAACATATAAGATTTCCCGTCATGTCCTCACAAACATATCCAGGTATCAATGGATCACTCCAATAATTTTCAGAAGGAACATAGTAACTGCCGTCGCTGGCGTTCATAAAATCAGCCCAAGTCATACCCTCGGTGACTGTATATGATTCATCTCCTGCATCGTTACCGTCAATATAGAATGTTATTGTGCTAGGTGTTGGCTCTTCTTCGTTTTCAAAATTAAAGTAAATATCTATTTGAGTATCTGTTGAAGTCGTATAATCAATTGTAAGGTTATTGTTTTCAATATCGATAGAGTTAATATTTGAAGTTAAATTATCAATACCATTTAAGGTTATTAATTCATTGTTCTACGAACCCATATTTATTGTTTTAGTATTTTCAGTTGCAAGAAGCTCTATTGATATTGGGCTTGTTATTTCTACTTCAATCCCTACAGCATCGATATAATAGTTACATCTTCCTATAATAATATCCAAATCACGACAATGTCTACCGCTACCATCATTAAGCCATACTGCGCCGATATATCCATCTCCATCTTCATCGATAATAGATTCTGCTACACAGTTTTCTTCTCCGTTAACAGTAAGAGAGTTCCAAATAACAAAATCCTTTGTATTATACGCGCTATCGCACCATTCATACCACGTCATACCAGGCTCAGCCATGTATGTTATTCCTTCAATAGTGAAAGTGATTTCAAGTGTAATATATGAATCATCTATATAATATACACCATTTTCTGTAATTGTATCATTATAAGATACCATCATCTTGATATCATCGCTATTGTAGTATACTGCGCCGATATATCCATCTCCATCTTCATCAGTTGCAGATGTTGCTATTAAGTCTTGATTATATGAGCTATTATAAGGAACAAAACCTGCTTTATTATATGAGCTATTACACCAATCGCTCCAAATCATATTCCTATTAGATGTGTATTCTGTTCCATTAATAGTAAATGTTATTGTACTTGTTTCGTTTTCAAAACTAAAGTAAGCATCTATTTGAGTGTCGGTTGAAGTTGCATAATTAATTGTAAGTTCATTATTTTCATTAATATTAATAGAGTTGATATTTGAAGTTAAATTGTCAATACCATTTAATGTTAATCTATTCTATGAATCTATATTTACTGTTTTAGTATTTTCAGCGGCAAGAAGCTCTATTCTCATTGGACTTGTTGTTCCTGCTGGTATGTCTCCAATTGTGTATGTATAATTTGCCATAATAAGACTACTTGGGAAAACTGGCTTACTACCATCATTGCAATATACCGCTACTTGTGATCCCTCTTCTACCACAAAACCATCTTGAATAATATAGTATGTACCATATTCACTATTCACCCAGTCTTGCCAAGTCATACCTTCTTCAAATCTATAGAACTCGTCTCCCGTTAGATTATCTTCGATATAAAATATTGAGGTTGAAATAGGTAATGAATCTGAAACTATATATGAATGATTTATTCTAATAACATCACTGGGTTTAACAGCAGTGTACTCATTTAAAAGCACATATCGACCTGTAGAATTTTCTATTATATAATCATTTTGAACTACATATTCTGCATCATCATTACTTGAAATACTATCAATCCATTCTTGCCAAGTCATACCACTCTCGGCGAAATATGATTCTTTTTGCATATCATTTCCTTCAATATAAAATGTTATCATACCTACAATATAATCTCTATAAACACTCCAATTTGTTGCTGCTTTCCAATCATCAACAAGTTCATAGGGAACTCTAATTTTACAATTTGAAGGAATGTTTAAAAAAGCACTTGTATTAGCAAGAGTTGGTATACTTGTATGAAAAGAAAAATCGTAATATTGCATTGAAGTACAGTTGGCAAATGCGCTTGATCTAATAGTTGTAACGCCATTAGGAAAATTCATTTGTGTAAGAGCCTTACACCCATAAAAAGCTTGCTCTCCAATTGCTGTAATATTACTAGGTAGAGTTATGCCTGAAAGAACTTTACAACCGCTAAACATGCGATATCCAATCCAGGAAATATTACTGGGTAAAGATATATCTATAAGAGATGTACAATTATAAAATGCTTCATCTCCTATTTTTGTAATACTATCGGGTAGACTTAAACTCTTAAGCTTAGCACAATTAGTAAAAACACCTACTCCAAGTTGTGTAATAGTGTTAGGAATAATTATATTTGCATTTGACTCAAGTCCATGACAATTTGAAAAAGCATAATCACCAATATAAGTAATATTATTTGGTATATTTATTTTTGTAAGATATGTGCAGCCCTCAAAAGCAGCTCGTCCTATTTTTGTTATATTAGCTAAATCCTGTGTAGTTATTTCAGTAATTGTTCTATCAATTATTTTAGCTAGTTTACTTTGTTCTTCTGTATCTGCATTTAAAGCCGTTACAATAATATCACGATCGCAATATTTACCTGCTGTTTTTAAACGAATGGAAGATCCGCTTGTTACATTTATATTATGTTCAGCCATCATTCTACCTCCCCATTATAAACAGGTAGGGCATTTATTACTGCTGAAACTATTTCATTTTTATCTTCATCTGTCCAATAATCCGTTCCTTTTACAGGAGTATAACCATCGTCACCTTTCTCTCCAGTTAATTCTAGAAAAGGAAGATTTCCTACCTTAGTCGTTCCATCTCCTATTTTTAATCGAGGCTTAGATTCTCCTCCTTTACCGTCAGAATAAATAATTAACTCTCCTTTTAAAGGTATAAAAGTCGTAGCTAATTCCCATTCTGCGGCCGTACCTATTTTATGCTAGATACGAGCATTAATTTGTTTTGCCATAGCATTTTCTCCTTTAATTTATCTTTTCAAAATTTGGAGAATAAGTTTACCATCATTCCAGATAAACTTCTTTCTTCATTTTATATATAAAAATTAAAGAAGATAAAGTAATTTACTTTGACCTGTTTTTATAATTATAATAAAATTTTATATAAAAGTCAAATAAAGCCATCGGCGCGAACCGATGGCTTTAGATTACTTTAAGTTATTCTTTTGAAGCCTCTACAATATTTTTCATTGTTTTCTCAAGGCTGGTTCCACGAAGCAGAGTGTTCCATGTCTCAGCGAGAGATTCACCCTTAGCCATAGCGGCAGGCGCGAGGTTTTTGCCAAGTCCATTCATAATCTCTGCATTTGCCTGAGACTCAAGTGCTGCTACAAGATCAGGGCTAATTGCCGCAAATATCTTAGCAACGTTGTCTGCATATGCCTTCTGTTTTGCTTCTTCTATTGCAGCAAGCTGCTTCTCAGTTGCGATCTTGGCATCATCTGCCGCCTTATCACGAGCAAGCTGTGCTTTCTGAATTGCATCGAAGATAGGCTGCATATCAGACTTGGCAGTAGCTTCAGCTGTTGCCTCAGCACGCTTCATAGCGGCGATCTCCGCCTGATTCTTTAGCTTTTCTTCTTCAGCCTTCTGGTTAAGCTCAAGCGCATACATCTTATTCTGGTGATTAAGTTCTGCCTCTTCACGATCGAATTTAGCAATCTGCTTAACCATTTCAGATTTACGAGTAGCATCAGAGAGTTCAAGAGTTTTCTGAATCATTTCCTTCTGGTGTGCTTCCATCATCTTAGCGACTTGCGCCTCAACCTGAACATTGAGAACTTCAACATCAGTTACAAGCATACCATTTTCTTTAAAGAGTCTTCCGTTATGAGGCGCCTGATCAGTTTCTGCTTTAGCTACATTGCCAAGCGCAGTGTTTCTGATGATGTCTGCCGCTTTTGCGTAGAACTCTTCAATATTATACTTCTTAGCTTCGCGCTTAAGGAGACTGCGCATTCTGTCACACATATGTTTTACATAGTTATCTACAGAGAACCACTTATCCTTATATTCGGGAAGGAAGTTTACATTATAGGAGAGAAGGAACTTAACATCAACAAAGTCCTTTGTCTGAACACTGATGATATCAGATACCTTATTATTGTCAATACGGAGATATGCAGTCTGAATCAGATTGTCTGTTGTCTTAGGCTTACCTGTTGAAAGATTTACAATTTCAAGAGTCTCATCATACTCAAGGAGTCGAGTAGCAGGACCAATGATTGTCTCTCTCTTACCAGACTTGGATACAACATTTACTGCATAGCCAGTCCATACATTGATAGCAACAACTCCATCATACTTTGTATCAAGCACAATAGTACGAGGCTTTGTATAAGATACACCGCGCGAAATATTAGCGGTTGCCGCAAAAATCGCAAGAGCATCATTTTGATTTGCAGTGCTATATGCATTATTAATTATGTCTGTCTTGTTAGACTTACCATTGCGCGCATCGCGCTCAGCCTTTGCTTCAGAAAGACCGAGGTTATATTCAAGCGCCTCACGGTTGCCAGGATAGAAAGTTTCGCACTCCTTAACAGAAAGTACTCTCTTAACAACTACCTCAAAACGAGGATCAGGAAGATACATAGCGGGACCCTTGACCATCTTAACAGTTCCCTTAATTCTATCAAGGATATAGCGTCCTTCGCCCTCAGGAATTGCTATTGCATGATGCATATACTTACCGTCATACTGAATAAGTGCGTGCTCAGGGCGAGGATAGTAAATCATCTGATTATTACCTGTAATAAAGAGTTCTTCGCCAACAGGATGCTTAACTCCATTCTCTGTATATTCTGCGATAACCTTTACATAAATACCGCTAATAGGCGAAAGTTCAAGTGCGCGGAATATTACGCCCTTCTGAGGGGTCTGTACGAAGGTCTGTGTAGGTGTAGGGAATACAACCTTGGGTCCATGAGCATAGACCTTTTCACCGTTTTCATCTTTAAGGATACAATACTCAAGGCGCTCAAGGGTGACTGCATCGCGCACATACTCAGAAGAGTTATCTTCACAAGCGAGAACTTCAATACCCGTAGGAGGAATATAGAAAGATACTTCAGTACCCTTGATTACAAGTTGCTGACCTGTAAAGTAGGTCTCTTTCTTAACGATCTCTTTACCTTCTGCATCGAGAATAGTTGCGGAAGCAGCGTTCTTGGCGGCTGCCACTGCGTCATAAACGCGAGCAATGAGGTACTGGTTAGAACGAAGCTTATGTCCTCGAATAACTTTTGCCATCTGACCAGGGAATAGCGCAAAGGAAGCAGGTCCAGAAATATTAACCTTAATACCAATTTTCATATTATCGGGAGTAACATTCGACTTACCTGCAAGAGGGTATACACCATCTGCCGTAGGGTTCTTGAGAATCACATACCAACCCTCGGGCGCCGATACAAATAGCTGTTTTGCTCGCTCGAAGTCTTTTACTTCATCGAATTTCTTTGTCTTATTGTTGAAAATAACACAAGTCTGCTGCTGAGAAATAGTTACCATAGCAGGTCCTGCATAGGTTCTAATCTCACCGTTAGTGCAGTCCTGAATCTGGACGTATTCATTGACTGCAAGTACAAGGTCGCGTGTGCGACCTCTATTGTCATTTGCATTGTAATTAAAATCATTCATTCTTTTTTATTTCCTTTCTTTCTTATCATTTATTACATATATATTATATCATTTTTTTTATTAAAAATCAATTAAAATTCCTTAATTTGATTTATTTCTTTCAATATAATTATATTGATTCTCAGTCACGGTAATAGTTTTTGTTACCTGTGTCCAATTGACTTCTTGTGGCTGGCGCCAATATTCAGTATCTTGAAGTTCAGTCAAAGCCTCATCTGCATTAAGCTCAAAGAAACGCTCATTAATATTTACCCAACGAGTGTGATTACGGTTCCAACGACGCGGTTCATCATATTCTTCTTCAATAATGCAACAAGTGTCGTTTTCATCCTCGTCAAAATCAAGATAAAAGATATCTTTAAGCTCGTGTTCATTGAAATTCTCTCCTGCGTCATAGCGCGCCAAAAATTCTTTAACTTTCATCATTGATAACCTCCACATTGCAACTTTTCATTACTTCAAGCGCTGCTTTATGTTTCTCTGGTGTAAGTCCGGCGCAACAGCTTGCATCTACGCGGATTTGGGTATTTGGATACATGCTACGTAATATCAATGCGTTAGAGATTACGCATATATCCGTACAAACGCCACAAAGTTCAATTACATCTGCGCAACAAAATCGATCCGCCCAATTATCCCACATTGTATATCCATAAGTGGATTTATGTGCAGTATAAAATACGAAAGAATAAAGCTCAGGAATAATATCTTCACCTTCAGTCCCTTCCATACAATGGGGCGGCACATATTTACTTTCAAGACAAACGGCGTACACTTCTTCGTCATAGTGTTTATCAATAGTAAAAATAACTATATCTCCATTCTGGCGCGCTTCAATTACTTTATCGCGCACATTATAGATAATATCGCGCGCTTCAGGTGTTCCAAGGGCGCCATACACAAAATCATTCTGCATATCGATTATAATTAAAACTTTATTCATTATTTGTATCCTCCCACTTAACAATTATCATTTTACTGCCGAGCGTAAGAGTTTTATATCCCAACTTCTCTAAATAAGAGCCAACCGCTTCTGCCTCAGAGGGACCATCTACATTTATACGAGTTTGAAAATATCCTTCAGTTGCAGCTGCCCAGATATGTTTCATAAGATTTTTCTTATATTTTTTACCTAGAGTCATTGGTTTCTTGGTAAAAAGATTTGCTTCTTTTGCAGTGATATCTTTCATTACTCCATCTCCTCCACTATAAGTCATTTCCATTTTTCTTTTCCTCTCTTTTTTCCCTTTTTTATTTTATAATTTATTATATCATAAATTTTTAAAAAAATAAAAGCAGATTATATGATCTGCTTTTATTCTACTTCGTGTTTATAATTAAGTGTTTTGAATTGGCGGCGATCGATGCATTTAAGCTTCTCGCTTTCATTGATATTTTCTAGCAACAACTCACAATTAGCGCCAGTTGCACTAAGATTACGTATAGACTCCATCATTTCTGATAAAGAAACACCGTATGATTTTGCTGCTGTTGCTATTTTCTGCAGAGCATTGCTCATACTACTCTGTGCTGTTTGTAATTGTTCTTCTTTAGTACCCATTCTCACTTCTAACTCCTTCCATTGATGTACACCATCTCCTATTTTTACTGTGACGATTCCTTGATCAGAATCAATTGCGCAACCCACTTCGCCTTTCATTAATATTGGATTATTTTCATTCCAAGCCTATGGAGTATCATTTTTCATAATAAGGCGCGTACTTAGATTATAAGTTGCCATTTTCTATCTCCTTTGCTATCTCAATATAAGTTCCTTTTACACCTTGACTTTTGACCTGCGCAATACCAAATTTTTCCATTTTTTGCAATAGTGAAGTCCATACAGGGCGCGAAAGGCTTGTTTTTTGAATCATCTTTACAATTGAGATATTACCAGATAAACCAATTGTTTCTCTAATTGATTGAAAAGCCAATTTTTCATTATCTGTTAATGATTTGTAAAAATCTTCTACTAAAATTAGCTGATCAGCGCCAATGACCGCTTCTAAGAAATCCATTAGGCGCCCAAGATCTCCATCAAGTCTAAATTCACGAATATCTGCTTCATATTCTTTAGCTATTGCTAATAATTTATCATAAGTAATCATATTTTTATTTTCCTCTACATATTCTTTTAATAAATTATAATATAAATTTTACAGTTTTTCAACGAAAAAATCTAAAACCACTTTTAGATTCTATAAGTCGACCCTCTGCGTTCCGAACAGATATATAAAATAAAAAGCCACCTTCATAGGTGACTCTGGTTGGAGGCGCGCCCGCGACTCGAACGCGGAATCAAGGCTTTGCAGGCCTGCGCCTTAACCATTTGGCTAGCGCGCCATTTTATCAAAGCCCCCGCGACAACGTACATCGCGGGGGTAAGCAGAAAGGAAGGGTAGAAAAATGATAGGCTGTAGGAGCCAGCCTATATGGAGCAAGTACTGGGAGTTGAACCCAGATCTTCTGCTTGGAAGGCAGAAGTAATAGCCGTTATACGACACCTGCAGAGGGCGCTTAAGATTGTCAATTGAATTTCCTGTGGAGTAGTTAATTGTATCCACACTTTTCCCAACCCTACCAAGTACTATCTCTTGCGAGACCGTGCAAACGGCTTCTTTTGACAGAGCGCTGTGTTTGGGGCAGAGGCTCTCTTAAGCATTATTATAGATTAACTTGATATTTGCGCAGTGATCACCTGATTCCTGCTCCTATTGATCTTTTCCGAAGGTGCGACCTTCGCACAGTTCTGCATATCAAGTGAAAATGGGAAGAAACGAAGACCTTTCCCGTAGTCCTCGTTTAGCGACACTAACGGATTTCCAAGGGCGGAATGTGTCAGTTACCCGAGCTTATGACCCAGCCACAGAGGTTTGTCAGAGTATGCTCTCCGCAACACTTTTGCATCTTCAAATGTCGACGACTTACAGGCGTGCGCCGCCTTGTCTCAGAAAGGAGGTGAGACTATAATTGAAGAAATTAGTCGCTTTTAAGGCTCACAGCGTCGCCACGAGAAGGCTTTCTTCTTGACGCCATATGGAGCACCTGATTGGATTTGGACCAATGTGGACAGAGTCTCGCGCTTACAAGGCGCGTGCAATCGACCGCTATGCGACAGGTGCATATATTAAAGAGGTGACAGCTTTAGGTCAGCCAACCGCTCATTGTTTTCTTTTGGGCGTGGTATTTGCTTACCATCCTCAATTCGAGTAAATAACCGTTTCATCTTTCAATCTACATCTGGCTTAGACATTTTTAATTGGTCTACCAGAACCTCGCCACATCCTCGGCGCCAATCGCACCCTACTTATTTCACCGTAGCTACTCTTCGGGTGGACGAAATCCACGATTTTCTCGGCATTTGATTTCAGTTTATTTTCGTGGGCGCTCTCTCAAGCCTACTCTGGATTATCCAGCAGTATTCGCCTCAAAATACTCAATGAAATCAAGGTTATTCACTTATAGATAAACTTTTCATCAATATTAAGGATATTATAACACTGGCATTTATCAATCCCTGTTATAAAAACCCTGACACTTTTGTGCTCGTGCTGCGAGGTCAGCTCGTGGTTAGCACTCTTATAATCCTGAATGCTCCAGAAGTCATCTACATTTGCTCAAGGCTTGGAAGTAGCTCCATGGTACCGACTCTGGGATTCGAACCCAGAAATTTTAGTTCCTAAGACTAACGCCTATGCCATTCGGCTAAGTCGGCATAAAGGTTGTTGATTTTGCGGTAACAACCAACCCGCTGAAGGGAGGAAAACCATGAAAAGTCTCGTACTTGGAGGGAACTGAGAATTACGATATCTCGACATCAACCTTAACAGGGTTGCGCTCTGCCTCTGAGCTAAGCTCCCATATTGCGCCTGTGAGGTTTACTTCAGTAGCGCCAACTGAAGGTGACTTACTTCGCTTCTTTATATACCGTTTTCCGCTATTGCTCCATACCTCGTTACCATATCGCGGTGAACCGCACCTTGATCTGAGTCGGGAGTAGTTTAGTCACTAATCCGTGTTAACGGTTATATTTTAATCAGCCTACCATTTCCAAATGAAACCATAAGCAGATTTTCTAATTCCATTTGCACACTCTCGAATGTGCGTTGAAATACCTTTTACTTTCACTGAAGATGTTAAATTATTATCTATTAAATACTGAGAAGCATCTGTTAAAGAAGAAAAACTTTGAATATATTCATTAGTTTTTTTATCAAACATTTTTACAGCTTTGCTAAACAACTCTTTATTAATTGTTTGAGCAGTTTTTAATACGCCTCCTCGTTGATGAATAACAATATATACGCTATCTACTGAAATATTTAATTTTTTTGCCACTTCTGTTGCATTTTGCAAAACTTCATAAGTGGAATAGATTAAATCATAATCTAAATAACGTTTTCCATCTCCTCCTAAAGTAGCATTATAACCATTTTTAAATGATTGTTTTTTCTCAATCCAAAAGATTTCTCTTTCAGAAGGATTATCTGTTTCTTCAAGCAATTCTATATGAAAATGTTCAATTCCATATTTGTTTATTGCTCGATATAAAGGACGATCCTTGCATCTTTCCTTTTGATAATCACTACAATGCTCTTTCCAACGTTTTTCTATAGACTTTTCTGTTTTACCAATGTATATTTTACCATTTATATCATTGGTAATTTGATAAATGTATGCCATATTTAAATAGCTCCTTTTTATACTTATTATCAACTTTTAGCTTAACCCATCGCACACCACGTGGAGGTAGTTGATTAAGTGCGACCTGGGGTGGCTGGATTTGAACCAGCGGGTGTCAGAGTCAAAGTCTGATGCCTTGCCACTTGGCTACACCCCAATAATATCTTAATTACATTAACTAATAGGAGTGATTTGCACTATTCCAAAGGCGATTACTCAACCTTCCTCCTTTAATCTTGTACAAGATTTGTGAACAACCTAAGTTACCGTTTCACTACGGAGTTAATGTTATTACGATTAGCGACCCCTTTCGGGCAATTTTGAATCGAGAATTTGTTGATGGAAACTCAGGTCAGGAGTTTATATTGCATCGCTTTATTTCTTACATATATATTATATCATAAATTTTTTAGAAAATCAATTAATCGATAATTTTCTACCAAATTTATCCCTTTAGTTTGATTATTTTTTGGAGGATCTTGTCTAAAAGTAATTACTTTTTTAGTACCAATTTCTTCAATTGGCAGAATAAGAATTTCATTCCATTCTACGATATAAAAACAAAAATAATCTATGTCATTCTCGTAAGTGCTATAATGTTTATTGGTAGTATGGTTTGTACTGCTTGCACAAGGACAGGCAATAGAATTATTTTCAGTAATTTGTTGATTACAATACTTTACTTGAATACGATTTAATTTTCCATTAAACTCTGCTATCAAATCATAACGAGCATTATCTCCAAAAGGGATTGCTACCTAAATGTTATTTTTAACAAATTCAGCAAGTACAACTGCCTCACCAATATTGCCTTTATCTTTACTATTCATATTACTCCTTCTTATGGTGAGCCAAGCGAGATTCGAACTCGCGACCCCGTGATTAATGGTGCTTGAGGTTAGATTCGAACTAACAACCTAAAGCCGACTAAGCCCCAGACTTTACCAATTAAACATACTCAAACAAGTCACGTGCTCTTCCATCTGAGCTACTGGCTCATATAATTATTTACTTAGTTAGCTTTTTGAATAGCTCTATATTTTCGCTTGAGTTTATTGATTATATTTCCATTAGCGGCATCGCGCTAAAGAATACTAATACGATTAAGTATTGCAAGTTCTCTATTTATCATTTTGCTTTATTTCCTTTCTTATCTTTATTACATAAATATTATATCATATTTTTTAATAAAAATCAATGAAAACCTTTGGAGTTTGCTTTTGCCTAATGGTGGTTAGGACAAAAGCTCTCTGCAACTCATTTTTCTTTGCTACGAGTAAACACAATAGATTGATAGGTTTTTACTAAGCTACCTTCAAACTTAATGGTGGAGAATATGAGTAACGATCTCATCTGAACTTCTGCTTGCAAAGCAGACGACCACTCCATGCAGTCCCATTCCCCATAGGAAAGAGAGGGAGAGTTTTTATATCCAACAAGAGAATCACTCTCCAAACTCTGATGTTTTACGAGGCGCCGAGTAATGCTTGTTGGCAGCATCAAGGCGTTGATTTAAAATGGCAGAAAATGTCGGTGCTGCCCCGCTACTCCGCATCCCAAATGCGGTGTGTTACTGTTACACTACATTCTCTATATTCCAGCTTTTAGATGCGGGAAGCTGGGCCCGCGCCTTTCATAGCCTTGTTGGATAAACCTGCGCTATTACTAAGCTATCTTTATAAATCTCGCACTTCATCTTGGAGGCGAAACTCCAGCGGATGTTTGGCCCACCGCTGCCTTTCGGATATAAGTCTCACCGAGTATAACCAGCACTGTTTATATAGCGTCTGCCGCCTCGCTCTCTACTCACTCCTTAATATGAGGGGAACATCCCCTCCAGAGGTCGTCATAAATATTACAAAATAGGCTATTCATCTAACTCCAGTTAACCACAGCTGCTTCTAAACTTCCTAAGACTTCATTGGACGCATTTCTTCAAACCTTGGCACATCCTGCAGTGGCTGTCGACCTCCATCTTCGGCTTCGTGGCACCTATTGTAAATAACCATTAACGCTTGGTTTTACGGATTCGTGTGGCAAACGAATCACCCCTTGGTGGAGCCTGTAGGAGTCGAACCTACTTTGGAATTCCCGTCGCTGCTTTGCCGTCCGGCATCATCCTCCATATAATGCAGAGGTTATCGTACTCTGCGCAGTCCCATATGGCGCCTTGAAAGACTGCTACGATTGCACTATTCGCTGTGCACAAACGCCACTCTTTGATACGGCGGTGGAAAACTTTACCTACAACATTTCAACCTTTGGGATTTTCACCTTTAGCCTCGCTGTTGTTACGAGAGCTGGCAGAGGATACTAGATTCGAACTAGTGGAGGTATTACCCTCGGTGGTTTAGCAAACCACTGGTTTAAGCCTGCTCACCCAATCCTCTATAATATTAGGCTGGCTGGGTCGTCACATTTATCCTACCACCTGTATTCCCCGAGTAGGCACCTAATACTAATGTGTGTTCCACTTGCGTTTTCTCTTCTTAATCGGTTTACACACAACCTACCACTTGAAGCGCCACTAACTTATATACCGAGTCTGGCTTTCGTCGGTTATTGGTGCCGAGAACGGGACTCGAACCCGTACGCTCATCTCTGAACACTGGATTTTTGGTGCTGACTGCAAGATTCGAACTTACATTTGGATGCTGTTCTCGGTCTTGTTCGATATATCAATACTAGGCTTCCTATTTTACCTCTTAAATTAAGCCAACAAGTCCAGGGTGTCTGCCAATTCCACCATCTCGGCATATCATTTTTCTTTTTTCCTCTCTTTCATTTTACATATTTATTATATCATAAATTTTTATAAAAATCAAAGAAGTTTCATAGTAATTGATTAAAGTGGTATTGGTGGGCGATGAGGGAATCAAACCCACTCGAGCCACAATGGCGCTAGATTTACAGTCTAGCCCGCCTATCTTAACGGTTTAATCGTCCATATAAAGTGACTTTCAGTCAGTCAACTGCACATCCATTTAGCCTCCCACATTTGCTCTCGGAGGTGGAGCAGGTCGTAGGATTCGAACCTACGACAATGGAGTATGTTTCCCGCCGTTCCAATCGCGGGTGCGTTTACCTCTTCGCCAGACCTGCATATATGGTGCCAAAACTTGGTGTCGATCCAAGCACTCGACGCGTATGAGGCGTCAATGGGCGCCGACCCTTTTGGCATATTGCGTCCTCGTATCTTCCCCAGAGAACGTCTTTTTTGTTTTAGGTATAGGATGGAATGAGGTGAGCAACCTCATTGTTTAAGAACGACATCCACCCTGCCGCCCAGTTCTTCTTCAATCCGACGAACTGACAACCGTACATAATCTTATATGCTTACCTATTTCCAAAGTCTCCGAATAGGTAGAGAAAGGCTTTTTGCTCTATGCCGCCTTTTAGCATTGGGTGCGGATATCGGTACTGCCCCGATCACCCTGAGCTTATGAGGCTCTGGTGAGCACTATGCCCATCCGCGATATAAAGTGAGAGTTTACAGCACTCTCGGAGCTTTATCCCAACTTCCCATTAAGCACAGCCAAGTTGGCACTGTGCGCCTGATTTTTATTTATCCTCCCACTCGGACAGGAGTGGCGCTCCTTTCTCAAAAGGTTAATCCGCTGATTATAAAACCACCTTCATCTTTAACTCTTGATAACCGCTTTGCGCAACCAATTAAACTGCGATAGGAAAATTAATATGGTACTCGGTACGGGACTTGAACCCAGTATTGCCAGCTTGAGAGGCGGGCTTCCTAGCCGATTAGAAGAACCGAGCATATTGGTAGGGACGCCGGGACTCGAACCCGGATCTCCAGCTTGAAGGGCTAGTGTCACTAACCTTTTAGACGACGCCCCCGTCGACCCTAAGGTTTCACTTCAAGCCCCTCAGGTGGCTCTCGCGTTTATCGTACTGTTCCGAGCAACGCTCTTTGTTCTCTTCTTCCTCGCAACCGCTAAGAGTAAACGTGTTGCGCCATATCAACATTCATAAACCCCATAGCCGTCACTCCATCAACGGCTGGATCCTGTCACGGTTTAATTATTAAATGGATTACCGTAAACCACTTTCCATTAAGAGGGACTTATCCGACTCGAACGGATGATCGTCAGATTATCATTCTGATGCGTTACCAGCTTCGCCAAGGTCCCATATAAAGAGGTTGGTATCGCGGTTATCCTCACCGCGTGTGTACACAAGCATTTTTTATAGTTGTGACGCCTTTGGGTATTGCTTAAACCGTGTTCACGCCTTTATTCGCCCACTTTTACAATACGCTTGTAGGTTGGAAAACAAAAGTAAATGTCACTCCTATGCGGAGGGTTCTCCCTTTCACACCCACAACGTCAGCTCCGTCACGAGGAAGCTACGCTCATTTTTTCATAGGAGTTGAGTATTCTCCCAATGTCACGCAAACCTCATGCGGTTCTTGCGACTATATCCAAACGCAGTTGTCTTTCGGACTTTCACGGGACTGCGTAACTCCGCTCACTCAAAAGAAAGGCTTTTTCTTTTCTTTACATATATATTATATCATATTTTTTTGAAAAAATCAATTAAGATTTTCAAATCACAATAAAATCTTTTATATTATGATAGATATCTTCTTCTGACTCACACCAAAGTTCATCAAACTCAAGAGCATAAAGCGCACCAAGTATTGATTTGGCGCTTACCTTCAGCCCATTACCGTCAGTAATATAAACATCACCGCAGGCACAAGAGCTTGCAATCTTAACAAAAGCGTGAACATCAGATAAAGTATCAAGACGAATCCTTACTTTCATTAGCCTTTATTTCCTCTCCTTTATTACATATATATTATATCATAAAATTTAATAAAAATCAATAGAGGCGGCTATGCTTTACTATAAGAATCTTAAGGTGCTTGTTAAAATTGGCACGGGTGTGGGGTTTGAACCCATATCCTCGGTTTTGGAGACCGATATTCTAGCCTATTGAACTATCCCCGTATATTAAATAAGCTCATTCCAAAAATTAGAAATGCGCTTATATTTACCTTTTGCTTGGAAATACTCATTAGAACGATGGGCGCGCCTATTAGCTTGCTTTTTACAAAAGGCACGATATTTTCTACCACGAAGTTCATAATGTATCCATCTACCTTTTTCATCATCGAAGTAGATAGGATTACAATATCTAGGCTGATATCTGCGCTTAAGTCTTCTTTGGTTTTCTGCGTTTCTTTTGTAACTCATAGCTACTCCTCCTTGATTTGGTATGATTATATTAAAATTACTTTTAATAGTTTAATTAATCTTGAAAAAATTTTTTGCTCTAATCTTCCATAGAGCGACGCGTTTGCGCCTTATCTTTCTTGCGATTATATTTCTTCTTGCTTTCGACTACTCTTGTATGCAGAGAGGGTGAATTACGCACTCTCTCTTTACGCATCTTAGGAGTCTCTTTAATCTCCATTGGTCTTTTACTCATTTCCCTCTCTCCTTTTATATTTAATGGTGCGCAAAGTGGGACTTGAACCCACACGATTACTCAACTGGGTTTGAGCCAGCCGCGTCTGCCATTCCGCCATATGCGCATATAACACAATCTCGACCACTCGCGTCCCACCGTCCTGTTTCATACGCCAAAGCCTTGTCCGTCGGTTGTGTATTGGCACTGGATAAAGGAGTTGAACCCTTGTCTGGGCGTCCGTAGCGCCCCGTTCTTCCGCTAAACTAATCCAGCATAAAATGCAAGTTGGTTGGCTAAACCTTGTACAGTGGGACTTGCCTCCACTATAGGCGCCTTAAGTCCGCCTATCGCCCTATATGATACTTTTTCGGTAATCATACATACCGCCATCTTTCGCCGCCAAGCCAAGCGTGGAACTTTCTTGAGTTGTGGTTAGCCAGCTAGCCTTTCGGGCACCACGACCTCCCGAATGGGTTATTTATAAGGAGCAAATACCCATCTTCAAAACCACGCTTTTTCGCTAAATGTCTAACGTCATCTTTCACCGCTAAGCAGGGCAGAAATAATGTCCCTTATGGCACCCGTTAAGAGATTTGAACTCCTGACCAATGGATTAGAAATCCAGTGCTCTTCCGCTGAGCTAAACGGGCGTATGTAAGACTCAGTCTTAAAGACTAAGCCTATAATCAATTAAATCTAAAATTAATTCGTCTAAAAAGCAATTAACTTTACCCTTTTCTACCAACTCTTCGTCTGTTGCTTCCCAATTTTCTGCTTTTTCAATCATAGATTCAAAATAAAGAATCATATCATCGACAAAACAGATAGGCACAGGTGTTTCATTAGTACGAATACCTCTTACGGTATCATTCTGCCAGATTACATTTTTATAAGGCATTTCTTTATGCGTCACAAGACGTGCCAAAGAATTAGCAATTCTTGCAGTATTCATAAGTTTCTTAAGGTCAGCTGGATCTTGTTTAATAGTATGAATAGCCTGATGCGCCATAGAGCGAATAGCTTGGCGCAAATCATAGCGCGCAACTTTTTCTCTCTCGGCAAGAGGAAATAGCTCTTCCCACATATCTTTATAAAGAGGATTGATAATGCAATAGTCAGTAAACATAATCTCAAGAAAGTTGATATTCTGCTTTTTCCAGTTACTTACCATATGCATAATGGTCATACACTCACATACTTCAAAGTCTTTTCCTTCTTCTGTAAAGATATGAAGATGTTTTACATCATAAGGCTTCAGCGCCAAATGATAAAGGTCAGGAATAACAATGCACTTGGTGTCGACATCAGAATCAGGTGTATTAGTATTATAATTCCAAGAACCGTAAAGAAAGACACCAAGAACTGCTTCCTTACCATAGTATTCAATAGCACGAGAATAGTGCTGGTCTAATCTTGACATTACATCTGTCATTCTTGTTCTCTCTTTGTAATAGCTATTGCTTCTTCAAGAGCTGCAATAAGTTGCGGACCAAGTTCGGAGCGTTCTTCCTTTTCATCTATCCTTAGAAATTCAAGAAGATCACCCAAGTCAAATACTTCATAGCAATCAGTGCTAATGATAGTCATATCACTAACATTATCATAGTTTTTATCAACTTTGCCAGCTGCTTCTGCGAAAGATTCTGCGCAAACTATTCCTTGATTTTGACGCGTTTCGCCATCAATAAACCAAGTAACTTTATAAAGCCAAAAATTATCTGTCATTTCTTTTTTCTCTCTTTCTTTCTTTTGTGTATATATATATTATATCATAATTTTTTATAAAAATCAATTAAGAAAGAGAGTTTTTAATCTTCTTTTTTTAACTGGCTATATCTGTTTACAATATAATCATACAAATCAGAGGCAGTAGGACAAAGTTTCTCAAATTCACCTTCATTAAAAAGCCAATGACAAATATAATCTCCACAATCTACGACGTTTTCATCTAATCTTGCCAATCCAAGTGGATCAACTTCATTACTTAGCGCCATCGTGAAAGCATCCATCATATTATCAATAACAGTTTCGTTAATGCCAAGAATATCAAATGCTTTTGGCACGTCTCCTGTAAAATACTGTTTGATAGTATCTGCCATCGTTATAAAATTTTTCTTTTCAATCATTTTTCTTACTCCTTATACTATAAAGTTATGCTTTCGCGCTTCAGCATTGAGCCAATTTTTAAACTTACGACAATCGCTTATGTTCTTCCAACAATAGACGAGTACATTACGTTCTTCATTATATTTAATTCTATCTGGTTTAAACTTTTCGATTATCAGTTTAACATAATCAGCAGGAGAGATACCTAACATGCGCGCAGGTACCCACCATTCAAAGCGAACACTTGTTACATCAGAGGTATCATTACAATACCACATTCCATTATTTTCCCACTCAGTATAGCGGAGTAATTGTGCTTTTGCCATATAGTATCTCTCCTTTTAAAAATAAATTACAGACCTAAAGCTTTTAGCAAACCTGCAACCTTTTGTTTTTCCCATTCAGAAACCTAAACTGGTTCTATACGCTCAGGGGTCGGCGCCGTCATCTTTGGCGCGGGAAAATCTCCAGGCATTGCATTATCTGCGCCGCACGTAACGTTTTCTTTGGCACACGTTAAAACGCATTTAACTTGTAGTGATTGACCATCTTCAATACCACATATTCTTATCTCCTTGGCATCGTTATATAAAAAACTTCCAGGAAACACCTCTAAAATCTTCGCTTGAATTTCTTTTTTTAACTGTTGTCCTTTTGCCATATTATAATTCTCCTTTATTTTTTGTATAATTATTATATCATATTTTTTATAAAAAATCAATCAATATTTTTCCAATGAAGTTTTTCTCCTGTAATAGGATGTTTTCCTGCGCTCTTTTTTCTACCTGCTAAATAATCTAAGATACCTGTTGAAGTTTTGAGTCCCGCCCATGCAGCTGCTTCTTTTCGAGAAGAAAATATTTCTCCAGTTTCAACACACTAAATCTTTTTACTTTGGCACTCTTTAGCTCTTTGCTTTTGATAATCAGAAGTAGTTTTTCCATACATTGGATTTTTTTCTCCAAGTTTAGCTTGTCGAATTTTTTCTTTAGCTTCTTCGCTATGTCCTTTTCCTTGTGTAGGAGTTCCATGTTTAGTAATATAGGCTTTACGAGTTTCACTGATACTTTTTCTCCCCTCTTCTGACATTTCCCAGTGTCTAGTTTCCCGAGCAACTCTTTGTTTTTCAATATACTCCGGATCCTACCACTTATTTTTCATTAATTGTGACATCTTTTCACGATGAGAATCTTCTTGCCAAAGAGCTTTAGCATGCTCACTTAGTTTTTGTCTAGTGTCATTTGAAACATTTCTATTTAAACCGCCTGCTTGAATATTATATCCTTTTTCTTTATTAGTTGAATTATAATGTTTTATCCAATAAGCTTCTCGTTCATTAGCCTAGTTTAAAGTTAAATTTGTTTCTAAAATAATATGCTCAAACTAGTCCCAGCCATATTTATTAATTGCGTGAAAAAAATGAGGACAGTTTTCATATCGTTTTCCATTGTCTCCCCAACGATATTCAGGTTTCTAATTTGTCTATCCAATATAAACCTTACCATTAACCTTATTTTTGTGCATATAAATACAATAATTATTTGTCATAAATTTTCTCCTTTAATATGTTTATTTAAGCCTTATTGACTTCATTAATATATTATTTTTGTATTAAATAATTTATATAACTTTAACCTGAATTTTTTCACTATTCAACTACTTTAAATCAATTATTCTTTTTCTTTTTAATGACAAGATTCTTTTGTTTTAGCTTTTCACTGATATTAAGAACTCGATCACAGATAGAACAATGTTCGCCTTTCATACATTTTCGTCCACAACTTTTACGCAATTGCGCAAACCCTGGTACGATGCGACTAGAGTCAAAAGATAAATCAAAATCAAGAATAATTTGATTTAAATCTCCAAGCCAAACTCCTTTTTTATAGATTCTATATAAAATCTCTTGTCTATTGGTTGGGCCCCAGAATTCAAGAGTCGAAATGCAATCTTCATATTCTACTACATCTTCTGGACGAATAAAGAATTTTTTGAGCGCCGGTCCAGATTGAATGCTTCCTTGAGCTACATTTGGAAATGCTCTAATCTGCACCCCATAATTGTCACATACCTTCTTTGCGCGCTTCAGATCAAAGCAAATATCTTCTGCAAGATAAACTTCCGAAACACCTTGTTCTACAAGATAATGTAGTTGGTCAAAATTGACTACTGTATCTCCAGTAAAATAAGGTATCTCTAAACTTTGTATACATTCTACCATCATTTCAGACATTACAGTAAAATATCCTACTTCTTTAAAACATACTGTAAAACCTAGCTCAGGATATTTTTGATGAATTGCATTAAGTTTTTTCCATTCTTTTGCTTCATAGAAATCTTGAAGATTTGTTATCCTTAAAATAATTTTCTTGTTTGAATACTTTTGCATAAAAGGAACAAGCTCTTTATCTTGTCTATCATAAAGAATCGCAATTTCATCAAAGGCATTTAAGTTTATTTTATTGGAAAATAAAGCACAATATTTCATATTATTAATCTCCTTTTACGAGTAAAAAACAGGCGGCGATAATCAATCCCGCCGCCTGTTTTAAGTCTTAAGTTCAAATATTACGTTCTATTGCTATTACTCAGCATCAGTATCAACGGGAAGAGTGTAAGCTGTCTTTGTCTTACCATCCTCAGTCTTTACCTTGCACTTTGCAATTGCGCCAGACTCAACAAGGTTGTTAAGCTTAGCCTGAATCTTATGAACAGTAAGCTCGCCGCTCTCGTCATTCATTGCAACAAGAATGTCGTCTCTTGTCTGAGGCTCGTTAGTAATTACTGCAAAGACGTTGCCTTGAAGCTCGTCGCCTTCAGCTCTCTTAGCGGCTGCGCGCTCTCTGTTCTTTGCATTTTTCTTGTCAAGCTTTGCAAGCTCGTTCTCTGCGTACTCTACGAATTCTGCGTTGTCTGCATAAAGCTCCTTCCACTCGGTGAGCTTCATAGCTGTTGTTCTCTTTGTGTCTGCCATTGTTTTTTTCTCCTTAAAAATTAAATTATTTTTTTTATTTGGTGTTATTATTATACCAAAAATTTTTTATTTTTTCAACTTTGGGTATATTGCCCACGAATAATTTTTATTATTACTCGTTTCTGCTTTTCCCATTCTTTACATTTATATTATACCAAAAATTTTTGGATTTTTCAAGTGAAGCCTTTGAACTAACTTTAAATCCTCGTAATACAAGAAATATGAATCCTGTAATTAAACAGCTTGTGATAGTACCTAGAACTGCGATCCCTATACCTGCGGCTATTGGCGCAGTAGGAACAGCTATGATACATGCTGCTAGTCCAAGCCAAAACATTGCGATAGTTATTAAATAGATAATTGCAACTGCCATTTTTTAACCTCCTTTCTTTACCATTCTCTATATCCAGAGTAATCGAAAAGGATTGGCGCCCCATTAAGATATCCTATATTTGCGGCTCTTAAATCTCCTATTCGATATTCATCAAGGAAGTCATATAGTCTTTTTAGTTCCTCTTGTCCATAACAAGCAATAAAATCTGCTACCCATATATCGTTAAAAGCGATAATATCTAGCTCCTGACAAACTTTATCTGATATTTTCTTTTTCTTTTTATAGTCATCACTATTGTAATCAATTCCCATTTCATCAAGAGGAATACATCTTTGCTGATAATAAATAGGTGTTTCATCTATCATACCAAGGAAACCTTCTTCAGCGAAATAGGCGCCCAAACCTGCCTCAAGCGCGTGTTCATAAAGTATAGTTTCCAGCGCGCAATAGTTCCAAGGTTCAATATATTGTTCTTCATCATGAGGCAGTTCGATATCATTTGCGTATTCAAGATCTGTATACCATATCCTATCTCCTTCATCTGGCTCAGGATATTTGGTATCATAGTCTTTCATTTTTTCGTCCATTTTTTGACGAGCAAGTTGTATATCACCGTTACATTTGATAAGCATTTGTTGCGCCCATTCTTCATAATAGTCATCTCTTGCTGATTCCCAATCACAATAGGCATCGTCATAACTATCCTGCTCAAATACGCAATGAAAAGGAATTTTAATAACATAAGGCTCACCTTTAATAAGCAATACAGCTTTCGATATTCCTCCATCAAGAGAAAATTCAAAAGGCGGTTGAGCTTCACGTATAGGATCTTCAAGATAAGCCTCTGTATCTTTTAAGTTAAATCCAGAATCAAGTACTGGGATTGTATTTTTTAAGAAATTTAGTATTTCTTGTTTTGTCATTTATATATTTATTTCCTCTCTGATTTTTTCTTATACTTAATTATAACATAAATTAAATAAAAAATCAATAAAAAACAGAGCGGCGCGAATGCGTCGCTCTGAGAGGCGTAAAGTGATTATTCGGCGCCGTCATAAACTGTTATCGTTGGTTTATCTTTTTCGATACCTGTTGAATAATATATTCCTGTTCTGATTCAAATCCATCATCGAGCAATCCATACTGCTTCATAACCTCGTCAAAAATTTTTTTATCTGCAATATCGACATCATCGTAATATAAATCTACAAGATAATTAATTGCTTTTTCAACATTTTCATAATGCTGAGCTATTGCTATATTTAAAGGATTAAAGTTCATTAGGCGTAACCTCCTCTATGGTATAATAACAAGCATCATAGATTTCGTCTGAATTCACGTCGGGAAGTTTAGCAAAAATGACATCTGCGTGCATATCAAGATAAGCTCCAACACACTCTTCTGCGCAGTATTCCATTTCCTCTTTATTTGTAATATCGACGCGGTCACAGATAAATTCTTCGATAAGTCCATGTAGATAAGAATTTCCAATAGTAACTTTAATAGCGTTCATTTTATTTCCTCTCTTTTCTTTTTTATTACATATATATTTTATCATATTTTTTGAAAAAAATCAATTAGAAAGCAAAAGGTGGTGATAATATAGCAGATAAGAAGTTAAATTTGACTTTATTTTAATTTTATATTATAATTAATATGAATAAAAGAAATAAAAGGAGAAAGATACGTGGAAATAATTGGATTAATTATTTTAATAGCTGGATTAATATTTATTGGATTTGACTATGGACGTATGTTAATTAAGAATCGGCGCCTATAGGCAAAATTAGGTGATGATTCGGCGCCTTACACACCTACAAGGAATATTATGGTAATGGATGAATATTGCCCTTATTTAGTTAAATTAACGACACTATGTATTAAAGCTCATGGAGATGCTAATATTAAAATTACAAAATATGATAGTAGTCAAGAGAATGTTGGTGTGATTAAAGTGTATTTTGATAATGATGATGAACTATTGGTTTATTAGTATGGTAAAGCAAAGATTAAAGAGTTAACAAATAGAGAAAAGAAGAATTATGCTAATAAAATTTTTCTTGACTATAAGTTACCAGAGGGTGCGGCCGGCGCAGTAATAAAAGATTTAGGATTAATGAATCACATGGTTTATTTCGGCTTTTGTGATGAAAGGAGTGTAAAATGAGTAATTGGGCAAAAACAGGTGAAGCTTATTTTGGAGATTCTTTTGATAGAAAAATAACTCTTGGACCTGGGGAATTGAGTTTTAGCGCTAATAATTGCGTGATAGATCAAGATGCTTTATCTTCTATAGTAGGATATGATAGTGCTAATACTTATGCAATGGCAACTAGTTATGAAAAGCCAATAAGTATAGGCTACTGTGGAGATATAAGTGCTAAGGCAGATTCTGTTAGCGCTTTACAAGTGGATATTTCAGCAAGAGTAGATCAGCTTGAAGAGAAGCTTGATACAGTAATGGCGCGCATTGATGAGTTAAAGCAGTCTGTTTCACGTACTTCAAGATTGCGTTCGTTATTAAGAACGTTGCATTATAATAGCGAAGTTGAAAGTGGCGCCAACTTTTGATGTAAGCTGCTAAGGGTGCAGATTGGCGCATGAACCAACACGATTTTGCTACGATTTTAATTGAACTTGCTTTTGATAAAAGGCGGCATGACAACAGATTGTTGCAAAACTATTAAAGATGATGCGATAAGGAAAATATAGAAAAGAGTATATCGTCGAAAAATTGGCAAATTAAGGTAGTATTATGGAAAAAATTTTGGACAAAAATAGATACAATTACTACCTTAATTTTTATATAATAGTGAAAGGAGTTAGTAATGACTCGTGAAGAAATAATATTTTAGTTAAAGGAGATGCGCGCAAAAGGTTATACGTATAAGTTGATTGCGAAAGAGGCAAAATTAGATAATCCTGATTAGCTTTATAAGTTTATCAATAGAGATGCTCCTGCTATTTGGGTGAAGCAGCAATTAGAGAACTATTTGCGCCGAGTAAACGGAAATGGGTCAAATTAAAGAAAGAGTGATTTACACTCGAAAAATGGCGTACGAATTACGCAAGTTGGGTTTTAAGATTATTAGAGTGATACCTGATGAGAAGAAACCTTATTTTGATAATTATGTATTTGAAGATAGTCTTGAGTTACAAGAGGCTATGCGCAAATTATCTTAGGTTTAAAATAAGGAATCGGAGGTATCGGATAATGATTAAAGAATTTAAGAATAATCCTGTAAGAGATTTTGGTAACGTATATCAGACTATGTTGTCACAGATAAAAAAGAGATATGAGAAAGATCCTGTACAAGCTGGAGAATTAGCTATTAGTTTTATTGAATATGTATTAACAGGTGATATTAGTAGTGACGATGATATTATTGAAGGCTTTGTTGAAGGATATAAGGTTACGACTAAAAAGAATCAAGATAAATATGATGCTAAGGTCGCTGCAACAAGAGACGCGCTAAAGCCAATTGCAGATATGTATAATAGGGGTATGACACAGGCGGCGATTGCGCGTGAGCTAGGTGTTCAGCCGCCCGCTATTTCAAAGAAAATGTCTACCATTCGTACACAGTTTCCAGAGTTGTTAGATAATGAAGGAAAATTAAAGAAAGTTTCCGAAAATTCTGGAAATAATGGAAAGTTTCCAAAAAATGAGGAAAGTATAGAAAAAGTTTCTGAAAATTCTGGAAATATTAAGAAAGAAGAAGAAAGTTTAGAAACGTTTCCAAGTTTCCAAAGTTTCCACAATAATAATAACTATAATAACAATAATAACTAGAATAATAATAATGAAGTTTCCATTTCGCCTCGCGGCGAGTCAGGGCTTCGCCCCGACACCCCTGCGGCTTCGCCGATAAAGAAGATTGGAGGGTTTGAGTTTTGAGGGGAGTATATGTAATTGCTGATGATATGGGAAGAGTTTACTATGTGGGACAGAGTGAATAGTTGGAAAATAGAACATGGGGACATTTAGCTAAAATAAAACAAGATGAGAATAAATATAAGAAAAATAAATTATATTGGATATTGGGTAGATTGAATGATTTAAAAGTTGGGCTTCATTGTTATTTATTAGAAGAGTATCCGTCATGGAATAGAATCGATATTAAGACAAGAGAAAAAGAAAATATTCGATTGTTAAAACCTGTATTAAATACTTAGGTTCCTACTGATTGCATTTGTTATATGAAGAATATTTGGAATGCGGTAACAGCGGCAGTTCAGGCAGATGAAAATGGAAGATGGGATTTTAAAGGATGTAGGAAAATATGGTGAAGATGTGGAGAAATTATAGTAGAGTGGAGAGTTGTCCTGCGACCGAATCCAGAACCACTTCCACTCATCTCTCGTCTTCGTTATCCCTATTGATTTATAATAAAATATATGATATAATAATTATAGAAAATATAAGAAAGGAAATAATACCAATGAATATTGAAGATATGATCATGAATGGTGCATCTGAAGAAGAGATTGCAGAAGCTATAGACCAGATTCGCGCCAAGAGAACCTTGAAAATGGAAGAAGAGCGTCAGGCGCGCGAATCTCAAAAGAAGAAAGATGAAGAGCAGACCGCGAAAGAGGCGCTTAAGGCAGAGGCTCGCGCGCATTTCATCAATGCTGTACTTGCATATAGTGAGGCTTTTGACCTTTTGGAAGAGGGAGAGAGCTGGACTGAAGAAGATCTAAAAGAGGTGGAAGAGTACCTTATTCAGATTGAAGGAATAATTCCTATGTATGCTAAGATGATGAAGAAGAAAAAGGAATTCGGATTTGGAGATCTTTTTGGATTGATATAAGCGCCGGTCCAGGTTATAGAAGTATAAATATAGAGAATAGAGCGTTGGGTAAAACCCGGCGCTCTTATTGTTTTACCTCTTGACGCGACGAAGGCGCATTGGCGCCGAGGAGCGAAAGTTAAAAATTTTTCAAAAGTAGATAATTGTATTACCTTAATTTTAATATAACAATGACAAAGAAATACATTGTCACTAAGAAAGATTGTAACGAATTATTAAACTACTTAATTTTATAGTCATTATAAAAGTCATTACAATCTTTCCAATACTAAAAGAAAGGAGATGAATTATAGTGAAACTTGTTGAAGGTAAAATAACTTTAGCTAATTTGGCTACTTGGCTAGGAGTATCTGCAGGCACCCTGCGCAATAATAAAAGTAAGTATTTAAATATTTTAGCTCGCTATTGCCGATATCATGAAGAAGGAACTACCAAAAAGACTCTTTATATTGATGAAGTATACGAAGCAGAATATTCGGCGCTATAGGGTCCAAAACCTTATCAAAGAGTAAAAGAGTTAACAAGAGAGGGTTGGAGCGCAGAAGGGCTAGATAGTTGTGCTCTTGTTGCAAGTCGTAATTTTCCTATTCTATAGCAAGAGGGATACACAATTACAGAAAATACCAATTATAATTATACTTGTTAGAGCAGAACGGAACTTTGGGGCAGTCCTATGAAGCGCACAAATGGTGAGCTTGGCTATTGTCGTTATGAGTATTGTAAAATTGGACCTTAGGGCAAGCTTGTTCCGCTTAATGAGGAAGAATAGAAGATTAAGCGCTAGATCACAGAGAAATACTTTGGTAATTTAGAAGATTTTACTCTTGGGATAGCTGATGATATTAAAACTGGTAAGATTACTGCGGAAGAGGCTGGTATTGCATTAGCTAATTTAGGTAGTCATGGAGAATATTTAGCTTGGAAGAATGAACTTGAGGCTAGACTAGGTTGTAAGATTTATAAAGGAACAAGAATACATAATGAAGAGAGTGCGTTTTAATGCGCACTCTTTTTGCCGTGTATTTATTTTTACTATGCATTTCTAGCAAAAGTACTACACGTAGTAAAATCAATACACGATGAATGTGGTAATTTGCTAAGTTTTTTAATCATACTCAGCCTATACTTCGCTTGATAATAAATAATATTAGGTACATTTGCAACCTTTCTGCGTTACCCTTTTTTAAGGCAACGGCAACTATAAGTAAGGAGTATGAGAAGTTGTTGCCTTGTTTTAAGGTAACAGAAGCGCCTTTCCATTTTATTACATTTTTACCAAATTTTGGTAATACGCATCTATACTACCCTCAAGTCACGGCCTCCCCTTAACTCATTAACCAATAGTAGCTCCTTTCTTCTTTACTATTGTCATCTTTTATTCTTTTCACTATAATTATACCATAATTTTCACTAAAATTCAACTTTTTCTCTTGGATCTAGGCGGCAATCATCATATTTTTCATTTCTGCGACCAAATTTTAGCATTATTGAAAGAACAAAAACAAGGAAAATACATTAGAAATATGAGTTTTTGATAAAATATTCATATATTATGCGAAAAAATTGATAAAAATGCTAATTATAGGAAAAAATAATGAAAATGAAACAACCAAAAATCGCGGGCGTTATAGTGGAAAGCACTGGACTAGAGCGATGACGGCTCTTTGCGATTGTCCGCGGCCCGAGCATATGCGCGTGCGCGCTATAGAGGTAGAATTAAGGGAAAACAGTGACTGCGCCAAACAACTATTTTTCGGTCGGTATAATATGGAAGAGATGGTAGATTCTGGAAACGGGGCTAGCCGGTGGCTAGCGACCCGCGCAATTATGAACAAAGTGTGAACAAGGGCGCAGATAAAAAAAACAGAAGGCTTTACCCTCTGTTTTCTTTTAGTGACATTTGGCGCTCAATCCTCTGTCACCTCTTCCTCTCCGTTTTTATCATACAATTTTCCGTCTGTACAACAGCCGTCATAGGTCAGGCGCATATATTCTATCCAATGATGACCGCAGTTATGACATCTGCGCTCTATTGAGATTATCTCGTATAAGTCACCATTCTGTTCGGTGACATCTATCTCGGGGTCACTTGAATTATAGACCTTTTCAAACTCGCCGCATTTCGGACATTCGTATTCTCTTGTTTTCATTCTTCTTCCTCGCTTTCTTCGGGAATATCATAAGATAGGATTGTTCCATAGTATATGGCAGTATACAAATTGCGCCATCGTTTTTCGCAATTAAGACATTGATAAGTTTCCTCAACGAAGCCGTTGTTGTCATTTGGATATTCAAATGGATTTACTCCACTTCCATCATTCCAAACGATATTATCAGATTTGCAAAAAGGACACACAATCCCTGCTTTGGGAAGTCTTACCATAGTATTATTGGCGGTATAGTTTCCTGTTTGTAATTTCTTATATATATTCATTCCTCTTCCTCGCTTTCGTAGTGGGGGTGACTTTCGTCACCCCTCGGTAAAGTAGGTGTCAAATTCGCCTTTAGTTTTAAGCGATTCAAGACCTTTCTTCGTGTATCTCGTCAAGTCAAGCTTAAAGTATTCACCGCCTTGCTTGAACACTATCATTTTACCCGCCTTGACGATTTTACAGTAGTCTGCATTTTCCGATATAGCGGTTTCGATTGCTTGGATAATTCCGTTCTTAGTTTTATCCTCTTTCACTACCCTCTCGCGCTGTGTCTTTTGCTTATACTCGGTTGATTTAGCTTTATGAACCGTTGCGCTAACTCGATTCTCTTTAGCTTTTGCGGTGAGTGCTTGTTCTTCTTCGTTGTCGATATAATCGTTATCAAAGAGCCAAAGGTCAACCGCCTCTTGCCGTGAGCATTTAAGCATACGCATATTCAGCTCTATTGCCTCATTCGGTACTCGCACTGTGCGCCCGTTCTCAAGGGTATAAAGGCTATAATCTGCCATTGGTTTTTACCTCTCTTTCTGTCCTCTTGACATATATATTATACCACACTCTTGGTCATTTGTCAAGAGGTTTGGTAAAAGTTTTTGAAAAATTTTTTTGGTATGAGGGAGAATTACTCTCCCTCTACCTCGTCTACTACCCCGTAATTAAGGGAGTAGTATGCAACTTTCTTTTCAAGGGTGCGCTTAAAGTCTGCGCTCTTGGACACGATAGCGGTAATCATCTGTGACGATACGTTATCTCCGTTAGCTCTCTTATACTCTTTGATAGAATCGACCTTGAGGAGTGAGCCAACGGTCATTCCCTTTTCATCTACACACTCGGCGAGAGCGTCCTTGATAAGTTCGGTTACTGCGAGAGCGTCTTTCTGCGCAGGAGTGAGAGAAGCGGACTTTGAGTTCTTACGGGAGAGAAGCTCTATCTCGTGAGCCATAACATCTGCCCACTCGGTTTTGCCGTTCTCTATGAGGAACGCTTTGATGTTCTCAAAATTCTCTCTCTTGGTGATTTTCTTTTCTGCCATAGTTTTCTACCTTTGCGATCTGTGACCGCCCTTTCAAAATTTTTTATTTCAAGAGGATTTTCCTCTTGATTACATATATATTATATCACAAGTTTGTGATTTTGTCAAGGGGTTTTTGAAAAGTTTTTCAAAAATTTTTTATTTTTTTCAGTGGTTGCAACTACGGGACGATGCCTCGCAAGGTCGTTCTATCCGTCACCGCCCCTTGACTACGATAATATTATATCATAAAAAGATAAATTTGTCAATAGAAAATGGGAAAATAATTTGCACAAATTTGAGAGGAATTTTGGTGAGAAAATTGTGCAACTTGCACAAAAACGCACAAATCGGCCCAGCGGCGGCCGCCGTTGGGCCGGTCAAAAAAAGACCTCTGCCGTCGCAGAGGTCTATCCTCGAGGTTGACCATTCTCGCTTTCTCGCCACTCCTTGCGCATAGGGGACTTTGGTTTTAATGGTCTGCAAAGGCGTGTGATTTGAACACACATCTGTTGGAAACGAAACCAACTGTTCTTCCATTAAACTACCCTTTGTTATGTATGAGGGGCGCATTTGCGCCCCTGTGCCTCACTCACGCAAGGCGAAAGTAAGTGACCTTTTTGTCAATGGTCTTGACTACATCACCGCAGTCAACGAGCTTTTTAAGCATAGAGGAAACTCGCTGTGAAGATGTTTCCTTACCATCTGCCCACTCAAACTCTGCGATACGAGAATCCTTTGCTATCGCACCGCACTGCATACCCTTTACATCGGTTGCTTCTGCGAGAACATCATGAATGAGGTCAAGGAAAGTATCAACTTCCTCTGCGCGCTTTGCGCTGACCTTACCACTCTTGCTTTCAAGCTGACCGAGCTTCTTTTCGGCAAACTCGATTACTTTATCCATAGGGATTGTGGTCGGCTCTCCGCTTGCCATCTTGATGATTTCCTCATACATCTGCTTCTGTGTGTACTTGATTTCCTTGATTTCTGCCATAATTTTTTTCCTCTCTTGCTATTAGGTTGCAACCCTTTAATTTTATTTATCAGAGGTATTCCCTCTTGATTACATATATATTATACCATACTTTTTGGTATTTGTCAATAGGTTTTTGAAAAATTTTTTATTTTTTTTCTTGGGTAGAGGGTTATTCACCCTCTACCTCTTTGCGCTTATGAAAGGGATATACCCATTCACCCTCTGGAGTTAAGCAACCGAGTTTCGTGCGCTCTTGGAAGATATTACAACCTCTTTTTCCAAGTTCACAAAGAATACGGAGTTCCCATTGAACATCGGAAAGTGCGGTATGTTCCTCAACAAAATCTTTATCTTGGTTAAGAAATGCGGTTACACCCTCAACAGAGGTCGGTATATATTTACCACTTGGAGTGCGGAGTTCGTGTTCGTTGCAAAATGCGATATAATCTGCGGTAGAGCATATGTCGTATTGTGCATTACACCATATATCTATAACCTCGATTTTGTCAAGTGGATTCAAAATACCGAGCGCAGTTGCGGTTCTGCGGAATTTGTCCTCGTCAAACTCGGAGTTATAGGCAAAGCCATACTGTATGCCATATCGGTCAATATCTCTTGCTATTTGCTCAAATATCTGTTTTTCGGTACGGAGTATTGCCGTTCCGTTCTCAACATTCAAGTCAAACTTTGCGAGTTTTTCTGCTTTGACGAACATATCATTCAAGAGCCAAATGCGGTTGTGATAATGTTTGCCTACAAGATAGTCTTTGCCTTTGAGTATCTTATACTTAAAGGTTGTTAAGTCAACATCTGCTATACAATAGCCTATGTTAAGTAGTGTTTGGGTACAACACCCTGCGGTTTCGGTATCAAATACCATAATGTTCATTTTTTCTTTTCCTCTCTTTCTGTCATAGGGAGTAGCCCTCGCTCTCCACTCGACATATATATTATATCACATCTTGACGAATTTGTCAAGAGGTTTTACAAAATTTTTTCAAAATTTCAAAAATTTTTTCGGGCGGAAATGCGTCACCCTTAGTCCACTCAAGGCGGTTGCGCTCTTCATCGTCAAACAGTATGCCCTCACTCTTGGCTACGGACGATTTGGGTGTGCCATATGGAACGATATGCAATTCATCAAAAATAACGGACTTCAAGTGCTTTTTGAGCCATTTGCGCTTGGCTTTAGTGACCGCCTTGTTATAGTCCTCAGTTGCGGCTTTAGACAGCCACGATATAACACCTATATGAACGCCATTGCGCTGAGCCTTATTCAATGCTCTTGCAAGTGCAGACATATTGTGCATAGGTCTTGCTTCTTCATATGGGCGCGTTCGCTTGGCTTCAAGGTCATCGAGCCAGCCTTCGACCGCATAAAGGTCAGCAACGGTGCCGTCAAGGTCTAAATAAATTGTCATTTGGTTTAGTTCCTTTCTTCCTTACTGCTCTTATATTATACCATACTTTGAGCGATTTGTCAAGGGGTTTTTGAAAAATTTTTTCAAAAATTTTTGAGTGTCCACTGATTAGCAAGTCCATTTCACTGCTTTTGTTTCTCACCCCTTGACTACGATAATATTATACCACAAAGGGCGCAAAAAGTCAAGCGGTTTTGGGAATTTTCTTTTCGTCAATTTGCACAAACTTTTGGCGAAAAAATGCGTGGAATTGTGCAATTTGCACAAAAACGGCGCCACACCGATCGGTGGCGCGCCGACCAAAAAGAGGGAGATTAATCTCCCTCTATTATGATTTTATTGATAACTTTTGCATAGTCTTCTTGCGCTCTTCGGAATGCTTGTGCCGCAGTATGCAAAGGGCATTCTTCGCAATCAATTTCGCCGCACTGTATATGAATGCAGGGGTCAATCATTATAGCTTCAAGAGTGTCGTGCTGTTCTGTTGCGGTTATTGTGACTATGATTTTCATATTTACCTCCAAATTAAATTGATAAGATAATAAGTATTCATCGCAAATAATGCGACATTAAGTATTACAAGATTTATGCGCCTTGCGCTAAAGCAAAATGCGGTTGCGATTGCCGAGCCGATGAAGAATAATACTGTCATATCGGCGCCACACATAACACCTATTGCGCAAGCGGTATAGATTAGTGCGGTGATATCGGTGATATCAAATTCATAGGGGCGGTCAAGGCTGAAATAGGTTTTTAGTTTACCAATCAAAGTCATCTACCTCTTCTTCCTCATAATCATTAGTATAATAATATTGCGTGGTTTTGAACTCTTTACCACAACCGCATTTATATTTGCGACTTGCGACAATTTGCTCTCCGTCCTCTTCATATTTTGCCGATAAATATTTAACTTGGGCGGTGCTACCGCAATTTGGACATTTAATCATTTTAATTTAAGCTCCTTTCTAATATTGATAATTCCACGAAATTCTGCGGTATAGATTGCTTCACAGTGAGGGCAACAAACTTTAGCCTCAAAATCTGCTTCATACCCGTCAAAATTCCATATCTTTGCATCCACATCTCCACAGAACAAGTCATCTCTGGTTATAAGTTTATCGCAATTTGGGCATTTAATCATTTTCAAATTCTCCTTGATATTCTCTTATTGTGCAATATCCACTCCAACGCCATTCAAGGCATTGTTGATTGATATATTCTTGTGCCTGTTCTTGACTATCAAAGATAGGCGGTTTATTATCTCCTATGAATCCTTTATGCAAGAAGCCGTTTGGACAAGAGCGAGTATGAATATAAATTACATATTGCATAAGTATTACCTCTCTTTTTTTGGTGAAGCGAATGGGAATTGAACCCACAACGCAGTTGAATAGTGTCAACCTCATTACCTTTGTGATACCGCTTCTTATTACATTTATATTATACCATATAATCTTGCTTTTGTCAAGAGGTTTTCGAAAAATATTTGCAACTATTTTTCTTATCTCCGATACTTTCCTACTCAAAGCTTTCGTGTCCGTTCTCTTGTTGTACACCAAGTTTCTGATTTCCATTCCTTGCAAGTTAATTTCTCCGCACGAGGTTCCCCCTCTTGACATTATTATTATATCATACAATCGGGAAAATGTCAAGTGGTAATGTTGCACAAAGTTTCAACAAAAAAATGGCGGGAAGTGTACAAAATGCACAAAACGGAACGCGCCGGCCGGGCTCGTTCCGCTCGGATTTCAGGCAAAAAAGAAAAAACCCAGAACTCATGAAAAGCTCTGGAAATTTGTTGAGAGGTCTACTTCGTGGAAATTCGGACTTGGCGCGACCGCCTTCGTCCGTCAGCTTAATGGCTGAAGTGTTTCAACACGTCTTGTACATTGTACTCATTTTCATCATCACTCATAATTATAATTTTATTTTCCCATTCAGCAGGAATGCTTAAAATTTTAAATGTTTCCTTTAAGAATGAAATCATATTCGTACAATCATTTTTTTGATTGTCAGAATGAAAGAGAAGGGCGCCCAACTCTTCACAATAAAGTGCATGAAGTGGATAGTCTTGCGCCGAGAGGGTTTCCCAATCAAGGGGAGTAAGTGATGATTCAAAAGAAGTGATGACAAGAGCGTGGATGAAGTGATACTTCATACCGCGTGACCTCCTTGTATCTCTTATTTCTTTTTACATTTATATTATAATATAAAATTTTATAAAAATCAATGGGTGTGGATTATTCCACACCCAAGAGTTCCTTTATTTTATTGACTACTTGCTCTTGTGCTTGTTTCAGAATGTAATAATCACAATTATCAAGTGTTGCAATATAATCATCTACCGCTATGCGGATTTCAATTTCATTACTATTATGATTAAGATCATACTCCTTAATGATTTCTTTTTCATTGATTTCTACGCCCGTAGTAATCTCTATATACATATTGTTTTCTCCTTTTGCGAATTTCCAAATTTTTCCAATGCGCCTACCAAGCGACTCGGATATGATATCTACCTTCAAAAAGGTTTTTTTCAATCTCAGCCTTGTAGCCAAATTTTTCAAGATTCGCTCTTATGAGTTCGACCTCATCTTTGGAAACCTCTTTTACTCCACTGAAATAACCTTGTGAAGCCCTTTTTTTGATGAAGCGCAACATCTCTTTCATTGCCCACGAATGCATGAATTGGTTTTGATTATTTTCTGCCATCTCTCTTGCTTCCTTTGCGGTCATAGGGTTTTTCATAAGTATTTCCTCTCTTTCTTTTAGTATATATATTATACCATACTTTTATATATTTGTCAAGTAGTTTTTGAAAATTATTTGAAAAAAATTTCAAGCACAATTACATCGTCGCAACAACCCTCAATAGTTATTTCCATACTATCTATCTTGCGGTTAGCATACTCTTTAATATGCTCACATTCTTTAACATACCAATCGATTGATTGAGCACCAAGCCATTGTTCTGCTTTGAGTAAGAAGTTGTCATAAATGCGGATTTTATCTATGTTGTAGATAAGCGGAAGTTGTGCAAGTGTCATAAGTCATTTTCCTCTCTTTCTTTTACACTTATATTATACCACAAATATCGGGAATTGTCAATAGGTAATAATCAACAAAGTTTTGCGCCGATTTTTGTGCAAAATGCCAGCCCACAGATAAAACGGCTCGGCGCGCCCGATGCCGAGCCGCCAAAAAACAAAAGAGGGCAATCGCCCTCTTAGGTTTGATATTTAGTTATCTCTGTGGAAGAGCTTTGCGCCACCATTAGCGAAATACACCTTTGCATTGTATCGAGTTCAACCACTCTGATGACTTTGCCTTTAGCATACGCATATCCGCACTCCCAAGCTGATCCAAGGTCACCATTGGCGCCTTCGCAAAAATAGAGAATTTCATCACATTCATCTATTGCTTGAACGTCGTGTTGGAATACCTTGCGCGCCCATTCGGAGTTAGGTAAAGCTTTAGCATTAGGTATCTCTAATTCGTGGGGAACGTAAACTTTATATCCTAACTGTCGTAAGAGTTTTGCGTGCTTGTTTATTCTGTCCTTTTGGCTTTCGGTAAACATAGCACTTGCTATATAAAACTTTTTCATATCTCACCTCTTGATAGTGGATAGATTATTCATCTATCCACTCTTTTACTTTATAGGCTGTAACCTCGACAATATCAGCGGTGAATTTTATCTCTCCCGTAAAGTTATAGATTACGTAAGTATTACCTCTGTTATTTGTCGTAAACTCTCTTGCAAACTGAATTGCCATACTAAGATCGTCAAAATCAGCAATATGTTTGCCGTCCGCATAGACGCCATAGTCAAGAATGTCAAATTTTACCATAATATTAATACCTTCCTTCCTTTACTGTGCCTATATTATATCATATTACTTGCCTCTTGTCAATAGGCATTTTGCACAAAATTTTGCGGCGGGTCTTGTTAACAATATACAAGACCCATATCACGCCAACGGAGAATAGAAATTTGAGAGCAGGCGCGCCCGACCTCAAGCGCTTTTTTCAAGGTACTTTCGCGATGGCTCTTGTCTATGTAATAAACTCCAGAACTATACCATATACCACAGTTGCCTTCGTATGCCTTAACGGCGTTGATTGCTTCGCGCGGGTCACGGGTTTCGATACCTTCGGTGGCTACTTGGTAGCCTGTTTTGAACGTGACGCGCTGACCCTTTTTGAGAGTTAAGCCGTCATTATCTTTAAGTTTGAGAATCGAGCGAATGTTAATCATAGGTGTTTCCCCTTCCTTTATCTTACGTACTTATTATACCATAAAAGCGGGAATTTGTCAATAGGCAAAAGTAACAAAGTTTTGATAGTAAATTTGTGCAACTTGCACAACTATGCGTAAAGCGTCACGCCGCGGCCCTTGGCGTGACGGCGAAAAAAAAAGAGGGCGCAAGCGCCCTCATATGAAGTCGGCAAATTGGTCTTCCACCCAAGCCATTATAAGAGGATTAAAGGTTTGTATCTCAACCTCTACGCATGAGGGATGGACTTGGAGAAGAATTGCCTCTCCTGCGTTATTAGCGGCGAGGAATGAGCAGACTTTTTGCACCGCCATACCGCTTTCAAAAGTTTTATTAAGCATAAAATTCTTATACTGCATATATATCTCCTTTCTTATGGGGATTGCCTTAGCAATCCCCCGTATAGCAACCCATATAGGGGTCAAAGCCGTTTTCATCAGGCTCTTCTTCCTCATAGTCATACCAGTCGTCATTATAATAGAGGGTCTCAGAGCCGTGATGGTAAATGATGCGCGCCATATCTGTCGCCTCTGCTTCAGTAAGATAGCCATTAGCAACAAGCTCTATAAGTCTGCCTATTGCAAGAGAATGAGTATCTTCAAGTCCAAATTCCGTACAAGCAAGATTGAAGCAAGTCTGCAAGTCGAGTTTTGTGTAATCCATAATGCACCTCATAGTATTTATTTGAGAGTCTATTCCCTCTCTTCTTGCCTATATTATATCATATATTCTTGCATTTGTCAATGAATAAAATGTAAACAATATATGAATTATGGGACGGGATCCAATCATAGTTTATTCAATCAATTGAAATAAAAAATTTACAAATTGTTCACAAATTGCTTTAACGGTGCGCGCCGACCGTGCCCGCACCGAGCGATATAAAAAGGCGCGCCAAAGGTCACCCTAAGGCGCGTTATAGTGTTGATATGAGATGCTAAGGGCGCGCTCAGGCGCCCTCATCATCAAGCTGACTCTCTATAAATGGTATGATGATATTGAATATTTCAACTTCTTTATTGGTTAAGCCTATAATATCGCAATATGCTATTGGCTCTGCTATATCTTTATATACCGTGCGTACTGAGGGGCTTAAATGGTATGGGTCAATATAAGGGTCGCTATCACTATCACCCCACATTCTGTCACCTTTGACATCGTATATTGCCAATACATCGCCGAAGTAGCGGGCAAGATATTCTGCCCATTGTGTAAACTCATTTTGTATGCTTATTCTTTTCATTATATTATTCCCCCATTATCTCCGCTATTGTGTTATCATATATTCTTTTTGCTTTAGTAACGCCATATTGAAACGATATAATACCCTTACGATAGTCATCTAATATATGCCCTATGGCGATAGTTGTAGGGTGTTCAAGTCCTAACTCTTTACACGCTTTATTAAAGTATCTTCTTATGCTCATAATATTCTCCCTTCTTGAGAGGTGGATTATCTCCACCTCTCACCTCTCTCTATATCAAAGTAATATATAATTTCATCAGCGTCAATGAATTTATTTAAGTCAAGACCGCTATTGTAAAACAAGTCATTTAATTCATCAAGATTATTATAGTCATAAGGGTCAAACTCATAAAGTTCATCTTCATTATTGCAAAATGGGCAAGGGTCATTGTATTCCATAGCATACTGAGGAAGAGTCACTTTATGACACTTGCTACAATAAAGTAAATCTGTTAAACGGGCAGGGCGAGTAACTATTTTGTTATTAAGATAAAACGTCGCAAGATATTTGTTATTGTATTCATTGTGCTTTGTGTTAATAGTAATTTTCATTATTATATACCTCTCTTTTCTTTATCTTGACGGGGCTATTATATAGCCCCGTATAATTTCATAGGGTTACTTATATTGATTTTCTCTTGAGTGTTTTCTAACTGTTGTATTAAAGCTTTTTCCTCTAACTCTTGTAAAGCAAGTTCAAACTCATACTCTCGACGGTTATCAATGTGCTTGTCGACCA